ATAGATGGACCGCCGCCTCCTAAAATACCACCACCCTCAACAAACTTGGCAAAGCCCTTAGTCAAGTAATCCTTAACTGCTACATCACGAGCTAAAAGAACTTCATTATTAACATTATTACTTAGAGTCCTAAGAGTTCTATCTCTTAAGCCTTTATCTTTGATCCTAAAAAATACAGGCGCATCAGCATCAAGATCCATACTTAAGCCGCCCATCAATCCAGACAAAACACCCTCTCCAAATATACTTGATCTATAACGAATAGTATCTTCCAGACCTGATATGAACGTACTAGAAGCTCCTGGATACGATGTTTTGGCTAATGCTTTTATATCAGAGAATAACGCAAATGGAGTATCTGCGGCGGCTGGCATTAATTCGGAACTAATGACCCTGACTTTCGTAGGCTGTAGACTTGTATAACCTTGGACTGGGTGGCGTTCCAAAAGCTGTGCTTCTTCCAAGTACCCTTGATTATAAAGTTTCTGGATATTCCTTGTCATCTCATTCATGGATATATCGCCGCTTTCTACCATCTGCCTAAGCTGTTCTTTATATAACGACTCGGACATATTAACAGTTCTAGCTTCTTCGAGTAGAAGTTTAGTGAATGTTTCAGCCGTAGACCCTTTAGCTTTCCCGGCTAGTATCTTAGCGTTTATTTTATTCATGTCAGCTTTGATCCCGGCAATATCCATATCTTTAGGCTGAGCCTGAATTTGCACCGAACCTATGATCTTTTCAGCCGCAAGGCCCCTTGCTTTCTTGCCCGCGACTCTTTGACCACCTATATGTAAAGCGTATTGAGTCTCTAACTCTTTCTTTAGAGAGCTTATACTCTTGGACGCATCCTTATCATCCATCATGTCTTGGACTACAGATCTATAAGATTTTAGTATGTCTGTCTCTAAAGGAACTCCGCCTTCACCCTGAGTCATTACTCCGCCTATGTCTTTTAGAGGAGCAAGCAGAATAGAGTTGTTTTTAGAGTTAATTCTAAGCCATTTGTCTCCCTGATGTCGCGCAAATAAATATCTTTCACCGGCGGATGTGGATAGTTCGGAAGCCTGTATCTTGGAAACATCTACTACTTCTTCCGTGACACCTTCAAGAACAGTCTTATTATCTATCCCATTGATCATAGACTTTAAGGCTCTTCTCGAACGATAATGCTGTTCCGAATTAGATACTCTGGATTGGACATCTTCGACCAATTCGCTCTGTAATCCTTCAAACATAGGATTGACTTTTAGGGCAAGCCACGATCTAGGCTCAAATGATCCCATCCTACCAACGCCCATTTCCATAATAGTCTCGCCGGGAGTCGCGTAGTTTAATCCTCTGCCTACGCCTTTAGACATATGAGTCATCGCTATGTAAGCTTCTGCTTCTGGATTCGCCGCGCCGGATATCTTATACCCTTCCGTTAACGAGCCTAATATGTCTTTGTAGTAAGTGCTCCTAGCCATAGCGTCATCAGTTATACCATAATGTGCTTTAATTGCCCCCAAATGAGTAGAGCTTTTCTGGCCTAAAAATGCACCAAGCATACCGACGTCTTGTCTTGAGGCTCCTATAGAACCAGCATGATACATTATAGCTTTCTCTAGTTCTATACCTCTGTCAGCTCCACCTTTAAGAGTGCTCGGGAGACTATTAATTAATCTTCCGTACTGGTTAAAATCGTCTTTGACGGCACCTAAATCAGACATTAATGCGGCTGCTCTTTTTGAACTACCCGTAGCCATAATACTGCTAGTCAAGTTATACAATTCAGAAAGCATAATACTATGAACAGAGCGTCTACGCTTAAGGACTTCTTTCATGCTTGTTAGGGCTTCTGTCCCCGCAAGGTATTTTTGTTCTCCCGTAGATAGACCCTGTATATCGAGAGGCGAGAAAAATTCCTTTATAGATATTCCGTGACCCTTCCTATGCACCGTCTCTGAGATGTGTTCTATATCCATACGTAATGCCGCACCGGATTCGCCAGGAATTATAGACAGTCTTTTAATGTTCATCTTCTCGTAAGGCTTCACTACTAAAGCTTCTTCTGCGAGATTAGTGTCAGCTATCATTTTGGATCTGATAAATTCTACGGGGTTCTTCTCTAAACCAGCGGACTGATATCCAACAGCCATCCTTTCCGGGTTTGTAGAAGAGCCGCCTAAAACATTACCAAGGTCGAATCCATCTTCGAACAGGATCTCTGCATTAGCATAATTTATATCCCTTACTCCAAGTTGAGCTTTCATAGCGGGAGTAAGAGAGGTTTTCTTCTGTATGATGTTTGATAGAAGTTCTAAATTCTTATTTAAGCCGTAACCTTCGGATCCTAGAAGAAGATCTTTATGGACTGATTTTGCTGAGGTAAATACCTGACCGCCACTTAACGCGGTTTCGAACCTCTGAGATGTACCTTTCTGGAGAACTCTAGTAACGCCTTCAGGAGCATAACTTCTTAAAGCGTCAGGAATAGCCATAGCCTGTTTATATCTCTGAGAGACAATACCTTCCGAACGCCAATCTAACATCCTCAAAAGTTCTTCAGACGTATTATTAGTTTCGGCTATATAAGTCGAGTAAAGCTGTAAGGGTGAGTTGTTAGAGTTTATGTATTTCCAGTCTGCTGTTGGGGCAAATCTCCCAAATCTATTAAAAGCCGTCCCTTCGATTTTTGCCAGAGCTGTATTACTATCTGTTACCCAAGCGGCTTTCCTGAACTGCCTATGAGGTCTCATATGAGAAGGAAACATTTCGTAGCCGACATCTTCTACGAATGGGGCTCCTCTGGATCCAAACATTACCATGCCTCTACCAGCCTGAGTTGGAGACTGTGCTACAAAATGGAACTGAGGAGCTCGCTTACCACTTTTGTATTTGATTGGATCGCCGCCTAAAAGTCCTCTCTTAAGTTCGTCTAAAGAAGAGGTCTTCATAGGGTCTATCTGCTCTCTTATGGTCTTTGCCGCAGAGAATTTATTCGTATTTATCACTGCCGCCTGCTGCCTATATATCTTTTCTTGGGTTTTCCATTCTGGGCCATACCCGCTTATGGGCTGACTAAACGAATACAGATACTCTCTAAAGGCTGCTGTCTCTCTTTCTGCAGAGACCTTAAATGACGAGGATAAAGTTCCATCAGGTCTAAGATGTTCTTGTCTTAAGAAATCAAGTCTTGGGACTAGCATCTTTTCTGTAGTATGAGCGACAAACTCATTCCAGTTCATAGCCTGTTTAGAAGCTAAGTCTACGAATAATCCAGGAGCAACTCTTCTGGTAGCCATATGCCCAGAATAAAATATACTGCCTTTAGAAACAGGAACAGACATAGTTAAAGGATTTGCTAGTCCGGCTACATTAATACCCATTTTAAATTCGAAGGCTTTTGTTGATCCTTTCTTCATTTGGATAAGCGCCGTAGAGATATCTCTTGTCCGCCATTCCGCCTTTTCTACAGGAGCAATAGAAACAGTATTAGATTTCCCCATTCCCCCATATAAACCTTTTATGCTATCTATGGTTTTAGAGAAGATTGCTTTATTGGCTGCCACGGCTGTACTTTTTAAAGATGACTGATAAGACCTAACTAAGCCTAGCTGATTAAGATCCGGGGCAGAGGAAGCGACCATAGACCCCGACTCAACTGAGCCTCCCATAGCTTGGAGGTTAGATACATACTTCTTAAAGACTGATTGATATACGTCCGCCGAGATGCCAAGACTGGTTCCTAAAGACGAATGTAGCTCCTGCAGGATTTGATTAAAGTGAAGATTCTTGCCTTCTAACGCTCTGAATGTTTCTCCTATAGTAGAGGGACTATTAGCGTTTAGGTGACCTGTCTGGATTAATGTATTTTTGAATATGTCCTTAAGTGTGCCTTCTGATAAGTTCCCCACATTTTGTACAGAACCGAACATATACGCTATAGCTTCATTAGCTTCAGTATAGTTAAGACGATTCAAATTCATCTTATTTATACCAGCGGCTACGTTTGTATAATCCATGCCTTGTAGCTTCTCTACGAATCTAGATGTATTACTTGCAATACCCTGCCCTTTTAACGACTTAAATCCTGAGTATATTCTTGAGGTTATCTCTGCTTGTTCATTAGCTGAGACTTTAGAATTTATATAGTTTGTGCCGCCGATTATATTGGACGCTTTTTGGGCAGTTCCTTTTAATATCGGCATCATCTTATAGCCGGTATACCCCAGACCTCCAATCAAAGGAAGAGTCACGGCTAAGTCAGCCGCGTAGTTCCTATGAATCTTTACTTCCTGGTTGTCTATATCAGCCGGTCTATACATCCTTTATCCTTTAAAAGCTAGAAACCATTCTAGCAGTTCTATTTCTAGCTTCATCTCTACTATCATGCCTAGCTCTATTATACGCTCTTCCTATGTTTATATCAACGCTATTGCCAGAAGGAGATCTAGAAGAAAGTAACTTAACGTTCGCGCCGGATATGCCTTCAGCGTTAAACAGATAGTCTTTCATTTCTCTTACTAATTGTGTAGGGGATCTTCCATCCGAACTTTTCATTATCTCGTCCATAGCCATATTGTTGACCACTGGCTTATAGGGTAAAGATCTGGCCCTTTTATCCCATAACGAGAACTGGTGATGATCATAACCTTGCTCTTCTACGAACTTCAGTTTAACGTCGTCAAGATCTACAGCCGGATGGAACCCAACAAAAGATGGAGAAGGTAGAGAGTTCTGAGCGAAGTATTCGTCTGTCTGCCCGCGGCTATATTTGTTATATAAGTCAGCCTTTAGCTGGACCTTCTGTATAAAATCCTGAGCCCCCTGCACATCCTTAATCGAGCCGTTTTCTATACCCATCTGTATAGCCTGAGCGTCAGCCACTTCCCAACGAGCACGATAGAAGTCTCTCATCTGTTTCGGTACCGCCCGGATTATTCTCTTTCTGTCAGCTTCATCAGTAGCACTCGCAAACTCGTTGAAGTACTTCTTCTCCTCGGGAGCTATAGCTCTAAAAGCTTGGTACTTAGCCATAGGCTCGTAAGGATTTAATCCAGTAACGCTTTCTTTCGCCATAGCGTAGTATCTTTTAGAAGCCTCTAAATCACCTATTTCTTTAGATGCGGTAGAAAGAGCTTGATACTTCTCATATTTTAACTTATCGAAATACTCGTTAATTCTGTCCTTTTCTTTAACATCGTCGGGACGGTCATTCATACCAAAGGCATGACGCATGGCAGTAACAGTCGGAGATAAGAAGTCCCTTACGGGGTGTCCCCAAAATGCATTCTGGCTTCCCCAGACATTAAATCTCTCGTACTCTTCTATAGAGGTTCTAGTATGAGTGAATTTAGATAAAGGAGAAAGCGGCGTTGCAAACATTGCCGGAGTTTCAGCTACGTCATATAACGTCTTCCAGTACCAACCAAATAGAGACCCCTTCCTTGCGTTTCTTTCCGCCGAGGTAGAGTTCGTTATTTCGTAAGCCTGCTGAGACATGAACTGAGATACTGCAGAACTCATGCTCCCTGATAGAGGATAAAATTCAGACTCGTATCTATCATTAGCCATCTTGTCGGCTATATCCGCAACTTCAAGTTCTCTGTCCGAAAGTAGCTGTCTTGTTCTTAGTTTCTTTACTTCGCCTCTATAGTACTTGAACTGCTCGCTACTTGCAGCAACATTAGCCAGAATATGATATCTATAAACTGTGGGATAATCTTCCGGATCTACGCCTTGTAATTCAGGGAAGAAGGACTCATATCCACCACCGGGTAGAACAGCATCGCCCCAATTAACCTTCTTATAAGGATCGCCGGTTTTAAAGTTTTTGTGGTACTCTTCCCCAGGCATCCATTGAGGTTGGCTGTTTTCGATTGGATTGTATCTATCTACATTCCTCTCAGAAGTATAGAAACGTCTTATAAACTCGGTTGTGCCAGGATCTCCAAAATCCCATCTCCAGAAGTTGCCAACTGAAGATGTCATCCTATTAGAATCATCCATAATTAGAGAGTCGTTCATAAATTGTTGGCTTCCGGTTATGCGCTCTTGAATAGTTTGCGCCATAAAGCCCGTCAAACCAACAACATCTTCCACTTTATTTAACGTCTCGTCTAATTGATATCCTAGATTTCCCGGTTCAATTGGAACGCCCATCTGGCCGCCGTATTCCATTAACGCGCCGCCAGTACCGCCTGCTCCCCCAGGACCACCCCAATCCTCCTGATGCATATATGCAGAAGGCCTAAAAACCTGACCTATAGTAGCAGATAAAACCCCGCCAATAATAGGCACGTCAGAGAAAGCCCCGCCCACATAAGGATAAGGTCTATCCCAATAATGCTCTATCTGATAGTCATAAGTAAAGTTCTTTTTGTACCATCTGGTGACTGGAGAGTCATCTCCGTAGAGGGTTTGTTCGTCAGGTCTATGTCGAAGTATAGCAAGCATATGAGGTCTATAATACTGATTATAGTCACCTTCAAAAGCATTCCTACCAAACAGCCACCAGCGTCCTCTTTTTACAGGAACCCATTCTTCTCCGGAATAAACAGCTTCTTTTTCTTCTGCTGTTTTACTAGGTAATAACGCGCCGGGCAAGAACGGTAATACTAAAGCCGCGCCTACCAAAGCCCCTATCTTAGCCATGCCTGCTACGCGGGAGCCATATCTTATAACCTTGTTTCCTTCTATGATCTTGACTTGGTCTGCGAGAGTGCCACCGCTAAGAGTCTTTGTACCTCTTAAGATTTCTAACTCTTGGTCTGTAAGGGTGACTTTTTTAGGCTCGCCTAGTATCTTACCTATTATAGGAGTGTCTTTAAATCTCTCATAGAAGGACTTGTTCTGCTGCCATTCCCATTGTGCTATTTTTTCAGCTGCTTTGTCCGCGCCAGCTATTGAATTATCAGCCATGAATCTGGCTAATTGAGCTTGCCTTTTGATTCCTCCATACATTGCCCCAACAAGACCGAATTCGAGAGGGAATCCTGCCAGCTTTAGTATGTCTGTGCTGCCGGGAGCTTTACTTTCCTGCCAATCTCTATAAGGTTTTAGAGGAGAAAGAAGTTTCGAATAAGTAATACTAAGGCCGCCTAACGCATCTCCAACCCCGGAAGAATACCCAGAGTTGAACATGCTTGTCATGCCGCCAAGTGCCCCTAATGCTGCTAATCCAACACTTCCATACTTAACTGTTTTCCATGGTAATTGTAATAAGCCGCCGGCAAGTAATCCTACAGCAGCTCCGCCAACAGCACCCCCAACCATAGCAACAGGTCCAGCTTCCTGTTGAGCTCTCCACCAATCCCACTGCTGATAGCCAGTATGCGCCGCGGCAAGACCTACAGCCTTACCTACTATACGGAGAGCTATCATTCCAGGAGGACCGGATTTAACTCCAAGTCCTTGAGGACCAAGTATCTTACTTAGTCCAGGGAAGAAATCTACAGGACTCTTAGCTAGTCTGTTAAACCTCTCAAGTTGCTCTGTAAAGAATGTAGAGACAAAGGCTTTTCTATCTTTAAGCACTACGAATGGGTTACGATACTTTACGGATGTGCCGCCTTCTTTTTCTAACCAGTAAGGAGCACCGCCGTATGCCCACGGAGCGCCAGGTAAATTAACGTTTGTAAATGCCTTCCCGCCAAATCCAAGAGTCTTAGCGAGAGCTTCCCCAACTCCAAAAAACCCAGTCCCAGCGACTCTCTTCTCAGCTATCCTCACGCCTTCAGCTATTGTATCTAGTTCTTTTGAGAGTCTGCCGGTTTTGAAGTTAAAGATGCCAAATTGTAAGGTGCCTTTTTGCCCGGCTCCGCCAGCTTTAAAATATACGCCAAAAGCTTCATCCGCAGTTGTTGTGTACTTGCTTCTATAATGCTTTGTGATATCTTCGAGGCTTCCAAACTTCTCGCCTTTGCCTACTAAAATATCTTTCCATATATGCTTTTCGCCAGCGGAAGGAGTGTACTTTAGCTGTTTTTCGTAATTAGAAGAACCTACGGAACTTAGGATTGAGCTTGTGACGTCTCCTGTAATAGAAGACATCGGAACGAATCTGGACGTAGCTGAGGCTCTGGAAGTGAACTGGGATAAATATTCAGACCCGCGGAAGGTTCGTCCTAAATACATAGGACTCATTTCTTCAGCGTAGGTAACTAGGTTGTTTAAGTAGTCAAAACCAGTCTTGCCAGTTTTGCCTATTTGCATCGGGAGAGCATATTTGCCGGCGCCATAAACAGCCGCTCCAAATGCACCCATTTTCAGGATGTTACTTAGGGGGCTATGACGAGGAGTTTGTTCTTGTGTAGAGAAACCGTAATTTTTATTTACTGGAGGGCCGGAAGAATTAACAAAAGCACTATAAGAGAATCCTCCTATGCCACTTTCATCAAAAGCGGCTGGATAATTCAGCCTATAAAAATTATCATTTACTGCCACGTTTCGTTATTCTTTTGACTCCCTTTCTAGGAGCTTCGTCAATTGGCTTACCCGCCGCCCTTGCCATTTCTATCCTCTTCTGTAACTTTCTCATATGCAACTCTTCGTTGAAGTTCTCAGAAGTCCAATCCGGACCATACTTTTCTATCATGAATTCAGAGTCTATTTCAGCTGCCAGTTTCTCTTCGTCTGCTGTTCTTTTTCTTATCCCAAGTTCCTGCTTAAGGATTGCTTCTTCTCTTTTAGCTCTGGCCTTATCGGGTTTCTTAGGAGTTTCTTCTAGAGACTGGAAGACTAAAGGCTCGCCCAATTCTCCTGTTTTTAGAAGCATAAACTCCGCGGCGGTAGCCAGTCTGACTATATCCATCCATGACATGACTTTTAAGTCTTCTAGTTTGTACGGATAAACCTGACAAATAAGACTCGATAGTTGTACAAACGGATCACTTTGGTATTCCGCCCTACCCATATTCAGTTGTTCGTTCAGGCCGCCAGCGTCCATAGGAATAGCAGACAGATACATAATTACGTCGGCAACCGTGGATATAATTCCAGCCGGAAGAACATCCTTTATATTCTTTATTGTATCATCTAATACGCATAAATCAAAGACTTTATCTTCGGCTTCTAAAGGCGTGAATAGATTAGAGAATAAAGCCCCCTGGAGGGACTTAGTTTCTTTATAAGTAAGTAGCCTCCAGGGAACAGCTATATTACCTTCAAATACGATAATATAAGTAGGAGTTAAAGTTTCAAATATCTTATCGAACATACGTTACATCGCAACAACCATCCGGAGTGCAAGCTGGGTAGGAATGAAGTGAGATGCCGCGTATATAGATTCAAGAAGCGTCGGTATTGTACCGGCCTTACCTTCGAGTATACTCTCATCCGTAAACTTAGGCCAAATAACGCACTTCTTAACTACTTCAGCGTCCCTATCAAATTGCTTACCTTCAGCCTGTGCCTGGGCGGCTGCTGTTTCGATTTCGATATGTTCTTTTCTCCGGAGGGTTTTCCAGACGTAGATCTCATTGACGTCAAGAGGCATAACATATACATTACCATATGCTTTCTTCCATTCATCTATGACTTCTTTGGTGGGCGCCCCGGGGATTTTAGCGAGAGCTTCGTAGATAGCTCCCTGATCATTTGCTTCCATACTTTCCTGTGTCATTTCTTTTTCTTCTGCCATTCTAGTTCTCCTTTATGTTAGGTTTTTATTCATTATAGCATCATTCTATTTTTTGTGCAATGAATTTATACTCTTCCTGAATTGGGATACCATTAGCTTCTATAACTTTACCCATAGAGATGATATTAACGCTTTTTAGAGTCTCTGAGGTTTGCGACCCTGTTATATTCTCATCGCCATATGTTATTTGTATATCGAACGGCACTTTAAATATGTCTTTTAGCTCCTGAGTCCCATAACTACCGTCGTTTGGGAGCGATCCCGCATCCGTATTAAGTTCGTCACCCCAAAAAGCACTTTTCAGAGACTCTACGACAGCGTCACCACCTTCTATATGACTATCCTCATTAACTAATGTTTGGCTTAATATATAAGGAATGTAGTTCTTAAATCTAAAATTAACAGTAAACGAGCCTTCGACCAAAACCCTGCCAAAAGATACAGTATCGTAATATTCAGATCTGTATCCGTAGATAGGAGTTTTCTCCTGCATGAAGTTGTACATAATGCCGGAGAGATCATCTATATAAACATTGTTTATCACCAGTCTTACGTCAGTCCCAGACCTAAAATCCACGTTGTAAACATGCATAAACTCTATAGCTTTGAAGGGGTCTGTCTTAACTGGTGTAGAAGAAGCTGTTACTGAATTAGCAAAACTATCATAATTGTCTTTGTATTTCTGAGCATAAGTCCCTATCATATAGCCGATATTGTCGACGGTTGAGGAACGAGGTTTTAAGCTGTCACCCACACCCATAATTTACCTATTAGTATCGTAAAATTTCAAAGCTGTCGACGCTGAGATTCTTCCATCCGAAGCCGAAGCAGGATTATCTTCGTCTATACTATAGATGTAATCAGTGTTTCTCATCGGAGAATAATCTTCAGCAATAAAATTAGTCGTCTTTTCTATAAACATGTTGTGAATAGAAAGTACAGTAGATTCGGACATGAACTGTACGCCGAATAATTTTAGCACTGAAGCTTTTGGTTGTCCTGTGTCGGACATATACTCGTTGTTAAATAACACTATTAAATCTAAAGGTGGAACCTGATCTGCAGAAACATAAGCTCCTCTTGTGCCTCTGTCGGAAAGAGAAAGTCTAATATTATTTTGTGTAACTAACTGATATAAGGTATCCTGAGCGAATTCTACAAATACCATCGTCCCAGCTATTCTTCTTACTCCTTTAGTATAACCTAAAGGTTTTACGCTACCACAACCAGAAACAGGATTTTTTTCTCTAAAGATTTGGAATGATAATGTCTGTACGTTTGCTAATTTAGTAAACACGATACCTAGCCCAGAAGTATTCTGAGTCTTATTAGGATCATATACTATTTCCACATCTTTAAGTTGTTCTTCGGAGAGACTTTGAGTTCTGGTAACTCCCGACTTAATTGTAGATGCGTAGTTTTGAAGAGTCTTTATTTGAGAGTCATCGAAACCAGAAGGCTCATTACCAGGCAATTTATAAACGACTACATATACGGAAGCGTCAGCTCCACTAAAGTTTCCGATAGTGAATCTTTCCCTATCGTCCGGATAAATACTTCTTGTTTGTAGTCTACTAAGATCCATATTTAAAAGGTGGGCGCCGCGCTATATTTCAAACGCGGCACCCTATAACCTTAATTAAACGTTGCTATTCTCATCCTGGACTTCTGTAGCTACTATGCTATCAGGAGTAGGATCGCCCGCAGTCCAAGGTAGGATCTGGCGAGCAACATACTGCATCTGCATTTCTGTCACTAGGTCGTCAATCGAAATGCCCGAACCTTCATTCAGCACTTCCACGCCTATGATTTTCATAAACGTAGTCGCACCGTATTCATTAGCTCCTAAAAGCGTAATGTCGAAAGGCGGGATCTGATCAACATACCAAGGTCTGACAGCTTGCTGATCGAACGAAGCATCATCGCCGAATAACTCTTCTGTCTGATAAGAGAAGAACGTGCCCGCAGTAGCGCTTATTTCCGCAGCGCCCTGATTAACAAGTTGCAGCTGCGAATTCAACGTAGCTTGTTCTCCATCAGTAACAGCATAGTCCCAAGCGATCTCATCGTTGTCAGCAGAGAATTTGACCCTGGCGACAGAATGGTTCAGCAAGGCGTGTTTATCGAACTCGATAAAGATCAACGTCCCTGCTATGCCTCTTTTGCCTCTGGAGAAAGCCCTGGGATCAGCGCCACCCATAGTATATATAGGGGCCTTCTCCCTCTGGATTGAATACGATATAGCCTGTAAGGTACCAATTACTTGGCTCCCAAACACGGCCTTCATATCAACTCCAGAAAAACTATTGTAGGACTTTCTATAAGTATTTATACTTGGCATACTTTAAGTCCTCCTTAAGCTTTGTTAAGAGACAGCTTCACGAAGATTTGTCTCAATTCAAACGCAGGAACGAGTACCAATTCGACGGTTGCGTTGCCCTGTACCTGCTCAATGACCGTAGCGGTTACGTTGCTAGAGAAGCGGGTCAGACGACCAGCCTTCTGCAATTTCGCCAACTCGGCATCGATAGCAGTCTTGAGAGCAAGCCTACCAGCCTTACTTGTCGCTTCGCCGATAAACGGCATACCAACGGCTCTTACTCTGTCGATGACTTCCTTAACTATCTTAACGGTCGAAACCCTTCGATAGTCAGAATCCTGACGAGCAAAAGTCGGGGCATCAGCGATAACTATTTGTTTGTTGCGAGACGTAAGCATCGTGTACTTAACGCCCGCCAGCTGATCATTCTTCTGATTACGAACGATGAACGGAAGCTTAATACCATTCTCTACCTTATTCGTAGGAGCGCTATTTGCCGGCAACGCAGATACCTTAGACAGGTACTTCGAAGCGTAAGTAGCAACATATCCGAAACCGGTAGTGTCGATAGGATTGAAGTAATAGACATACTGCGGAACAACGGCAATATATTTGCCGATGTCTATGATATGACTATTATCATCCAATTCATCCGTGCCATCGAGATATCCAGAATCCGTTGCGACCATTCCGCCGTAATTAGATCCGGATCTATAATACGAAGAACCAGCAGCAAACTTATTACCCAAAAGACCCGTTCCGTTATCAGCGGAAGCCGCTATGGTATAAATACCAGTCGCAGGATCAAGAGTATAAGTCGGGAGCTTGCCTATCCAGGTAGAGATATCCGCGAGAGAGAAACTGTTAGGCGGCAGAGTGCCGATAGCACTAAGCGCTTCGTTTACATTCTCTGAATAAGTATACAGGAAGTTTGCAAGCTGATAACCGAAGTTAGCTTCATGCCAATCTCCAGAAGTGATAGACGTGCCATCAATCTTAAGAGTGGCAGATGCCGAACCAACATTCGGCCAAACTTCTGCGATGTTATCATTGTCGATGTCCCAGAAGAAATAATCTTCGCCGCCATACTCTTCAGTAAAATACCTTCCAAGTACGTCGTTGTTCGTAGCGGCTGTCGGATAACTGTGACCAGAAACCCATACGCCCGAGTTATTCCGGAAAGCAGCATCGATTCCACTTATTACGGTAGAGTTCGGAGTGCTTCCGTTTATCTGAGTATTAACATCGTCAAGATATATGTCCATAGGAAGGACATAATCAAACACCACGTTTTCCAGGAGCTGATACGATTCATGGAGAGCTTCGAAAAGCTTCATCCTAGAAGGATCAACACCATCTGTTCCGGCGGTATAAGCGGTTCCGGCCGTGACGACACTAGCCATCACGACAGGAGCTGAAACAGTACCAATGTCTGCTCCAGCAGCACCAGCAGTTCCACTTACTGAAACTTCATTCGCGTCTATACGGTTATCCGGAGTGTCGGGGTCGTTATCGTAAATAAGTTCCCCGGTCACAGTGTTCCAAACCATCAATCGACCTTCAGAATTGCTCCAAAACAGTTCATAATGGCTTCCAGCGGAATCATCTTTTTCAACTGTTTCAAGAGTAATACCAGCAGCGCCTGAAGTATCGCCAATATGCTCTAACTTGGCAGACGTAGCGTTGATTCTGAAAAGTACAATATTTTTGGCTTGGTCGGCAGTCTCGTACATACCACGGATCAATGTCCCTTCGCGTCCGAACGCGGAAGCAGCATCAGAAGTCCTAACGACAGTATAAGGCGTGTCAGAAGGACCATCTTCAGCAGTTCCGAGGATGAGGAATATGGGACCATCAACCTGAGTGGCTACATAGAGATTACCGTCTTGTTTCTTAGGGAAGATCCCAGACAGATTACTGTAAGCCATACTTTATTTTCCTCCTTAGCTATATAAGCTGCGGCGCTTTATCTAAGTCCCTGCATGCTAAAAGGATTGGAGATTAACCTTAATGATTAAATCTTCCATCTTCTTTTGGCTCTTTTGTGTTATGGTCTCAGTCCTTACGTAATATCTTACGGGCCGACCATGCAATATATTTCCATTCTTTTTGCTATATATCAGGTCTTTTCCCTGCCCCCAATATATAACTTTACCAACACCTTGATATTCGAAAAACCAAATATACTGCTCCATGAATTCTTCGAACCATAGAGCGCGAGCCATTGCCTCTTTATTGGTTTTGGCCCAGCAAGTAAATTCGGTCATATTATCATGTATATATCCAAGAACCAAGAGTTTATATCCGGGGTTCTCGGGATCATCAACACTATCACGAAGTAAAGGTTTTAGGTTTCTAGGACCATCAAATGGAGCTTGCCGACCCATAGATCCGGGTTCCCTTTTCGTAAGTTCAGCTCCTATTGTTTCTGTCGTGATATCCAGCTCCAGTCTCTCTGTATGATAAAGCAGAGACACTCGGTTATCGGTAGAGACTTCAAGAGTATCCTGATGATCAGATAATGCCTCTTCGACCAAGTCAAAGAACTCCTTAATATTCTTGGCCGCGCCTCCACTTACTAGCCTATCATAAGTATATGGATTGTCAAGCTTTCCGCCGTTAGCGCGGTTCTGTAACTCAGTGCTATTAAGCCTTTCTTGTTCTAAAAAATAAGCCGCCATCTTCGGAGCTTCAGTTTTTAAGTCTTCCGCGGTTAGTATTTTCCGAAGTCTAGTGTCCATCATTGTCATATTTTAGTCCCCGTAGAAGGAGTGTCTACTTTGTAGGCTTCACATTTAAAGTATTCTATTCTTCCGGTGTTGCCCTTCATTGGATAAATGGTAGTTAAGTTGTATTTATATTTTCTTACATAAGGACGTTCTATTACGCTATTTTCGTCCGTTTCCATCTCTATTATTTTATCGAACTTCTTTGGATCCGTATCATATCTCATATAAAATGTATAGTTGTCGCCTTTTCGAATCTTATAAACATAAATCCATTCTTCGGACCATTTGTAAGAATCCCCGTGACAAATCTCGCAAAGTCTTTCAATATCCGGTTCTTTAGTCACAGGATCTATACAGTCACATGAGACTAGATTCCCATTATCATCTCTATTGTTTCTTCTTAGAAGGACTTGCTGTTTTAAGCCGACAAAATATCTGTCAGACTCGATCAGGTTTATAAACTCCTGTCTTAAGTCTATATCTCCAGACACATTACCGGTTAAAAATAAATCGTTAGCCAATCTTCCACCTGCGGTATCCGCTCTTTAGAAACTTCGTTGTTGCTATCGGGCTGGAAGTATATTCATTATCCCATATTCTTCCTACTAAAGGTCTGTCCGCGTCAAGTTCGCCTTTTATGACGAACTCCGGCTCGACATATTTTGCTCCTCTAGATTCAACGATAGGCAAGAATTTATCGACGCATTCCTGCATCTTATCAAACATCTTCTGTATGCCCGGCGCGCTCATGTCGATTTCAAAATCGCCCAGCTTTTTAGAGATTCTGCCTGACTTGTCCAGGTAGTTCCCGAGTAAGATTTGAGTAGCCCTGCAGATAACAAACTGGTTTCGAGCATACTCATAATAGCTGGAGTTACTTGTAGAAGAAACGAATGTTAAGGTGTTAGCCTCTTTCGAAGCTTCCCATATAGCAAGATTAATAGTGTCGTCCGGAACTGAAGTCAGATATGTGCCGGCCCTTAATTGGACCTGCCTGTAAGAAGCGAATAAAGGAGAATACTCAGTCGTAAAATAGAAAGTATAGTCAGTGCCTAAAGAGGTCTCGTCTGTATTTTCTATGCTAGAACTTAAAGTAACGGTTATTCTATTATTGGCATATAGAGGAGTAGAAGAGGCTATAACGCCCGCGCCAACTACGCTAAACGAGAAGACGTAATCAAGATCGTTTCCGTCTAGCTCTCCCTGCCATCTATCATACCATGTGCCGTATTCTGCATCCGCCGGAATAGTATACGTATACCTGTAGTATCCTCTGCCTAAAGAAGTAGCAGAAGCCCCAACAACTATAGCTTGGCTTTCGTCAGTAGTGTCAGTATTAGGAGGAAAGATATCCACATTAATATTTGTGAGTCTGGAAAGATCTGTTATCTCCTCTCCAGCCGCATCCTTAAACTGAACTATTAAATTTAGATCCCTGCTGCGGGTACCTATTCTAGCCATATCAGCTCCTTAAACCAGCGTAATAACCATAGTACTTCCGCTGATAGATATAACCTTTCCTATATTCTTAGTATAAGATATAGAGCTATCGCTATAATTTCCATTAACAGGTTCTCCCGTTATGGTAACGTAACTATCTAAAAATTCCCCCGAATTTATCGGGTGACTGAACTCTACAACTATAGTGTCAAATCCTGATACCGTAACACTACTCTGTCTGTTCTCGGGCGTTGTAGAAACTACTGTAAATTCGTCAGGCTGAGAAGGCGCGCTATCTACGAAATCTCCAAGAATAGTCGTTGACGTTTCTGTAGGTAATGTTTGTATAGAGCCGCTAGAGGTTTGAAACGTCCATGTGTAATTACCATCCATTGTAGTAGAAGGCTTGACGTAAACTCTAAAAGTGTCTCCTAGCTCATATAGACCGTCTCTTTCAAATGATACATACACTCCAGTATCAAGTAAGGTATTCCTTATAGAAGACCTTTGGCTAGTGTAGAAGATTGTAGGTTCACTGTCCTTCCACCATTTGTAGAGGGCTGTACCTGTGCCGCCCGCCGAAGTTATCTGAATATTGTAGTAATCTTCAGCAGTCCCTTCGTAACCGCCTATAAACGTAACGTTGCTTGTACCTAAATTAGCTCCCTTCGTGGGATCAAATACAGTACGAGTCTTAACGCCAGTCTTAAGCGTATCAGTCTGGTCTTCGTCTCCAAATACATATACCGTGAAAGTAGTATTCGGACTTAATTGGACAGTAGGAGTAAAAATAGCCTTGTGCCTAAAAGCCGTTCCGGAAACTCCAGAACCGCCATAATCGTAACCGCTGTATATACCATCCCCGGAGTTTTCTATTCTCTGGAATGTTATAGTCCCGGCTACAAAGCCCTTGTATCCAGCAGAAGAGAGAAGATTACCGTCATCATCAGTGGTCGTATTGTCGTCGAATATTATCCTGTCAGGCCCAGTATAAATTTCATACTCCGGACCAGCCACGACAAGACCTCCATTAGTTATGGAAGTTTCGTCCATCTCTTCATTGAATAATACCCATATGGTATCGCCAATTAGAACGCCTGTTGCGCCAGATGACGGATGTATTGCTTCTATACTTATAGCCATAGTTTATGCCTATTTTCTTTTCTTATTAGTCTTAGCTTTTACGATAACGTTCTGAAGCTCTTCCAGACCTTTATCTGAAATTTCCATCTTGGTCTCGTTGGCTTCAATATCCTTCTCGTAAAGCTCTACAGCTTTCACTTCGTTTCTAGTTTTAATTAAAGCGTCTTCTTCAAGAGACGCAAGATAAGCTTCAACATCTTTAATAATACGTTTTCTAGGAGCCTTCGATGCCATTTCTTTTGATTGTACGGCACGAAGAAAGTCCCCGTCGGCTCTATTTGCCTTCAGGACCTCCCTTATATTTTCAACACTTCCGTTAAGTAAAGAATCTATACGTTTGTCGGCTTCAGCCGGATTAGCTTCCTTCTCCAGCTGTACAGTCTTTTCTTCTACTAGTTTTTTGGTTATCGGCAAGGGCGCCTGCTGTACTATTCTTTGCGAAGGCGGAGCGCCAACTAAAAGTTCGTCGCGATTTCCTTCAAGAATCTCTATCCTCTTAAAGCCAACCGCATCATAAAGAACCTTCTTGACGCTATTTTGCAGAGAGGCAATATCAATCTCAGCTATCGGATTCTCAAAATTTAGAGAGATATTACCAACCATGAAAAATGGAACCTTGTCGTTAATTTTTACTTTCATTTCCTTTTTCCTTTCATTTTTTATAGGGAAAGGCCGCCCCGCTCTTTTGCAGGGCGGAAGCGGCCTCCCAAATTTACACCATCAAGTCGACTGATTAGTCAAGGACGTTTTCAGTCGGGCTAATCGCAGCTATCGTGCCGCTGACATCCTGCGTAGCCTGAGCCGGCAGAACGATCTGGTTCGGTACGACATGAACGTTTCTGATTGTTCCGATGCCCTGACCGGCATTCAGAATAGCAATCGCATAACGCTCTTTAATTTTCAGCTTGCGAATATCCACAGTCGGATCTTCGAATTCGTCAAGAGTGATATCCTCATCGACAACCAGAGCACCAAGCTCATTGCTATCGAAGATGTAGATATCTGTTAACTTCCTCGTCGCGTCATAATAGACGAACGGGGAAACAACAATTCTCATCGGGAATGGGAAGTATCCAGGAATCTTCGGAGAAGCCTGAAGCTGGTTCGGGTAATCCGTGTTGGCGCTAGGAGTAAGTCCAGCAGCGTTTCCGCCCGGGATTATATTCTGGCCATTCGGGTTTCCGCGACCGTCAGGATCGCCAAGATTCGTGAGCTGATTCGCTCTTCCGTTCCAACCTGCGAAGAATGAGCCACCGCCAGCGGCGAGAGCAAATGCCCGCAGAGTAGGATCTTTGACAAACATTACCCAAGTCAAAGGATGCATAAGTAAAGTGTCAGGCATAAAGCCCTGGGTAATAACCTGTCCCATAGCATCGAAGAGGTCGTCCATGGTAATAGAGCCGTTGCCAGCTCCAGCCAGATCACGACCAGTCGTAACGCCGAAAATAGAAGTAGCCGGAGTTACGTTATCGAAGCACTTTACGCCAACGCTCTGTATATGCTTGAAGATTTTATATTCTTTGTGGCGCGCAAGAGCACGGCCTGCCGCACGAAGGTGCATACCGATAACATCATACTGGGAATAACGAATCATTTCCTCAGTGATGCGAACCGCGAGACCGGATTTCCCGATCTCGGCCCGGACGGTAGCTCCGCCGATAGGCAGCGTGCGTTCCGGATACTCTCCGCCTTCCGGAATATCAGCAGCAGTCAAGGCGCCAACAGCAGGGAAGGTAATAACCTGCCCGAACTGGTAGTTAATCCGCTGGAGCAACGACGCGCCAACAAGATACGGCTCAGCCGCTTCCTTAACGATATTACTGATAACCTTTGGGAGGAGAGTAGGAGCGTTAGAAACCGCCAAGGCGTCCGTGAAAGACATAAGCTTTCCACTGGACTCGCCGGGGACGATTCCATTATTCCTCCATATATACTCGTAGTCTTGAAGTTTAAATTCCATAGTTTCGCGTCCTCCTTAAACTTAGAATTTCAAACGCAGACGAACGACCTTGTTGGACGCTCCCGCGTATGTGATATTATTCGGTAAACCGCCAGTAGCGCTACCAGACATCTGATTGACTGTGCCTAAGCTCGTGTACTGAGTCTGAACATATTCCAGATAGTCTTTCGGGAACACATCGGTCTCAAGGACCTGACCGCAGATTCTCTCTACGTAATGCTGAATATTCGTAGTAGAGTTAGATGCACAGGTTGCCGCAACAAAGTTAGAGTTAGTATCAAACGTCACGAACTGGCCAGCCTTCAAATCGCCGACAGCACAAGCATAAGTCGATACGCTAGCAGGGGCAGCGGCATAATGATAATAAGTCAAAGTTGCCGCGCCAGCTAAAGCCGTGGGAATCGCATTACCGCCGGACTCATACATAAAGACTATACCACGAGTATAATCGATATAGAAGTCGCCAGCAGCTATGATCTCGTCAATCCCGCCTACTTCTTTAACGAATACGGTAGAGTTGACATTAGCGCCAGCGGCAGATAACCACGCCCACAGGGTAATCGGAGTGCTCTTAGCTACAGGGGCATACAAAGTTACATAAGCTACAACGTTAGTCGCAACATCTGCAAACTCAGCATTTCCAACTATAGCGGTATGATCGAACCAGCCCTTAGCACGCGTCGCATCAAATGCAGCCGCGAAGTTACCCGGAGTGCTATCGATACTCACGTTAATAGATTCTGTGGCCTGACTCGTCGGAACAAGAGGTACTTCGATATATCTCTTGCAGAGGATCGCTACCTGATGCTGCATATTATAATTATAATTCGTGTAGTCAGCAGGATTAAATCCATCACCGCCAGCCCACTTCAAGTAGTTGTAGAATGCAATACCGACAGGACGAGAAATCGCCATCGCGGTGCCAGTTCTACCCATGAAGCTAGCAGTCGAACCATCAATGGTAGACAGCGTAATCGTAGCGCCCGCAGTAACTGCAACGCCAGTACGGATGTCTATTGTCCCTTGAGTCACGTCATCAGCAGTATAGGTAAGGGTCGTTGCGGTAGCCAGTCCAGCCGGAACCACATAACCGTCATTGTCAAAAGCGACAATCTTACCAGCGCTGATTACGTACCAATTTTCGTAATACTTATCATAGCGACTAACTGGCAGCCATGACGCCGGCCTAAAAGTACCGGCGGGAACATCTCCTTCGGATATGGAGAAGTTGGGAGTCCAGTTACCTACATGGTCCCATTGTTTCATATTGGGAGTCAGCTGATTAACTGTATTCAAACTCATACGTTATTTCCTCCTTGGTTTTTCTTCTTCTGAATCTCTTCAACAAGTTTCTTAAATTCGTCAGCGTTTGCAGGGATTAAACGCCGAGCCGCAGCATCTTTAAACAGCCTATCGGCTGCTATTTGTCCGTTATTAAGCAATGTTTCGTGCCATTTTTCTACGAAATTCTCGACTACTTTCTCGTCATATTGAACAACTCTGGAAGTAGCCTCGACAGCAATTGTGGGATCCGGCACAGCGCCAGTTGGCACCCTGCTCATCCCATCTCTGATCTTACCTGTAATTTTAGAAATGTCAACACTTTCGATAAGTTTAGTTGCAGAAAGTTCAAGTGCTTCCACGCCGAGTTTAATGTTGTCCGCTCTTAAATCTTCGATAGGTTTCGCGTCAAGTTTTTCAGCGGTACCTAAAAATTCAAGAAGCGCATTATAGTCGGATAAAAGCGCCCGATATTTCTTTAGAAGCTTAACATGGTTGTCTCTTATTGATTCGGAATCGCTAGAGAGAACTTCCATATCTAACTTAAAAGCTTCTAGCTGAGTTGTCATTTCGTTAATCTTCGCTTCTAGAGGCTCTTTGGTATTCTTTACGCTTTCGGTAATAAGAGTCTGATGCTTTTCGTTAAGTTCTTTTTCAAGTTTAACAAAGTCCTTTTCGCTCTTATCGCAGCCTAAGCCTTTAGCTTTACGACTCACGCAAGCAAGTATTTTTTCTTTACTACCAGGGCCTTTATATCGACCTATAAGTCTACGCGCAGCTACAACTTTCGAACACGATGTTACAGGGAAGGACCGGTTGGGTCCGCAGAACGCGCTGTTAGGCAATCGTTTCCTTTGGGCCGCAGAAAGCTTAGCGTCGTCAAGCTCTTCAGGTTTTACACCCTCAGCCTCAGCGACTTCATTCTTAATATATTCTTGCTCCTCAGGCTCCATTTCTTTAAACATAAGCTGATAAATAAAATCAGCTTCGTCTTCTGTGAGTTGTTCCGAGGATATGTCTATCGTGTCGAAATCTAGAGGTTTGTTTTCTGCGGTGGCCGCGGGCGGAGTTGCAGGCGGAGTGGTATCGCAGTTGCAAGGAGGAGCAGGAGGATCGGTTACGGGAGCACTATCTGCCAGATTAATCGTAGGTTTAGAAGAATCAAATAATGATCCGTCGCCGCCTACCATAAACGACATAGTCGCATCCAGAACTTCGTAGTCTTTAGCTACTATCGAGTAATCCTTCTTTTCTTTATCCTGGAATACGCCAGAATCACCGGCATTATCCTGAACAGAATTAAGAATCGAAGAAACTCTTGCGTAGACGTCAGCAGGACGATTGACAAAAGATACTTCGTCGTACATTAAACTGCCGACGATAAGATACATTTCCTGGCCGTCATGGATAGTCCCGGGATAATGATCGCAAGGACCGTCAACTACCCAGTCTTGCTTGCATATACTGCAAATCGCAGAGTCGGATACTGCGCCAATCGAAACTGTTGAATGCCTGCCGTCCATAATCTTTTCGGCTGCATCCTTATCCGATATAGCTACAGTTAAACGAATATGCCCCAAACCACTATACGAATTAGAAAGCTGCTTGTCTCTTGTTATATTATCGATAAGATCGCCGACAAATTTTACTCTATCGACTACAGGTAACGCTTCGTCAGAGACAGCATTAATCAAAGTATTATACTTATCTGCTTTCTTTCCTTCTTTCTTCTGTATGACCATGCCCGAAGTATCTATATACTCCGAATTAATAACCCTGCCTATAGGATCAGTCATATCGTTATGATGTAACTGAACGGGTTTTGGGTATGGGCTCACAAAAGATTCCGCGCCGTTTCTCATTTTATCGGGAAGATAAAAAGTATGGTTGCGCGTGATTATACCGGCGTGAGTAGCGTCAATTGTTACATATAACGTCTTACCGGCATTTAAACCCTGTAATACAAAGTCCTTCTGTTCGTCTGAAGGTTTAGGGACTTTGCATGTTGCATCGAAAATATTAAACATCAGTTATTCTCCTCTTGTTCTATTTTACAGACACAGCCAAAATGGAAAGGCGGGATATCCTCAATAGAAAAGTTTTTGTTTTCAATATCGAGAACAGCGCGCTTACAAATCTTACATTCTTTATCTTCGCCAGCTATTATTGTTTTAACTCCTAAATCGCTAAAGGCACATACTTTACCAATATTATATGCCTTCGAACTCTCAGTCTCGCTAATAAATACCAATCTATAAGTATAGGAATCTAATATGCTATTAGCTAAATTTATCTTATCATTAATATCATTACTGTCAATACTTAGAATTTTAGAAGTTACATCGTTAAATAGTTTTCTTACAAAAGAATCTATTCTGTTGCCGAATTCAGTTTCCCATTTTCTTATTACGTAAGGACTCGCTATAGGTCCGGATTTAGAATCCTTATATCCATTAATAAGAGCGCTTTTAACTAAAAGTTTACACTCTCTTGTTAGAAGAGATTGATGTAGTTCGTTGTACGCTTTTATAGAAGACGCGTTCAGAGAATTATCATTAATAAGTTTTACTATAACATCTCTGTAACTGTCCCACGCACTTTTTATATTTGAAGAAGATTCTTTATCCCAAAATCTATAAGTCTTATTAAATAAAAGGTTTAAAAGTGTTATAAAACTATACATGCCTGAAACTATATCTTTTGTAGTCCCGGGAGCCAACTTCTTTCCGTGTTGGTTAGAAGGTTGATCTTTTGATTTTGCTTCTGATGCCGCACCAGATTTAGCTTTTATATTAGAAGAACTATTCTCAGAATAAGGTTCGTCAATAGACTGCATAAGAACTTCGGGCTTTTTAAATAATTCCCAGTAGGTCCTTTTAAACTCTTCTTCGTCCAAAGGTTCTCTTGAGAGTTCCCTACGATATTCTTCGAAGGTTATACCGTTACTATTGAAACAGTTAGTGGCATGATTTTCAACTTTAATTCTTGACTCAAGATCTATTTCGTTAAATCTGATTCTGACGATATTCTTCTCGTCTAATACAGTGTCACCAAAAGTCGACTCTAGTAATAGCTCTTTAATTATAAATTCATTTACGAATGTTTCGAAGACTAATTGGAAGTCTTTTACATCATCAACCGCAGCTCTGGAAAGAGTGTCAGCTGTCGCACGATTAGTTGAATTCCCCTGAATAGTAGTTTTACCATTCCTACGAGTTACAAATAAGTGGTTAGGTACATTATAACAATAAATCATACCGTCATAAGAACATTTAGATATCATTTTTGAGTCTATGATCCTATATGTCTTGCCGTACCCCCCGCTTATCAAAACTCTATACATATAGCCGTCTGGGTTTAAAGATCCCTTTTGATTTTTATATTTAGCAACTTTAGCCATATACCCTAAAGACATAGCCAAGACCTGGACGTCATTAGCAAGCCGCTCACTTGACGTAAAGTAAGTAGAATTTATTTTAGGATACTTATAGCAAACATATCCGTCTCCTGCTAATAGAGATGTTAATAAGGACTTCCTAGACGCCTTGTCCCAAGAAAATATTTCTCTAGGAAGGTTCTTATTTTTTGCGCCATGGCCCACTCTATCCCTAAAATACTCATAAATATTTTTGCCGTATATCTTGACACAAATACTTTTACTGTGTTTGACCCCACAAAGGGAGCTAATCGAGGTATCTCTTTTATCTTTTTTACAACTATAAGTAACTCCTATACGATCCAAGAGAGAAAGAATAGAGTCTAGTTTTTCCCCAGAATTCTGAGTTATATTAATTCGGTAAAAGCTTCTATCTCCATTATACTTATCTAAATTACCTTCTGAAACGAACCAGCCTACAAAAGAAGCCCAATCCTGCATCGAACAAGTGATAGCTTTTGACTTTCTGCCTCTTTTAACTTTGGCTGAAGGTAGATGGAACTGGATATCACCCTTCTTTTTCATTTCTGCAAACTCAGCAGTCTCAAGCATTAAAAACTCACTATATTCTCCATCAAGCAAATCCATAGCCTTGACTTTATGCCAGTTGGGTCCTAAAAACTTATTATCTAAAGAAGACCTATGACAAACCCACATCTCGTGGTGAGGCGTAACTTTAATATCAATATGCTTACCGTTAAAACAAATCATATCCCCAACATATCTACCCTCGTATTTATATGTTGCTGTGTGAAATTCTATTAATTCGGTCTCTGGGTTATAAGTAGCTATTTTTTCTACAGAATGATCTATCTCATTATGAAATTTCCAGCCATTCTCAGTGAGGGTCATCGTTAATTCATCATGACAATCGCCCTCGCCGAAGTCTACAGAAGACATTGCAAGTCCTGTAAAGACTCTGTTTTTAAAATGCTGTATGTAGGTTTCTACTTGAAGAGCTTTACCCTGAGCACCAATTGGAGTTATCTTATATCTTTCGCTCGTTACTATAGCTCCCTCGGAAGGCATGTATTGAATTTGACCCCTAAGGACCGCTATTTCAGATTCACCTTTTTCGTTTATCCCCGCGGGTTTATCTTCCGTACCAACTTGAAAATGATAGAGAGGGAATAGGTACTCATATATTAAAAGTTCTACGTCTTCTTCTATTCTACGAAGAATCTGTATATCTTCTTTTACTGGAATAATTGATGGGCGCCCAAAAACAAATCCGGGCTTCCTATCATAATAAATATGTACTATATCTTCTTTATTGAAATTAACTGTCTTCCCGTAGAGTTCCTGTACCCATCTTTTTATATTCTTACTCTTGTCAATTTCAGCTTTAACGGTTTCAGCGGGGACTATAAAATAACCAGCGATAGGCTTAAGTTCTTTTCCGTTTTCAGTTCTGATTTTGCCGCCGGAAGAGCTTGTATCTCTGACTTTAGCTACAAGAGTATTCGAAATCTTTATCAAGGAAGAAGCCATATCCCTAAAGAGAATCGCTGTTGGGATACTTGTGGCCGCGGATATCTGACGGAACCTTTCCTTAACGTAGCTTATTGTCTCTTTGTTATTCCCTACAAAGTCGTAACCCTCTTTAAACATAGCCCCGATTTTTTTGCGGAAAGCCATGCTTACATAAGATTCGACGTCTTCTATTCTTCCGACTTCAGAAAGATCCCAATCGGACATTACGAACTGACCTGCAGCTCCATGTCTGCTATATGATATAGTGGGGTCTTTTGTAGGTTTTAATTGAGTTTTTAAAAGCGTAGGACTAGGCCTAGGAGCATCTACGACTTTGCTCTCGGCTGGAGAAACGGGATATATTTTAAAATCTATCTTCTTAAGCTCAGTTTTACTCACTGGCATCAAGCTCCTCTTTCCATTTGTCAACAGTCTCCTGGTCTACACCTTCTATCTTGCCTGAACAATTAGAAAAGTCAATAGTTACAGATCTGGAGACATAATCTTCCTGAGTTCGTTTTAGTAACTCCGGAGTTTCATTATATGTCGGTACCGTCGGAGTCGCAGAATTGCCGACCATATAAGTTTTAAATCTTTGAAGACTAGGAGTCTCCCACAAGTTAATTACGTTCGATGAAGGCTCTAAAAAAGCACTGGATTTTTGAGAGAGAGTTAATAGTCCCCTGTCGTTCTCCGATAATACTATAGAAAAGTCCTCAAAATCGGAGTTCCTATCTAACACATCCTTGACCGACTGAATACTTTGTTCGAGTTCGTCTTTCTTATTATCGCAGGGCTTTAGTAACTTATTTTTAAGTATCGCCTCGGCTATACTAATAATGTACCCTAATTTTATAATAGCGTCTATATATGAAAGTAACGCTTTATCATAATCACCCTTATCTCCAAATAAAGCCTTTAGGGCGCGAAGAGGAGTATTTAAAGCGTCCTCTAACATCTGTTTTCCTTCTCCAAGAGTCTGATACAAGACCCCAATTACTCCATTTTCGGCATTAAGTATTGTCTGCTTTATCTTATCCAGCTCTTTTGTAAAGTCTTCGACTACGGTAGGCTCATTACTCCTATCCAAACTATTTGCTATTTCTTGCTGAGTAGGTCCTATGCCGAATAGTTTGGCGGTTCCGCCAGAAGAAGAACCTAAATCCATTAGTCCTAACTTAATAGCCTTTTGAACATCTAACTTCTCTACTTGTTCTTTTAAAGAATCTATAATACAAACTATAGGCTGAACTATCATATCTATTAATTGGTCTATAAGAGTCCCGAGATTTAACAGGATGTCCCCAAGCAAATCTCCCAGAAGACCTAACAAAATATCTTTAAGGCTATCTAAGTCGAAAGCTAGCATCTTAAGCATGCTTAAAATCATCATAATAATTAGAACTAAATCGGGAACACACATGAAGTTTAAGAAGTCTAATAGATTGCACAGATCCATCATAAAGTTTCTATTCGTCAGTAAGTCAAGAAGACTTAGCAATTCGTTAAGACGTCTCATTAACTCATCTAATAGACTATTGAGTAAGTCGGCTAAAGGGTTAAGCTGACTTAGGTCTATTATCCTAAACTGGCACGGAATACAATCTTGTAAGAATCTAGATATTTTGTCAGACTGTGATTCTTTAGAGTTGGCTGCTGTCGCCCACGAGTTTTGAGTATCGGGAGGAAGTTCCATCCCCGCGAAATGTTTCATATTATACTGAGGCTCGTCAGCATAAGTCCCCTCGCTCATAAACATATTCTTCTCTATAGAAGGGGCCTGATTCATAATATTGATTCTGTTCGGGCCGGCATTGGACCCCGGACGCTTTGTATACGAAGCTATTAAACGGTTTGTAGTTCCTATTTCTGTAGTATTAGTTTTACTTCTAGCGGAGTCAATCGTAGAACCGGTATTATCACTTGATATACCTGTACTTCTAGGGGCAGTCGAAGAATCCGGAGTGGTTACTCTTTGGGCTGCTTGTTGAGAGGTTTGATCTGTGGTAGTTGTGGCGCGATCTGTAGTTCCCTTTTTGGGAACAATTGTAACCTGATTTATGTATCCGTTTTTAAGACCTTTGGAAATAACTCTGCTAGATGAGGAGTTCTCGGACAGGAATCTATTAAGTAAGGAGTAGACTTTATGAGGCTCCTGAATAGAGTCATAAATTATTCCATGCTCGTATGTCTTAATTATAAATCTTGAGTCTATAGCTGTGTTCATTTTACTTGCTTTTCTAGAATTTTAATAGCTTCTGTCAGAGGCTTGTAATATAGTTTAACTAAATCCTCCGCTTTATCTTTTAATTTATCCCATAACATGTTAAGCATTTCAGTTTCGAATTGATCCATATCCAGATTCTCAGCTATTTTAAAGTTAGAAGTTGCCGAGTTGGGAGGAGCCGACATTTTACTAAATAAGTCCGTAAGATGCTTATTGAGATTTGCGTCCGCGGCTTCGCCTTTTTGATTAAAGTTATTTATCATATTCCCTATTTTAGAAGGGCTTATTACGTCATTTTCTACATATTCACTTCGAGCATCTTTTACATTTTCTACACACTGATTATACTGAGCATATGTTATCTCTATATAGTCGTCGGTTATGACAGCCGTGTCAGGAAACAACCTAAGCATAGCAGCTTTAGTAGGTCCGTAATTAGGATCTGACTTTAATACTTTCGTAGAAGAGTTCTGAGACCTTCTGTCTATTTCTCTCTTTATCTTGTCGGAAAGGTCCGCGACATAATCGTAATTATCAGCAATACCCTTAACTAACTCTTTAATATCCCCTACACTTAACGGCTGGCCTTCATCTAAAAGTTCCTCGTAAACAGTATCTCCTATTACGGGCCTTTTCTCCCATTCAAGATCAGGCTTATCAGTTAGCTGCCCTAAGTCTTCAGGTGGAATGTCGCCGCCGTTATAGTTGGTCATTACAGAGTATACTCCGTAGAATAAGTTATGTTTAGGAAGGTATCAATTAGTACTTCAGGAGATCTATTAGGAGGCATCGTTATCCTTACCCAAAAAGGAGTAAACCCCGTAGTTATAATACTCCCGAAACTTAGGATATTACCATAATCGACAGAACTCCACTGAGACTCCGTAGGTTGGACGTCTGAACTATACAGTTTCCATCCCCATCCGTATTGGCCACTTACTTTGCTGTTACCGCCGCCAGAATAATAAGGCTGCACTATAACATTAGTATAGCCTTTCGTTGCGTCGTCGTTTCTAACATAGATCTTAGTATCAATAGTATTAGAGTTTGTGCCTTCAGCTGTTATAGAGAATGGATTTGTTTGGTCTCCGTTCTCACTTATCTGGGTTGCGGCGTCTGCACTTTCATAAAGTCCTAACATTTTATTACCTCAAAATTTTGATCGTTTAGCCGGTCTTAATCTTTCTTTGGCCGGCAAGCTAATTCTAGACTTTTTAACCGGAGGAGGTTCATCCCTATCAAATCCCGGATACCTCCATAGTTTTATTCCGTTGTCGCGGTTTACATTCCCCGCCGGAATATTGTTTTTGCCAAGCAGTGGTATCTTTTCATTTCCTGTTCCTTGCCTTGGTTCAAAAGTCTTTAACTCTTTCTTTTTATTCGGATCGTTAACAATTAAACCGCCCTCTTCGTCCCTAAAAGAACTTCGAGCGATATTTTCTACTATCATTATATCATTTCCAGAGGAAGAGCGTGCAACTTTGTCCCCCAGATTTATAGTAAAAGCTATTAGCGATAATTGCATCGCAGCTATATGATGATCGCCTACTGCCGGGTCAGAACTAGCATATCTGGGTTTGCCAGCTTCAGATCTATGCTCGATTATATAAGCTCTTAACTCATCAATTAAAGTCTTGTCTTTTGACGATATCTTGAAAAGACCCTGTTCGAATAGTCTTACTGAGTTTTCGACAATATATGGTTTGGCGGCTTTTTTAATTATCTCTCCATTAAAAGGATCTCTCGTTTCTATAGAAGAACCAAAGTCGTACTGTTTGACTATATCCTTAAGTTTCGAATCGGGATGCTCCGGACCTCTATTTATGTCTCTTATAGCTTCAAAGCCTATCCTTTTAAGGACCTCATAATGCATCTCCCCATAACCCTTATCGACATATATATATTTGGGCCGCCAAAATCTATTTAATTCAACTAGCCCTTTTATAGCTGCAGTTTGAGACCACCCAACTCTTGAGATGACTTCAGACGCGAACTTTTTATAAACGCCATTTTTAGGGTTATAGCCAGTAACGCAATATACAGTTCCTACAGCCTCGCTGTTCCAATCAACGCCTATTGAATAAACATAAGAATTGTCTCTAACTAAGTCTTCGTATTTATACTCTTGCAAAGCTTCCTGAACATATATATTTTGATAGACACCTTCTTCCTGCTCGCCGAACTCAGCCAAAACTTCGTGAATATAACCGGCTCTTGTTAGGTTCCTTTTAAACTCATCATCTAAGTCTTGAGTCCAGTTCGGGTTAACTTGAGAAGGAAAGTGAAACTCTTTATAAGTACAATCTATGCATCTTTTATAGAACGCCCCCCTCTGGCCAGTAGGAGTAGAGGAAAACCATATCTCGTTATCAGGGTAATTAGTAACAATAGCCATAGACGAATCTAAGTCGCCAGCAGCTAAATAGTCAGCTTCATCTTCTATCAATAAAGGAGCAGACGCACCACGGACAGCATCGGCATTACCTCCCGATTTAGTGCCTGCAGTAAACCCCTTGACTACAGAGTTGTTAGCAAGTTTAATAGTGACAAACGGAGTCTTAGGTTTAGCTATAACAGATTCGTTCAAATACGGATTAGATATAATATGACTTACCATCCTATCATATATAATAGATATTTGAGAAGCATAAGGTGTTAGAAAGAGTGCCCCGTAAGCATTTCTTGTGTAAACCCGATGGAGAGCCTTAATAACTAAGACGTCTGTCTTGCCTGCTTGTCGCCCGATTCTGGATATCTTTCTAGCCGCAGTACATCTAAGCATTACAGCCTGATACCATCTCGCTACCCAAGGAGTGCCAGTCTTAGCGTCTATAATGAACTTTTCAGCCCAAAGGACCGGGTCTAATAAACTCTTTAAAAACTCTTTTTCTTCTTCAGATATAGTAGCCGCTAAGTTAGGATCTATTAAATACTCCGGCTTTTTAATGCCGTGACATTTAATCTTAAACTCTCTCTCTTCGGGAAATTTTTTACAGTAATCTCTTATACAGTCCTTGCATGCAGGATCTATTGTTTCATCAAGCGTAAATGGTAGTTTTAGTTGTTTGCTCATCCGAACACATTATGCATAAATTGGGCTTCGTTTCCCAAAGCCGTTCTGACATTGAATCCTGACTGCTGTATCATAGAAAGTGACTGCTGTCTAATTGTAGCTACTGTCCCGTAGGGGTCTCTTATAGGAGTGCCGAAATTTATAATTCTTTCTCTGCGCGCTATTGCCGCTCGATTCTGCATTATATCCATGCCTACTTCAGCTGCAGCAAAAGCCCATAATGTCGGGGAAGTCATTGCGGCTCTCGCGGCAAATCCAACTCCGAATTTCGCTATCGCAAAGCCTCCGGATAAACCGCCTCTTATAGCTCTTATACCAGCGGCAGTTCCGCTAACAACTTTACCTGAGCCAGCAGCTCTCGATGCAGTATATATATTCTTAATGTCTGTAGGTACGCCGCCTAACCATTTTAGATTGGCCGGGTTAGTAACCTCAACCATACCTTTAGCAGTATTATACCCAAACTGAGCTTCTCCTTCTACGTGACTTGGGATAAATCCAAATAGAAAACCGGCGGAAGTTTTAACGTTTTGAAAAGCCGCCCCACGAGAAGCCCAGACAGCATCAGTAATATTCATCCCGCCGAATTTGGCAGCCTTATACGCCTTGTAAGCAGAGCCTCTTCCCATTGCCATCTCGAAACCGGTCATAAAGACTAAAGGAGAACCTACGCCCTGCCATGCGCCGTTCTCCATAGTCCCGGAAATAGTACTATATAAACCTAAGCCGCCAAGAGCCCCACCTATAGCGTACCTACGTCCTATCTTGCTCCCGTTTTTACCGAGCGATGATCCCCAGGAATCTTTAGCTGCTGTGTATAAACTCATTCATTACCTTCGGTTATGTAAACCAAAAACAAGGCCGCCATCAACATTCATATTATAATGCGGCGATGAAGCTTTTCCTCTTAATTGTTTTAAAGATTCAAAAGCGTCAGCGTCGGATATGCCTCTATAAAAAGACCCCATTATACCTTGAGATCCGGAACCCATATTCGCTACCATCGAAAGACCGCCATACAAAGATGCTCCTTGAGTCATTGGAGCCCACCTTGGATGATAAGCGTTCATCTTCTTATATTCTCTAAGGTCTTTATATACCCCCATTTCGTTACGGATACCTAGAGCCATTGGTATTGCAAATGCTGCCGCGGGAGCTAAAACACTTCTTCCATACCATGCCCCTTTTGCCAACCCTTTGACTGCCCCAATTCCGGCTCTTCCGCCCCAATACGTAGCCCCGCCAGCTAAACTACCAGCCCCCGCTGTCAAATACTCAAGTCCTTTAAATGGCATTGCTGCCGCGCCAGCGCGAGCCCCAACACCCTTCATAAATGCCCTAGTCGGACTCATCCCAGATTTAGCGAAGTTGTTTGCCGCGTTTATAATCCCAGGCGACGTCTTAAGACTAAAAGCTGCACCGGCTAGTCCTAAAGCCCCTAAGCCTACCGCGGTAGACCCCGGGTTATCAGAAAAACCAATTCCAGCTGCCGCTCCGGCACCAAGAACTCCCCAGCCAGCCGCTTTTAAAGCAGTTGGGCCAAGACCAGATATAGCACTACCAATTGCAGCACCGACACCGATGCCAGCCGCGCCCACCCCTACTACAGGAGCAGCTGCCCCTAATGCTAATTTGGCTAGAGTCCGTTCTATCATACTATGCCTTTATATGCTTTCTCCCGCCATCTTTACCATTCATCCACATTACTACTGTGGCGTCTTTGGTAAGATCGGCAGAAAACTGCTTTCTTTCTCTGTTTTTAAGTCCATTAATAGCCATCTCTTTATCCGCACTCGAACTAGTCTTACTTTTTATTGTATCAAATTTCTTAGAAGTAGCAAAGTTGATCGTTCTCGAATACTCGGCCATGACTGCCGGGATCTTTGGTTCGGATGTAGTTTCGCTAACTAAAGCCGTGACTTTCTTATCAGTATTAACATTATAGACGTTTTGAGAAGCTGTAAACTCAGCTGAAGCTGAATTAGGTAAGTAAACTTCTGAAGGTCTCGCGGATTCGGTAGTGTAACCCGTCTTTATAGGATCGTTATATACCCCCTGCTGACGTTCTCCCCAACCACGAGAAGCTACTGAAGTAGAAGCCAGTATTTGGGAGCTTACGTCGGCGCCTATTCTATAGCCGGATCCAAAGTCAGTCTGTTCCTTTCTGCTGTCTCCGGACATACCAGATTCGCCAAGCCCTTCCATTATATTAACAGAATGACCTCTTCTTCTAGAAGCTCTTATTGCTCCCAGGTTTGAAGGCATGCCGCGCTTCGTTTTCTGAAAATCCTCTAAAGCCCACTTATATTGGGTCTCCGCGGATACTAAAAATTCCTTCCAACTTCTATGCTTCCAATAATTCTCTAAGGCTGATTCTTGCGGAAACTCATTCCAATCTATACCTCTTTCTTCCGCCATTACAGCCATAGCATCACGCTGCGCCATAAAGTTGCTTACTGCCTGTTTATAAAGAGTGTCGTCTGTTTTCCATCTAAAAGTTATCGGTTCTGCGTTAGGGTCTTCCATAGGATAATAGTTAATACTAGCATAAGGAAGATTCATCGTTTTAGCGTACCAGTTAGTCTGCAAGATATGAGACATATAAGGCTTTTGGTTTTTCATCATGGTCTCATAACGGCCTTTCGTTAGAGACTTGATATCCATGACTTCATTTTCGAATACTACGTCGGCATAACTCCTGACTCTTAAAATAGGATCTTCCACTAAGACTTCAGATTTTGCGCCTTTCTGTTCGAACCGTTTTTCTAATAGTCTATGATATGCAGTACCAAGCTCCATAGACGCTTTAGAATAAGGACTTTGCTCTTCTTCTTTCTCTCCTGTGATACCGGCTATTCTTCCGAAAGCGACTCCTTTCGCAGGATGCCCTACGGTAGAAGCACCTAACCATACGTTATATGGTCCCGGGTTATCATCCATTAGTATTTCTACAGAGTTGTATAATCCTCTATAACCAGAACCAAAGTCGGTCATCTTTCTTCTTCTCTGAGAAGCGTAACCGTCATGCCTCAGAGCCTCTATAGTATTATAAGCATCATCTTTCGCGGAAATATATCCCGGCACAGTATTAGCTTGAGTGTTCCTTTGAATATCTTTTCTTGTATTGCCAGGGATCCCAGCGGCGTGGACATTTCTAGTTACTCTTTGTTTCCACGGAGTTCTAGAAGTAAAAATGCGCCCGACTTTTCTTTCGGATTGGAATCTCTTGCCTTGAATGGTCCTCAGATCTTCTCCGCGCTGGACTTGGTTCAAAGCAGTACTTTGATAATAGTTCGACCTGAACGGATAACTTACATCTTTATACTTAGCCGATACATAAGAGAAGTTGTCGCCTTTTAGTATCCGGACATTCTCTCTATTAAAGCTCTGCCCGGATAAATTAGAGGGAAGATCGGTCGTTAATAGACCGGCATCTTCCGTCGTTCTTAAGCCGAGCTTGCCTTCTTCTCCGGCATACCCCATTTCTCTAAGTATATGATCATTATTGGTTTCTATGCTAGGAGCACGATTAAAAATATTGTCGTATAGCGCAGTTACCGCAACAGCTCCAGCGACGCCAATAGCTAATCCCGACGGCTTTATATACCCTTTGCTTAAAGTGGAAATATTTCCGGCAACACCACTAAAAAATCCAGAAACTGCAGATGTAGCTGTAGTTACTGTAGAAGAAGGAGATATTAAAGTCGGTGCTATATTTTTAGGAGCTGTTATAGCCGCCGCTGCTATTTTTTGCTTAGTAGCTGTATAAAAAGCCTGAGCGTCTGGAGGTAGTCCCGAAAAGTTCTTGTCGAAATACGATTCATATTGCCACGGGATTTTAGGTAATTCTTTTCTGGCTAGAACCTCATCTACTTTGGTCCCTGTTTTGTATAATTCAGCTAAGAGCCATGCTCTTTTTTCGTCCTGAGAAAAACCTCCAGCCCGGGCGGTACTTAATAAGAATGGAAGAGCTTCCCTTGTATACCTAACGTCTATAGCCGGGTTATGAGCACCAGCTTCATATATAGCTCTTACGTCAGCAAGAGTTTTGATTTTAGAAGCGTTCGCTGCGGCGAGCATTGATTCGAGAGACCACCCGCGCATTATTTTAGTATCGCCCTGTAGTAACTGAGCTATATGTAATTCTTCGTCTATTTGAGTCTTTAGGAATCCGAGCTCTTTAAGAGGAGAGATTATGGACGCTTTTGCAAGTTTAGCAAGATCGAAGTATCTTTGTTGGGCTTTTGTTGTTGTTTTTTGATGGAACAGATTAATTATAGCAGGAAGAAGTTTAGCTCTTTCTTGGGATCTTGCCGCCTGAGATATTAAAGCGGGCTTATCGAACGACTCGATATTATGACCGACTATAACGGCATCCTGATCAAGCATTATCTTTGCCGCGTCGTCAGCAAACTCCAGCATCATCTTATCGATACTACTAAATGTCTTTAGAGCGCCGGTTTCTGCTTGATTCAACGCCAGACTAGCTTTTGAGCTTGCAGCTAGATACTTCCCCTGATCTATCTTATAAAATTTCCCTTTCCACTGTCTGTAGAACGGATTCTTTTGGTTTGTCTGTAGAATGCCCTCAGCTTCAGGGACCTCTTCGAGTCCTATAACATTTTTGATCGTAAATTCAGAAACATCCCCTTTTTCAACAAGATCCCAAGTAGCTTCCGGAGAGAGAGAATAAAGAGTTGTTTTGCCTTGATAGTGAAGACCTATCTGGATGACATCTACGTCTTTGGCGCCGGTTACGGCGTTTTTGCTGAATCTAGATGCGGACTTGAGGCTTTTTCTGCCTGTTGTGGAAGAGCCTAATTTTTCCTGATCCGGTAATCCCGTAGTTTCAACGTCAACAAATGCAACTTTACCCAGAGCTTGCTGAGAGTTAACAAGCTTGGATATAATGTCCGCGTCGGGCTTTCCGAATAAGTCTAAAAAGCTCATTTATCGAATGAGTCGACATCAATAACCGATTGGTCCGCAAGGTCCTTTACTTTAGCCGTAACGGCATTCACGTTAACTAAGAATTTAGCCATAGCTGTAGAAGCATCAGAGCCATCGGTCTTTTTAAGAGCCGCCTCCCTTTTATACTTTTCTTGTCTGTCGCCAACCAGAAGTTTTATTATCCTAGACCTTCTGGCTTTAAGCCTTTCTTTTGCTTCCCAAAGAGGATTGACGCCGAGCATGGAAATCGGCTCTCCTTCTTTAGTCACTCCTACGACATTTTCGGTTACCATCTGCGCCATGTCCGGTTCAGCCATTGCCATAGTCGCCCTTAACTCCAAAACATCAAGTTCGGCCAGCTCATTAGCCATACCGACTTCAGTAGGAGACATCGGATCGACTCCGTACTCATTTATATAACCTTCGCGCCAGACCATAAACAAAGAAACTTCCATAAAGCACTGTTTGCCCATTGGAGCTTTATTCATCTGCGCGAGAGGACAATTCTTTCTAAACACTTCAGGACATTTTGGACCGCCGCACTTTAATGGCACCATAGCCTGAAGACCGGTCTTAAGATGAGCCAGATGGACCTTTAGCTTCTGCTTTTCTTCCGGAGTTAACTGTATTGACTCGTACGAATCAATAGTAGTTTCGACGTTTTTTAAAAAAGCCTTCTTATCTAGCCCTTCATCTCTGACAAGGTTAGTATCTATGGAGACTAATGCTTTTACTTCGTCACTCATCTGTAATTTATCGTCACAAAAACAGGGTTATCTTTCTTTGCCGCCTGTTCAGTTTTCATTCTCGCTTCCATTAAGTCAAACGTCTGAGCCGCAGCCGAATGATCTAAAGAAACGACTATGTCATCCTTATCGTAAAGAATGACAGAAGTGTCACTTAAGGACAATACCTTATATTCCTTCCCGGCCAGGAACCTAAATTCCTTAGTTATATAATCGTAAACTGAGCTTTCCAAACATTTCACAAAAACGTCTTCCAAGTTATATTCCTTTCTTTTCCAATTCTATTATATCATTAAAAATCTTCTTGATTCTATCTTTTAATTCCGGGAGGTCCTCTCTTAACAAAAGAGCATAAGCTTTAGCTGTATACGCGCAGTCTAGTTTCTTTTCTGACTTTGTAGCGAAATGAACGAATTGATTAATGTGAGATCTTTCGATCCTATCTTTTAGGTCATTGAGTTGTTGCGAAATTTGCAAGTACTCGTACAATTTCACTCCCCATTTGTGAACTTAGTAGTTAGCCTGGCTAATCCCTCTTTAGTATATATAGGAGAACGAACTAAACGTAGCAAGTCGGAATACTTCTTCATTCTATTGTATGATACTGCTTCTTGTTTAGAAGTGTCAGGCTTTTTAGGCTGATTTGTATTCCTAATCCTTCGTCTGCTCATATTTCTTTACTGAATTGACTTTCCAGTCGTTAATAATCTGATAAGCTCTTTCTCTTAAAAAGTCCGTTTTCTTAGTATCTGAAAAGACGTAATCCCCCAGTTTGTTTATCTTACTGGAGAGTTCGGAGCATATATCATCAAAAGCCTCTTCTACTTTATCGTCTTCCAAAAGAGCCCAAAATGAATTCGACTCTTTAGTCTCCGACATCCACTCTTTTAAAGTAGTGCTGACTTGTGACTTCACCGCGGAAATACTATTATTATCTTTAACTCCGGAAGCAACTAACCCAGCTGTAAATAAATCAAAAAGTTTAAATATCAAACTTGGAGTTTTAACTTCTTTAGTAGAAAATAGATCAATCTCAATAGTCTTTAGAATTTTAGCTTTGTCCAATTCCTTTTCCTTTAGAAAAATTATCAGCCGTAAGGACGACCTGTAGAACGAATACGATTATATGGGCCCGACGTCACCGATTTGCTAGGAGACATTAAAGCCCCACCAACACCTGCAGCCCCTGTTAATGCCGCACTCGAAGCATAAGATCCCGCCATATTTGCATAAAGTTTAGCCCTGCCTCCACTATAACGGTTCAGAGCTCCATTGCTTTTCATAAAATTACCAACTTTAGCTCCCATTTTTCCCGAGAGCGCAATACCTTTATTTGAGGAAAGGCCATATCCGCCAGCCCCGCCAAGAGCAGCGCCAGCAGCAATACCTCCCAAAACAGAGTTTCCACTCATAAGAGACATTAGGCCTCCGGCAGCGCCACCAGCAACGGCCATTCTGCCAGCGTATCCCAAATCTCCAAAACCTTTAGCCTTACCTATTAATCCTGCTAGTCCTCCGCCACCAGAAGAAGCTCCAGAGGCCGCACTAATAGCGGCGTTGATTGCGCCTCCTCCTCCACCTCCACCTGCAGCGGCTGCAGCAGGAGTTATAGCAGGTGCTACTGTTTTTGCGCCGCCAGCACCAGCCCCACTTAAAAAGTCACCCATTGCCGCCAAAGCTCCCCTATTAGCAGCTACGTCAGCTCTTATAGGAGCAACTGCGCCTTCGGCTGTGGCCATAAACCTCTGAGCCGCTCTAATAGTATTTCCTTTTGGCATCCGCGCAGGCATAATTATCTCCTCTTAACGGGTATAAAACCCTCTAACTCTACTATAAAGTATTTTAGAGATTAGTCAATCCCGTTTTCTTTAATTCTTCCAGAACCTTTTCGTCGGTAATTTGCATTAGAGGTTTAGAGCAAGTACAAAGGACGTAGTTCTTTTTATTTACATCGTACCCCTGATATCCCCTGCCGAAACATCTAGGACAAGAAGTTTTTGGTTTTCTTTTGCAGAAATAATGAAAATCACCGTTTTCTAACTTAAGAGTTAATACATAACCCCTACGAATGAAGTTTACTATCTTCTCTACTTCTTCCCTTTGCTTCTGGATATCTGAAACTGCAGGAGCCGGGACTCCGTTAGGATCTAAAATTGTTACTGTATCTTCTAGAACTTGGTAATAGTTCGCGTTGTCCATATTATCCCTCTAAAAATAATAGGTTATTTGATATAAATCCGGCTGCACCTTTGTGCCCGCCGCCTCCATAGAGTTTGGCTATTTCGCCACAGTGAATTTCTAGCTTAGTTGAATATAACGAAACTGTCCACTTTTTATCTTTGTTCATCTGGAAAGCTATCATTATGTCATAATCGGTTTCATTATAAATACTATCAAAGAGTTGTGAACCTCCGCCGCCATTGAGACAAATAGCTTTTAGGTTATGAAAGGTTGTCGGAAACGCTCCATATTTACATCTATTAGCGTTTTGCGTATTCGTATACCTTTCGATTGTTTCACCACTTTTGACAATATCCGAAAAAGCACTCGTTCTGCCTTTTCCGTCGTTAAATAATAACTCCCATATTGGAGAGTTGTATTTTAACCCTAATTCTCGCATTCCCATTTGGAAAGATTTGCAATTTGGGATATCTTTCCATTTCCAAATGTCCCATCGACCCAAATAATAAATAGCCATCGGCATTTCTGCGCCGCCGTGAATATATTCCCAAGTTAATTCACAGCCAGCCTTATCGTTATTTAAAACCATGGCAAGCGAAGTAAGGGGTATAGTGTTTTCTTTTGCCGCTTTGATTGCGGTGTCATGATGGTCAACCCATATCAAGTCGCACACATTCGCCAATTTAATCATGCCGTTTATTGGCAAACTGAAATCAACCATATAGACAAGTTCTTTTTGACCAGATGGTAACGGTTTTATATCATCCCAAGGAAAAATATCGCCGTAATTTATCCCGTAAAAGTCGCACGGTTTACCCTGATTGTTTTGGTAAATTATTGCCGCGCTACAAATTCCGTCAAGGTCTGCATTATGGTAAAATACTTTCATACTATTCCTCTACGTAATTACGAATTTTTAGAGATTCGATGCACTCCTCGCGCCAGGTTTTAAATTCCTCACCTATGGGGGTACTCAACAAGTCTATACTCACAGTTATAGCCTGAGGTCCTTCAGCGCCCCAATCAACACTTACATTCGTGAAGCCTGAAGTCGGAGTTCCATCCTGGTTAAAGCAGAACGTCTTTCTCCTCTTATCAAAAGGATTAAACGAAACAGCTATAACAAAAGGCTCAATCGAAGGGAATTCGTACTGCGGGAGCGGAATATCCATCTGGTCTAAATCCTCTATCCCTTCTTTTCCTCTCGAAATAGCCTCCTTAATCTTTTCTAGATTAACCCCAAATATCCTTCTGGCGTCAACCCAATCCGGGGTATTAGTCGAGTCGAAACTAATTAAAAGCTCGTCCCCAAATATCATAGCTTCAGCATCAACATAAGCTCCCTTAGAATCTCTTATAGTCGGATAAAGAATCCCGTACTTATCCATCTCAAATCTTATTTCCATAGCATTAAACTTAAACCGTTTCGAAAACATCTTTTTCTCCTTTATATAACTTCAACCCTAGCACCCTCAGTTTCCACACTTTTTCCGTTTTTGTCTAAACCATTGGAATTATTAGGTTTTTCTTGCGCGCTTTCTCCTGAAACAACAACTTCATTTTCAATGATCCCGTATACTTTTCCTATTATAATAGCCCCGCAATGAGGGCATTTAATTTCTACTTTCCTCATTTTTTACTATCGAATAATTCAATTAATCCTTTTGTACACGCGTCAAAATCCCCGCGCTCTATTATTTTATAGTCGAACTCTTCCTCGTCCAGCACTTCTTTAATGTAACTTTGGATTCGTGCGCGAGTCTGCTGTTTCTTTACGTGGTTTAGACTATCACCACTTAAATTACCTACTAAAATATCATTTTGAGAGTTAGGTCCGAAAGCTTCGAGTTCTTTATCGTAATAAAGAATATACTCAACTTCCTCCGCCTTATTTGCTTCCTGAAGATCCCATATTCCGTAAGAGAAATCCATGGGTTCTTTTTCGAACGCGAATTTATTATCCTCTATAAACATCCTTGTATAGGCCAGGACGTCTATTATGCTTCTATCCGCGATAAAGTTTTCGTTTTTAGCTAAACTGTGTTTTAAGGACCAGTTATAATAGTAGAATAAAGCCAGTTCGAAGTTTGTGTGGATCTCCGCGGAGTCTTCCCTTTCTACAGTTGAAGTTTCTACCCAGTTATAACCATAATAATCAATCCAATCCCTGGACTGTTCTAAGATGTAATTGACTTTTATGTTTCTGTTCGAACACTCTTTGACTACATTTTTAACTAACGTAGTCTTCCCAACTCCATGAGTTCCTGAAACTATAACTCCTGCCATTTCTATTCCCTTTCATTTTTAAGGCATTATAAATAAGTTGCCGCCAATAAGCATAACCTGAGAGGTTCCCTGATGCTCCGCTCCCAATCCTATTAAAAGAAGTTGGCAACCGGTCAGTATCCCTAAAGCTAATACCAAAGAAACCATAAGATAACTTTCTGTTTCCTTATACGCGTATATGCTTAAGTAAATCGTTATAGCGGCGACAAAAAACGCTACTATCATACATAGTAACATTATTCACCCATCGAAGGTAAAACTGGGCCTAATTCGGAATCTATATTATCTTCAAATCTAGTCATACCGTTCCAACCTCTTATTTCAACTTTAGACCTGCCGTTTCCTTTCATCTCAAAGAGGTTCCCACCCGAGTCATATTTACGGATTACGCCAAAGTCAGCATGGATCTCGACGTTCTCCAGAATATATTCTACAGGCTTATATTCCTTACCAGCCTCTTCGAAAGCCTTACGCATAGAATCCGAGTCAATCGTAATCTTAACTTTATCGTAGCTACTTACCTTACCTATTTTCTTCAACTTCCTCTCCTTTTACTAATAAATTAATACCGTCTCTTAATACTTCTTTTGTAGAATAAGGACCAAAGTCCCTAGCTAAATCGCAAACACCTAAAAAGAATTCATATTCGCAGACGGGGCATTTTACTACTTTTCCTACTATGTATTGCTCTCCCAAGAACCCCATTTGAAAGAAATCTTTGATTTCGTGGTCGCCGAAGTATTTACATTTGGGGCAATACGCATTTAACTTTGCGTTTACAACCGGCGTTACGAATAACTCTGTCCCTGGCCTCATTACTAGTACCCTCGAATTCTTTTGCTCTTCCGTTACTTTAACTATGGGAGGATATTCTCTTCTTTTACGCAAAAGCCGAAATTCCTTTATAGACGTTCTTAATTAAATTCTCAATTACATCCTCGTTACACAAAATTCCAACAACTATCTTATTATCGAAACTTTTGAAATAATCAAGAGGGAGAACATGCTTATGCGAGATTTTTACGGGCTTTAAGGAATCGACATTAAATACGGTAAAGAATACTACGTCGTCAATTCCATCCCCGTCCTTGAAATTCACATTGATGTCTTCGAGCCAAAAATCAAAATTTCCGCAGATAGCATCATCCTTAAACGACATATTTAGATTAAAACAGTCTCCCTTATCTTCAATAATATAAGAGGTAATTGTCTTTCCATCTACGAAAATCCCATTCTTACATTTCTTCTCTACTAAAACTTTTTCCATTCCATCTCCTTGTTTTGTATTATAGCAAAATCGAACCCGTTCTGTCAATCATTTTTTATAAACTCGAACAATTCTTTTAGTTCGCTTTTAGGTTTTGTTCCCACGGATACTTTTCGAATCTCCCCGCGTTTAAAGTAAATTAAGGTAGGGATTCCTTTAATTCCATATCTTCCAGTTATACTTCCTTCCTCATCATTGTCTATATTGAATTTTAGAACGTATGCGTCGGGGTAACTTTCTTTAATTAATTCTTCTAAAACTGCAGAAAGAGCCTTGCACGGCTGGCACCAATCGGCATAAAAGTCCACTAAGACTTTCTGCCCTTCCATAACGAACTCTTCCCAATTATGCGATTTAATTTCTACCATCATTCTCCTTAAAACTCCATAAAAGGCGGAGTCTCGATTACTATTACTTTATCACAATGCATTGAGGCTAGCAATAGATCGATATCAGAGTTGTAGAAATCGCAGTCGTCAAAAATTATAGTATCATAGCTTCTGCCACGCAATACATCTTCTAAAAACGCCATCGAAGAAATGGAAGTTTGGCACACCTGCTTAAATCCCCATAACTTTTGACGTATAGCATCTATTTGTTTAGCTAAAAGATCTCTAGAGGACGAATTTCTCGTAATTACAAGAATGTTCTTTTGTTTTAATGCGTCGTCGAATAATAAGTTAACTATAGTATTTGTCTTCCCGCATCTTCGGGGGAGAGCATAATACTGAAAACGAGTGTTCGCTTTCATATTGGAAATTAGGCTTAATTGAAACTTACTCAAGCTCTTTACTATTTTCTTCATTTTCCCTCCTTTATGCCTACTAGTATTTCTATAGAATCAGAAAGATAGTTACTAATAGAACCCGAATCAAGTATTTCTCCCCAAGGGCCTTCTGGATTTTTTAGCTCTGATATATTATTTCCTGACGCCATCCATTTAAAATTGTCCTTAGAACACCATTCCAGAGAGTCTATAATCTTATTATCTCTATAAAGGTCCAACATCTCGTCGTATACTAAAATTTGAATAGAGGGGCAATGACACCATCTCCATACGTTCATTGCCGAATTTCCTATCACAGGATGATCGTCCGGGTGATCTGTTTTCTTTCTTAAATGAGCTATGTCTCTTTGGACGTTGTACTTTCTCCCTTCGTTTGATTCATGATCTATAGGATCATCCATCCACGAACACTCAAATTCGCCTCCGTATAATTGAGCGAACTTCTTACATAGTTTGTCTTTTAATTCTTCTCTTTGTTCGTTAGTCATTTTTCCTCCTTTAAGGCTTTTAGTATTCTTTCAAGATCTTCTATACAGTCTTCTAAAGTATTCCCATATGCATTCAGAATGCTTATGTATTTTGGCTCGACTGTTAATTTAAGATCTATGTTTTTTGTATTAAAGTAGTAATGTTCTTTAACTATTTGGATTTCATCCACTACTACTCCATGCTCTTTTTTTATGTAGGTGTTCCCGGGAATTGTTTCGCTCACGGAACGTGATAAGCCACTTTGTTTTAATTGGTGTACGTTAAGCATTTTATTCTCCTAATTTTATGATATCGAAATACATTACTCTGAAATCTCCGAAATCTACATCGTCATGAAAGTGTCCACAATACCATTTTTTGAACTTGTAATTTAACCTTACATCTTCGAGCATTAGTTCTGTTTCGTCCTCTATTAAATGCATATTCATTTTATCACGGAACCTTTTAGAGAAGGATCTTGGGAGGGTATGAGTTAATATATAATCAACGTTTTTGTCTTTTTGATCCAGCGCTTTTTTAAGTTCCTTTTTATTAGGTTTTTCCTGCGGCCACCAGCTTAAACCCTCTATCCTTGCGCTTCTGTCTATTGATTGGGCGCCTCCGAAAGTTAGGATTTTATTACCATCTATATTGTAGACTTCTCCCCTTAGAAGGTGGTAGATCGAATCGTTGACCTTACCTACTTTTCCTCCAAACCTATCTTCCTTGGTTAATTTGGCTAACCTTGCGTGATTCTCATGGTTCCCATCCAGAAATAAAGTAGTGAAAGGACAGGCCCTATAAAACTCTCTTATTTCCATTTCGGCCTTATCCTGACTTCTTGACCAAATTAAACCAAAGTCCCCAAGGACTATTAAGTAATCGTACTTAGTTAAATGCTCATGGGATTTAGCGAATTCGACAACTTTCTTAAGGTCAATCGTATAATGAGTATCACCTGTTAAATAGATCACTAAGCCATTCCTTTATTATTTGCCAAAAGGTTAAGTCTTCTTTTGAATCATACCAAAAACAGTCATGATTAGCATTAGCTATTAAGGGATTCAAGGGCTCCATGTCAACCCTTATATAATCACGTTTATCTTTTGAGATCTGCTCTGGCACTTCGAAATATTTTCTCTTCGAATAAACTCTATTTGCGTCGCATGGATAAGCCCAGCCGCCTTCTTTTTTAAAGTCCGCCGGCATACTGTTATTAGCCCATATTTCCATAGCTTTCGAATCATGATGATTACAATTTATACAATACTTTTTCATTCAAACCATCCTTTTATTTTTTGCCACAAACTTCTGTCGTCATAATACTCACAATTATTATTTCTATTCTGCGTAAAAGGATCCAATGAGGCAAGACGCCCTTCTAACAACAAAGGTTTGTCGAGAATCTGCATAGGCACCGAAATCTCTTCCTCGTACCATATTAATTTTTTGCATAAGTGAGTAGGTGAGGAAAGTTTACCCCACGAACCCCTCAGAGATTGTTGATATTCAAATATGGCATCCCGGAGATCTTTCTTGTTAAAGTGATTACAATTTATACAGTACCTTTTCATTCTTCTCCCTCTAATTTAATCACCATTTTTTGAGAAATAAAACGGACCGGGGCAAATGTTTTCTCCAAGGTTATATTGACTAAGTCATTATCTTTCTCATCTACTTCGGCTTTAGTTATAACCCAGCCATCATTTACTTCGCGTCCTACTAATTTAGAAGCAAAACTCTTGCTATCTATCGATTCGGACAATGGACTTTCCGCTATTTTTCTTACTAATTCTTCTACTCTTTTTACTGTTTCCATTTACGTACCTAAAGCAAAGCTTAAATTAATCTTTCTAGTCCGGGTCTGTACGGCCAAATCAAGTTGATACTTATATGGATCAGTTTGAGAAAATCTTGCGTTTTGTACGACGGCATAATCTTCCGCACATTCAAACGGCTGTTGGAGAAGCGCGTTCACAAGTTCCATTTGATCAAAAGATTGATTTCTAAATCTCTCCAGGAAAATACGTATATTGTACTCTAATTCTCTGACGTCATAATCCCAGTTCTCCGCGACGTCATAGTCGTAATTACAACTGCCGATATAAGCCAAGTCTCTATTTCGTTCCTGTAAAAACTCTCTTCTCTGATATGCGGTAGAGTATGTGTTTGCGTAAACGCCCGGATGATAATTATAATTCGTAGGAGGAATGAACCTTAGAGCTTGTGTCATATCCGAATCTACTAATCTTTGAACTAGATCCAAAGGAATATTCAAATGTGATTCATTTAATACTACTTTCTTTTCATGTTTGTCGCATAAGCCATTTTTGATAACGCGCTCATATTTTTTATGTTCCGCACATTTTGAATTGACAAACCACCTACAATTCCCACACTTCCTTGCTTTAGGACATTTGTTTTTGGTTATCCTAAACGAATTAATACCTACTCCTACATTACCTTCCATACTTACCTCTTTCTATTATCAAGTAATATAGCCCAGCACTCTTCCCTTCTATGATATAACTTACAACTCGTAAAAGGCTCACCTTCGGGTCTAAATTCGTTACATTTAAGGGTCTCATATACCACGTCGCCATAAAGCTTTTCCGAGAAATCGACATCTGCCTTCCGCATAAAAGACCTGGGGCACATATTAATTATCTCTTTAGGAGCTACTTTTTCCTTAAATTCAACCTTCCCTTCATAAAGGATTCTTGTCACTAAGACATTCTCGTCTATAGTACAGGCAAATACGAAAGCCAAAACACCCTCCTGCTTTTCCCCGTATTTATTATAGACGTCGACGTCCAGAGGGTTAGTACCCTTGAAAGGAATAGATAAGAATACTTCGGACTTGTCCTTAAACGCATCGATTGTAATTTTTAAGGCGTCAAGGTCTCCGGAACCCATAAGAATCGGAGGACCCAAATATTCAACGTAAACCTGGTCCGGGTTATCTCCAAAAACAGTCAACTCGTGGATATTCTCGACTTCTCTACCTTTCGAATCCAGAACTTTAGTAACGTAATCCGAATCCCCATCAATTATAATATTCCCATCTTCGTCCGGTTCGGGCCTCTCTCCTTCCCAACATACTGTAAATAATGTTTTTGCTTCGTTTATCATCTTATTCTCCTTTTTTAACTCGTTTTTTCTTTAGATAATCCGAAATAGGATCGTTCCCAAATATAGTATCTATACAGCCCTCTATCCTGCTAAGAGCAGCTATTTCATCCCATCCCGCTTCGGCTATTACGTTCCTTAACTTAATAAGAATACTTGAACATTCTCTTACTTGTCTAGGATCATCATAGTGAGAATATATTACCGCCGCGTATATTAGAGCACTCGCAATTTCGGCCCCTATACTACGAAACACATAATCCGCATACCTTTTAGGGTCTCCTTCAGGGACTATACAAAGAGGAGGAAGTTTTATTTTATTCGCGAACATTACTATGTCTTTGACTGTATCTTCGGAGATCGGGAGCTCGCGATGACATTGGAACCTCAAAGACGAGTATAGATATTCAAGTTTCCCGAAGTCTTCCATTTTATAACACAAGGCCCAGAATGGTTCTATCGCGTCAAGATTAAATTTTAATGCGCGCTTGGCTAATAACCTCCCCTTTCCTTCTTTTACGTACCAATCAATATTAAAATTAGTAAAAACTCCAATCGCATCATCAAATATTTCGTTGTTGTCCATTTTTATTCTCCTTTAAATATATCTTTAATTTTTTGCCAAAGTGTTTTTATAGGTTCGTAATGCACGCAATTGTTAAGCATGTTATGTCTGTCGGGTTTTGCGTAAAGAGGTTTCTTCTCTCTAGGCGTGTCGTAGGATCCAAGAATAAAATCGCAGTGATCCGGTATATGGCCTAAAAACATATAAAGATTCTTTCCGTATTTACAGTTTTCGCAATAAACTTTATCTTCCATCATCCACCCTTAATGTTGTTGTATGTTCATGTCTGTCTTGGTTTATCCACGTTACTTGAAAAGTAGCCGGTGCCCCTATGAGCATTCCGTCGTTTACGAATTGATTCATTTGGGCTTTTAGAAGGTCCAGAGGTTGACTTCTTACCCATTCGTCGCACAAACCATCCAGGCAGGTATACTCAAAACTAAACTTTCTGCATCTTGACCAAGACTCTATACGGTTCTCTATAAAATAACAGTTCGAACACTTTCTGGCCTTCTTGCACTTATTTTGGGTTATTCTAAAAGATGGATTTCCTTGCATTACTTCTCCCATTCGCAGTCTTCTGCCATAAATGTTATCTCTTCTCCGTTTGAGAAAATTATCACTACAGGAGTGTGTATATTCTGATAAATTTGAGGCTTATAATAGGTTATTTCTTTTCCATTTAATTTGCATACCGCCTTCTCGGGATTATATATCTTTACTACAGGATGCACGGATTCGCCTCTTATTCCAATTTTGGCGCCCATCGCATAAAGAGAGATTACGACGAAAGCAACGCAAAAAAGTATCAATAATAAAGCTTTAGTATTGGTCATATCCCACCATTACTTTTCTCCTAATAATGCTAAATAGACAGATCCTGTCAGAGAGTAGACTAAGGTTGCAATCCCGGCGGTTATTCCTATACAGCTAACGAATTGAATATGATCAGCTCCCAAAACCTCCACAACATATAATTCGTGAATACTGTAGAAACCAATACTACCAGCAAGAAGGAAAATGAAGTAAATAATAACCCGCGCCCACCAGCTAAAATATCTCGCATCTTCTAATACCATTACGTTCTCCTTTTCTATTACATTTTCTAACTAAGCTTATTATACAGATCTAAAATTAGGAAGTCAACAGAAAAATGATCGCCAATACGAAAAATAGTTACTTTCTTCAAAAAACTGTTATAAAGGGCGATTTTGGTAAAAATTTTTATAAAAATTAGTAATATAAAAAGAGGATGGAAGATATTATAGAAAAGATGCAATCAAGAGGATTTATTAAATATATTTTATTTATAAAACTTATAGAGGTGTTTTTAGAACATATTTCTAGATGCGAAGAATATTGAAGTAAAGATGCAATTTGAAAAGTAAATAAAAAATATTTATAAAACTTTAAGGGTGGAAAATAGGAAACATTTCTAGATGCCACCTAGTAGATATAAATAAAGTAAATTAAAAACGTTTCGAGCCCACGGGTAGTCTGTGAGTAAGAAAATGTTTAAATACAAGGAGATAGAATATGAAGACAATAGCTTTCCAAATCGTAAAGAAACAATCAAATGGTCAGATGATCGAGATGTCATGGTACAAATGTAATCTAAACGAGAAAAGATGCAGTGCTGATGATGCTTCTATATTTGTAAGGAATATAGTTAGAGCATTCGAAGATGCAGGCTTCTATGCTAGAATAGACTGGAACGCATAGTAGTATGTACTGATAGAGCATAGTGTAGAAATACACTGTGCTCTTTTTTTTATTGATAAGTAATAGTATATGCATGCACTAATACGCAGTGTAAGTGTGCGTGTGTATACATAACTAGCATAGGAGGAAATGATTATGCTAGTACTGCATGTGTTCTTAATGTTAATGGTGATATCTATCGATGCTATGTTTATAGCAATAACGATAGATGAGTACTTAAATGATGTAGTAGATACGAATGTATTTGCTACTACATTCAATAAGCTAGTGGTAGTACATGGTACACATGGCTACGTATTAAATAAACATGGCTTTAGAAAGAACTACAGATGGATAGATGATATCTAACATCTAGTAGTACATGTATGTACAGGGTAGGCTAGTGATAGCCTGCCCTTTTTTTATTTATGATGTATGCGATAGTGCATACACACATACAGTACGTGCATGTAGTACGTAGCATGTATGCATATAACAGCATAGCTATAGGAGGAAATGATTATGGCATATGCAACACTGTTAGAAGAAGAGGTAGTAGTGGTAGCAGAGGCTACTGATCTACTAGATGAAGGGCCTAAGTTCAGGACCTTTAGAAAGGCAGTACAAGAGTACTGTCAAAACATGTGTATACTTACACATACATGCATGGAGATGCTGTATGAGAAGTATGCAGCAGAGGGGCTGAAGCCAGGATTAATGGACATTCTGGTTGATCCTTTTGGTAAGTAGAGTCTAGTACTTAGGGGTATGCCTGTATAGGGGCATGCCCCTTTTTTTATTTGATGATTACCAATTATGGTAGTTATTATGATGCGGGGAGACCCGCGGAAAGGACCGATTATGGAAAAGTATTACTTTACAGTTGGCCGTAACTACAAAGACCCCGAAAACGACATGTACGTAGGGGAATTTGAGAGCTGGGATGCGGCGTTAAAAGGGCTAACAGAGATGTACGCCCCGAACGACCCTCCTATGAATGACGGAACTCTGTATGCGTGGCTTCCTGAGCCGCCAGAAGAGATCTATATTCCTTGCAGTGAGGATTGCAACGAATGCCTACACCATGATTGTCGTAGGTAGGCAGTTAATTAAAGAAGAGGGGCCGTCCCCTCTTTTTTTATTGAAAGGAGGTGATCATTATGTTCGCCAAACTAAAGGATAGATTAGCGAATATAGCTGCCCGTAAGGCGGCTATATTAGTTGCTATGATTGCTATCCCTATTCTTCTTAAGATGGAGAAATAGGGATTTTAGAGGGTAGGCCTAAGGGTCTATCCTCTTTTTTATTTAAAAACAAACAGTTACCAATTAAGGCTAACTGTTAACTGCATAGGAGGAAATGATTATGCAGAACTCTAAACAAGTGATGGTGCAGGTAGCAGTAGAAGCATTCGTTGAGACTTTGAAGGATGCCGCCGCAGTGAAAGCTAAAGGGGACAGCATAGATACACATAAGCCTGTAATGAAAGAGAAGGTCACCGCAGTAGGTGTAGCCCTGTCCTTTGTAGGAGCACAGGGTACACTACAGGCCTTTATAAAGGACTGCATCAACACCTACATGAAGGCAGTAACGTACGCCCATGAGCGTAAAGAGCTACTAGAGTACGTTCTTGGATAAACCTTAATTTGCTTTAAAAGGAGATAGTTATGGAGTTAGTCAAAATCGATCGGGATTACTATAATCCCTCTCAGATAGAGGAAATACAATCCTCTGTTTGGGAAGTAGTAGCAGACTGGATAATACCGGTCTTAATAGGATTCTCCCCTGAAGCAGTATTAGCTGTTTACGAGGGTGAGAAAAAGCACGCCTTAGATCTCAGGACTAAGGTGTGGGAGAAGCTAACAAGTACGTATAAAGAGGTATCAAGGGCTCCTGAGTGCCCTTGGGCTAATCTAATCTCTACATTGGACCTTAGAGATGTAAAAGTCTCTGAATTGGGTCTAAGCGTCGTATATGCTGTATATATGGCGCTAGGTAGAGACGGAAACAAGTTCGCAAACAGATTCCTAGTCCATTCCCTCTCTGGAATTAGGGCTAAGAGAGCTACACCTTCTAAGTCATATACTTGGGAGGAAGTGGAGTTCGCGGATTGGATTATGTCCGGGGATCGTTACAGGTTAGACAGGTGTATATGTGACGGCGAAAGGACATTCTGGGGTACTAAAATCAAAACCAGCATAGATAGATTTAAATATCTATCTGAAGATGATAAGGCAGACCTTATTATCGAATGGTTTGGTACTGATATGCTTCAAGAAATCAAGGAGTTGAACTCTCCTGGAGATCTTGGAGCTATATCTGATAATGGCGCCTTGGATAATCTAGAACTACTCTCTGATGACTTAGGAGACGAGTTTGGCTATAGGGCTGAACTCTTAAGCGCCGAGATGCATCTAGAGAAGTTAAAAGCTGGGATATGCCCGGCGAAATATCAACTAAGTCAAGAGCTTAGCTGGATCAGGAAAGCATTAACGGATATAGGCGACCCTAAAGAGGGTAGAGACGCCTATAAATCAGCATACTCATATCTTAAGATTAAGGTGTGAGTCAATTTAGTATGGGGGTCGAAAGACCCCCTATAACCTTTTAAAGGAGATAAGAAAATGGCTATTACTAGAAGAATAAATGAGTTAGAGATCCACGAATGGTTATTCTGGGTGTTCATTGCTATCCGCGTTATGAAAGGGGACAAGATGAGCGATATCAAAGAGATATCTGAAGCACCCAGCGGGGCAATATTTTACTCCTTAAATGAGCACGAGGAGGAAGGGACGTGCTTTATTGATGCAAGAGACGTCCATAATTTCATTCGTGGATACCAAGCTGGTTGGGACGAGGAATGGAGAATAAATAGTATTCAGAAAGCGTACGATGAAGGTAAGAAGTATGGCAAGAAATGCTGGGTGATAGCTAAGAAGGCATACGAGGACGATCTTGAACGCTTAGAGCATGAGATTGGATAATTAAATCTATTTAACAATTAAAGGAGATACTATGAAAGAAGCTATCAAACACAATATCGAGACCGGACTTGAGATAGTGTGGGAGGCGATAGCCTGCAGGTTGGTTGAAAAATACTATGCTGACTGTCAGAGAGCATGCGTAGAAGATACGTGGTACTTTGGCGATTCGACAACAGAAGAGATCTTAAAGGCTTTTTCTAGCGATGGAACATGGGTAGGATGTAAGGACAACAAACTGTTTATCGGAGATGGGTGTGGCGGATATGCCACCTATTACTATTTCGGCGAGACAGTAGATCTGTTAAAGGAGCGACTTAGCGCTTAACGTAACTTATTGATTTAACTGCATTAGGGGCTTTTGCCCCTTTTTTCTTTTTATGAGCTTGGGTATATATCCAGGCAGCCACTTATTCATTCATTCGCTCCGCAACCCCCGCTCGCCCCCGATGCGGGGTCTCGCTTCCTTAGTCTCGAACTCTCTCTAGTCTTGTTCTACTACTATAAGCGCTGGTTACTTGTTGTTGCGCTCAATCGCCGCTTGGCTCTTTTGTGGGATGCCCACTCCCCGTTAAATACTTCGCGGAAGGCTCCGCTTCGCATTCGCTCTCGCTTCGCCAATTATACCGCTCACTTCGGAACTTCGTTCAGAGGATTACTATAAAATCCTAAACCTCGCTCGCTCAATGTAGCTCGGGCTTCGCCCTCGTATTATATTATTTACAACTTGACTTCCAAGTTTCAGGTTATATCTATATATATTCAATATTATTAACGTTTTTGTTAGAAAGGAGGTGCTCTGCGGGTATTTCCCTAATACTCGTATACTATTAATTTAAAAATTATTTAAGTGAATCTATTACAGACAAGGTTCACCCAGGAATATCCTTGCCCATACCATGGTAACTAGGAGCCCGTAGGGAGTAAGCCTGGGGATGGCTAGACATCTTAAAACTAGCTTGTTTGATAGGACCGACCAAGACAATCCTATCAGAGACCTATGACTTGGGTAGTTTAGGCTTTCTACTAAATAAAAGCCACTTGTTAGTTAATAAGGGCTGCGCGGAAATCTTTCCTCCCGTGTAGCCCTAAATCTAAAAACTATAAACTAAATCTATATAGGAGACTAAAATGACAGAACTAAAACTCAATAACATCGACATGAACAAGTTCTACAAAAAACTCCTCTCGTCACCAGACATTAAGGAATACCTGGACGAAAAGACACTCGCCCTCTGCAAAGAGTTCTTCGAGAATATAGTATTCGAATTCACCGCCACCCTAAAACCAGGAGTTTCACCTGAATTCGAGAAAAAGTTCACAGAAAGCATCAATCAACTTCTCGAAACCATCAACAACTAAATCTAAAAATAAATATGGTGTATATATAAACACCACTTAACTAGGAGGTTAAGACTATGGATTTCAACACAACTGGTAGAGTAACATGGTTAATCGTGGCTATAATAGCCTTGGCGTTAATTGTTATCCTTTTCGTAATTAAGCCTGAATGGGCTCAGGCAGTTCGCGATTTCGTATTCCGCAACGGGAAAAAAGCTACTGAGGCAGCTAGAGACCGCGCGCAAAAAGCCAAAGCATTCACAAGTGAGACTATCGACATGGCTAAGGAGAAAATCGACGAGATTAAAGCAAAAGCCTAATCTCTCCAACAACTTAGGCCTTCCGGGGTTGAGCCTAGACAAATCAACCCCACTAAATTTAAAAATTATAAACTGAGCATTTCGCTCAAATATTAACTCTAAGAAAAGGAGACTTAAGAATGGAAAAGACGAACATCACTGGTAATGCTGGAGACATGAGCAAAACGGTTGTCAGGTACACGAAATCCGGACGCCCCGTCACAAACTTCAGCATAGCGAGTCACAGAGGCAAGGACGAAGAGCAAACCACAACATGGCGTCGCGTAGTATGCTTCGGAAGACTCGCTGAGGTGGCCGCTAAGGGCATTCAGAAGGGATATTACCTCACGGCTGAGGGACGCTTGCAGACCCGCAAATGGGTCGATAAAGAAGGCGAAGAGCATACCGAAAAGGAGCTCTTAGCTGACAGCATCACGATTCATAACGACCGCGCGCCTAAGACAGACGAAAAAGCACCGGAAGAAGCCCCCGAAGCAAAAGCACCAGAAGCCGAAGAGAATCTCGACATCTAACATATTAAAGTCGGACGCGGATAACCGACTATAAATAAACCGCACGCAATTATATTAACCTCCCTAAACGTTTACGAACGTTATATGGGCGTAGCGTAGGTGAATCGCTACGGCATCAGGTTGGTGAAACAATCCGTAAAACCTACATGTTTCCTGATGCTCACGCACTCATAAATATCTCCCTTCGGAATAAGATTAGGACCCCAAAATCCTGGTCTTATTCCATTTTTTATGAATAATAACACATAACTATAGGAGCAAACATGAAAACTATAATACTAATACTTATGACAATGATGTTAATAGGATGCAGAGGCATGATAGTTATAGAAATGGAACCTAACAATTATTCCATCGAAATAACCTCCCCAACTGAAACTGGATACGGATTCGGCGTCTATTCTGCAGAAGAAACCACACCAACAGAAGTAACAAAAACTACAGAAAATTCCTCTGACTGCACACCACCATACTCTAGCCATACATGTACAGAACTATAACACTATAATGTTTAATGATATCAAATGCTTTCCCGAAGGATAGATATTAATGGCCATAGGGTATTAATATCCTCCGAAGGATAGTATAATAATAGTTACTAGTTATGATAATAACTTAAAGTAGCTATTTCTGAAATACAGTAAAAATGGGTTACTTACCCCTTATATACCCTTTAATAAGAAAAATTATACCTTAACCTAGCCGATTTCAGTAAAATCAATAACTTATAAATAAGCAGGATTTATTAATAAAAATCAATAATTCTTGACTCATATGAAATAACAGAATCTCGTTTACTAGAGGTTCTGATAATAACATATTAATATAATTAAACTTCCGAAGGATACTAAAAATAGCCCTCCAAAGGATTAATAAAAGGCTATTCAAAATAAACTAAAAAACGCCCGCAGAATTACTTCCAAATACACATATAGTATATAAGAGTAAGAATAGGTTTAGAGGAATAATAAGCGGGTAAATAGAACTTAAAGAAATAAATAAAATTAATATATTCAATAATAAGGACTGGGTAAGTATTGGAAATAATTAGGAAAATATTTTCCACGACCTAGTTTATTAGCCTTAGTAGGCAAATATAAGTTAGCCTTAGTAGGCAAAATCCTTAGTATTGAAAATCCTTAGTATTAAAGACATTTGTCTTTAGTATTAAAACAAATCCTCTTATCCTAGTATATGTATATATATAAAGGTTTAGAGGGTTAGATTAGGTAATGCCGCGGATTTAAAATAATTAACATGGAGGAATGATATGTTAAGAAAGATAAGTGGCCAAATCATGATTACATACATATTGTTCCTTTTCAAGAGGCAACGCCGAAAAAAGAATATGTAATAAAAGCAGTTTATAAAGACGATCCTAACGGAACGCCAATATATTTCATAGAAGAAAACAAAACATGGATTATATATAAAGATAACGCGGCAAAATTTAAGTGCCGCAAAATAGCAGAAGGGATGATTGAAAAGCATCCTAGCTGGAAAGACTATCATAACATTACTGCGGAAGAAGCTTAAGGAGGAATAAAATGCATCCGGACTATTTCTATTACACAATAAAAGAAACAGGAGAAGACGATTTTATTTATCGTTCTGCAGCGTTTGAAGACAGAGAGGTAATGATCGCGGATATAATCCCGCGGCTTAAAAAAGATTATTCTAACGATTCGTATACTATAACATTTATGGTAGAAACATATCGGGGTAATCTGAGAACTCATCTTCCTCTCTCTACTATTCATGCCAATAGCTTCTTAAGTAAAGTCAGAGGACTCGTTTTCAAGTTCGACCATTAATAAAACTTAACCTGTTAATTTAAAAATTAATAAATTGAATTTATTTAAGGAGATAAAATATGATAGAAATAATGAAAGCTGGATATAAGGTAAAGCCGCCGATTATATATATTGGCAGGCCAAGCCCATATGGGAATCCGTATCCAATCGTTGCTTCTAAATACTCAGATAAAATCTATACTCTGGAAAAGAGTTTAGAGTTATACGAACTAGATATAAGAAGCGGCAAAATAAATATACAGGATTTGTACGAACAGTATAAGGCCAAAGGATATCTAAAGTTAAGCTGCTTCTGCACAAATAAGAAATTACATAATTGGCAGCAGGCTATAGATAAGCCTGTATGCCATGGAGAAATAATAGCTTATTGGATATTCAAGATGGAGGAGAGAGACAGATGAGTCAATACGAAATCGATTATTACTTCCTGTGCAAAGAAGTATATATAAAAAACTGGAAGACAAAGCTTATGGCTTTTCAGACAGCAGGTACGATTGCGTATCTAAATGAATCAGCACGACTAAAGAAATTCGAAAAGAAAGTCTATGAAACTGTATGGGAAAGACTCCATATTTAACAAATAAAAAGGAGAATTGGAAAATGAAAAAGATTCTATCAGACATTCTAAAACAAACCGGGGTACCAATAGTAATGATACTCGTCACCGTAGCGATGATATTAGTGCTATGCCTCGGACTAGGTTGCGGAATTCGCTATTTAATGAAAAACGCCGATAACAAAGTCGACGGTTCAATTAACTGCATCTATATCCCCGAAGGAAAACAGGAATGTACTTTTAATGGTTATCCATTAAATAATGTGCAAGCAATCAAAATCGAAGGCGGATACATGATATTCGCAGAGGAGGCCAAGTGAAAAATATAGCGATAGTCATATGGCTCATAGGGTTTCCTCTGATGGTTGACTTCTCATCATACGTACATCAATATCTATTGAAAAAGCCTGACCCATCAAGCATGGGCAGCGACACAATAATATTTGTAATGTATGTATGGATAGCATACCTGGTATATGAGAAATAAATAAACAAATAAATAAAATTTGCTTAAACAATAACCTGGAATAAAATGAAAGGGAATTAATCATGGAAAAGACTTACAAAATCTTCAGCAGAATCAATACTAAAACTCAGGAAACAATTCAATACAAGTGCCGTTTTGATAACGGTAAATTAGCTAGCGTTGTAAACCTGGCGACTGGACTTGTGATACCTGAGGGTACTCGAACATTTAAAAAGATTCATAACGGACATAAACAGTTCGTTATTTCTGAATCTTAAAAATCAATAAATAAATAATATTTAATGGAGGTGCTAATGAAGGAATACATATGTCATTCCGGAGGGGCCCAAGGCGCTGATTCATATTTCGCGTACATGTGCGCGGAATTAAAAACAGCAAGATGTATAGCTCATACATTTAAAGGACATCGAGTTAATGAAATTAACGGATGGACTGTGGATGAGCTGTATAATCCGGAGGATATCATCGTCCACTCTCAAGAAGAATTAGCTATCGCAGACTCATATCTAAAGATAGCTAACAAACACATCAACAGACAGTTTCCAACTAAGAGCGAGTTTGTAAATAATTTGCTCAGAAGAAACTACTATCAAGTCAAAGACACCCAAGGGATCTTTGCTATATCATCGTTCGATGAGAAGGGCAAAGTTAAAGGCGGCACAGCATGGGCAGTCTATATGGCTATAGACATGGGTAAACTTGTCTATGTTTTCGATCAAGTACAAAATCAATGGTTCATTGTTTGTTACGAGAAAAAGAAATGGATCAAAACAGAGGCTCCAATATTAACAGAAGTATTTACGGGTATAGGTACCCGGGAAATAAATGAGAAAGGTCGAATGGCTGTAGACAGACTATTCGAAACCATATTCGAATCTACCGACATATAAACATGTAACTAAGGAGAAATATATGATAGGAATAACCGAAGGTTATGACCCTGGATATGACCCCAAACCACTTAAAGACTGGCTGCCAAAGCCAGCCATAATAATCACAAAGAGATTGGACCTACTCCTAAAGAACTTCGATTTCACTAACGAGAATGTTATCATTCACGCTACAATAACAGGCATGGGCGGTTCTAAAATAGAACCAAATGTCCCTAAGCCTGAAGTAGAAATCGAGGCATTAAGAGAACTTAATAAGTCTATCTCTCAGAATAGAATCGTACTTAGAGTAGACCCAATCATACCTGAAGAACCATACTTCTCAAAAGCATTGGAAGTCATAAGGAATTCCGAAGGATTATACTCCAGACTAAGAATCTCATTCCTTGATATGTATCCACATGTCAAGGAGAGATTCAACAAAGCCGGAGTTAAAATTCCTTACGAAACATTCCATGCTCCACTTATCGCAAGACAAGGGGTTGTGAAGTATATCAAACAGGTAAAAGAAATAGAGCCTGAGATATGCGGCGAGCCAGACTTTACTTGTAAAGGATGCGTGTCGGAAGACGACCTTAAGACTTTAGGTTTAACAACCGAGGTGACTCGTAAGGGAGCCCAAAGATATTCATGCGCATGCCTTGCGATAAAGCATGAAATCTATTCAGGCTATAAAAGACAATGTCCTTCGAAATGCTTATTCTGTTATTGGAGGAAATAAAATGAGCGCATCATTGTTATGGATGATATCTGTAGCCTTAAGCACCGACATAGGAATCGGTGCGATAGGCTATGCGATTGGCAGATTCCGCCATAAGCGTGAATTAACAAAACTACAAAATCAATTGTCCGATACATATAAGTTGCGTAATGCGACTTTAAAAGGACAAGAGGAAATTATCAATATGCTTAGTCAAGCAGAAGATAATGACTCATTAGCCCTTGGGCTCAATGAGAACCTCGAAAGAATATTAACTCTTAAGGACGACCAAGGGTCGTCAATCTAAAGAAGGAGGAAATATGAAATACGTAATAGTAGCAATAGCCTGCGTAGCAGGTTATCACATAGGCAAGAGAATTGGCGAATGGTATAGTTACAGAAAAACTTCGAAGGAGTTTTCCAAGTATATCAATGAGTCAATATGGCAAATGCACGAGAGGAACGTATCGGCTATGCAGAGGGTCAACGACACTCTCAATTCACCGGCACTGCATGGAGTGGATGCAATTCATTCACAATATAAAAACTAAATAAATAAAATTTATGAAAGGAGACAGCATGTGTCCTAGACTAACAGAGATAAATATATATAGTCAAAGCGAATCTGCCTTAGGAAAGTGGATGAGCAATTGGACATTAGAGCCAATCGTGACTGAAGATGGACGCTTTGCGTCTATCGAAGGTTACTGGTATTGGCTAGGCTGCAAAAACGATAAGCTTCGCGAGCTACATGGCTTTGAGGCTAAACGTTTTGGTAGACTACAGCAAAGAGTCCGTAGTCTAAGCGAAGAAGAATTTCGTAAGAAAATATTCATGGCTATCGATATTAAAATCGAAGCCAACCCAGCTATGAAAGAGGCGTTAATAAAATCCGAATTACCATTTAAACATTATTATGTATACAGTGGTAATAAGGTAAACGCTGGCTTTCAGTGGCTGGTGGACTACTGGACTAATAAACGCAAACAACTTAAGGAAATAACATGAGCCTTAAGAAATTGGAAAGAGGAATCTACTACACAGTAGGAAAAATGGACGATGGAAACATTGTCCAGGGATGCTCTAAGGACTGCAAATACTGTCATAAGTATTATGGGCCTCACAATATAGAAAGTCGCTGCGAGAATCCAGAAATAACTAAGCATTTTGGCAGGGTTCTGGTCGAACACCCTATAGCAATAACTAGCTGTATGTTAATTTACGATTCGAGGATTTTATGACTCTAAAAGAAAAATTAAAAATAAGCAAAAACATCAACGCACTACCAAAGGATGTGCGTAAGCAATTAGAGAAAGAGTACATGGACAGATTAGAAGCTCACTGGCCTGGTATTCAGGCCGAGTTCGATACTGTCCTTGGCTCAAGCGTAAAAGCCGGCCTTGGCTGGCTGGCACGGTTTAAATGCGGCATAGTATTCGGAAGAAAACTGGCCGCAACACATGCTCTAGTTCTAAAGCAACTTCACAGTAAATACTGTAAGGAGGATTAAATGGCATTCGATATTATGACAACATTAGCATTAGTGCTAGTGATATGGAAAATTATCTACGATATAGCTACAAGTCGATGGACTCACAAAGATGAGCTGGAAGCGGAGCTTGACGATGTTATCGACGAGCGAATAGAAATGCTTAATCAAAGCATCCTAATCCATGAGCTTCTAGCTATAGAAGCAAGAATGGTAGGAATGCTTGCGGTATTAAAGCCTACTCAAGGCTTAGAAGAAGAAGCCAAAAATATAATGGATTCTCTTAATAAGAATATCGCAAGTAGAGATAAACTTAGCGATGAAATCGAGAATCGATTAATAAGCTTACGATTAAGAGAAGCCGAAATCGAAAAAGAATTACTGAACATCTAATAAAAACTAAGGAGGTCTTCGTGGCAAGAGCTCCGCCCTAAATATACCATGGACAATATAAAATACACTCCATTCGTTTGGCGGTACCGTAAACCGCCACTGCAATTATAAATTATTTGAAAAATAAAATATAAATATAGTCGGGGTGTAGTTTAATAATGCAGAATACCGCCTCTGAGGGGCGGAGACTTGCCGGTTCAAATCCGGCTCCCCCGACCAGCAATAATAATATTCCGGTAGGGCGACGCATGCCGAACGAATTTTAAGCCGTTAAAGATTACGAAAGGTATTACAAGGCCACGTAATCAGCGTCGTATTGCAATAATATCCTCACGGTCTCACTAAAGACTGTGAAACGGGGTTCGTAGGGTTGCCGTAAAGGTTCTTTGGCTCTGCGAGCCCCAAGCAATTATAATATTAAGGAAATAATATGACAGTTAAAGTACAAACTAAAGTAGATATAGTTTGGGAAGACAATGGCGAATGTTCCCGCGAGTGTCCATTTTATGGATACGAATATGTGCAATACGAGGGAAACATCAAGACATGTCAACACCCAAAATATAAAATAAAATGTCAAATGAAAGAATCTAACAAATTATGCCATAAGGACAACTCATGATTACGTATCACGTAGGAGACATGTTAGAGTCAGACGCAACTATACTGGTCAATCCGGTTAATTGCGTTGGCGTAATGGGTAAGGGGCTTGCCTTACAATTTAAAAAGAAATTCCCGCAGAATTTCGCAGATTATAAATATCACTGTGACGCTAGCAAAATCGCTCCTGGCGATAGATTGTTACGCCCAGGTTTTACACAAATGTGTGTTACCGATAATAAAATAATAATCAACGCTGCAACTAAAGACCATTGGAGAGATCCGTCACAAATAGAATGGATAAAAGAAATAGTATACACACTATGCACAATGACGATTATTATATCTAAGAATGGATACCATCCTAGTCCATTACAAATAGCGATCCCACCTTTAGGCTGCGGCCTTGGCGGATTAAACAAACAGGACGTACTGGCAATAATTCTAAAAGGATTCGATAGTTTAAAGAATGATAAAACTATCGATATTCAATTATGGAATTTCAAAGAAAAGGAATAAACTATGATACTAAATGGCGAAATAGTAAATCCTCACAAAATAGGAGACAAAGTAACCTATTACAGATTGTATAACAAGAAGACCAAGAAATATTGGTGCGGATACAACGGCAAAGAATGGATGGGAGATAAAGAGTACGCAAATGGATACTACCGCACAGACGATGCCGTAGAAGCATTAGCTCTATTCGACAGCCCAAGTATAAAAATACAAAAATTCATCACCGTTCTAACAGAAAAAGGATGGATAGAAAAGTAATGGAAAATCTATCCGCAGAACAAATCGAAGGAGTATTCTGGATGGAAGAAAAATGTGAGATTGACGATATATTAGCTCAGTACAGCTCTCCGGGTATGCCGGAGGATTGGAATCCATCTGAAGAAGAACTCGACCAGATGGCTGAATATTACAGAAACCTCAATTGGGGTAAAGGCGATGTTAAAGAAAGAAAAGAAGAAACGCTCAGCTTATGCGGTAGCGGCGCATTTTAGAAACTCAAGCGGTCCTGAGAAACAAGGCAAAACTAAAAAGAGTTATAAAAGAAAAAAAGTAAAAGATTACTATGAGATGTCCTGGCAATAAATGCAAGAATAAAAGAGACCAACAAAACTGTGATAACAGGAATTGCTCGCATTATTACGACCCAAACGACAATAGTAATAATACAAAATGTTTATGGGTGGAAGGCCTAGAGCCTTTATCTTTCGAAGAGTTGATACTCAAGAAATTAGTGATGCGAAACATCGTGATAACTTATCCTCAGGCGGAAGAAAAAATGGGACTTTCGCAAAGAGAGTTAATAATGTTAGCCGGCTCTATAAGAAGTAAAGGATACCATTTATAAACTACCCCACTACAAGTAGCGGGGCTTGCGGTTCCGGAAGGAGAAAGTTAGAGATGAGAGATTGGACCACAATAGGCATGTTTATAGATGCCCTTCGGGCTATGTTAATAGCACCATTAAAATCAGCATTTGAAGTATAACTACATATTTCGCAAGAAAATAAGGATTGAGACTTTCGATTATGCTTAGAAATGTTACCACATTTAGGACAAGTTCTGGAAGTATTAACAGGAGAGACTGCAATAACAGGAACTCCGAAGAGCTTGGCCTTATATTCAATAAAACTTCTAAGCTGATAGAAAGCCCACTTTCCAAACTTATCTCTTTGGGCTTTGCTAACCGTTTTACTGAAACCTTTAAGGTTCTCAAGAGCGATAGCTCTTTGAGTGTCTTTAGCTTTGGAGACAATTTTCTTGGAAATTACATGATTTATATTACGTTTAAAGTTAGACTCTTTTTTAGAGATCTTCTTAAGATGCTTTTTAGCAGATGTAGTTCCACAGGATTGAAGGTTCTTTCTAAGTTTAGAGTATCTGACTCTGGTATTTTCAACTTCTTGTCCGGAAAAGAATTCTCCGTCGGAGGTAACGGCTAAATTAACGATACCCATATCAATTCCAAGAATACCTTTGGAACTGATTGGAGTACCATCAGGAACCTCAATGCACAAACACAAATAGAGTTCGTTATTATAAAGGATCATGTCTGCTTGACCCTTGATTATTCTTCTATGTAGATTAGCATACTCATAGCAAACAAGAGGAATTTTAAACCTCCCATCAAGGCTAAGGATACTGACCGTATCCATCCCTTTAAAAGAGAGAATACGTCCATCGTAAACAATAGCAGAATGGGGTTTAAAAACATGCAAAGCGGCTCTGCTAGATTTAGCTCTATAAGATTCAGAAACTTTACCAATGGCTCTAACTGTAAGTTGAGCAGAAAGTTTAAAGTTTTCTCTAACATATCTATAACAAAGATGATGTAAGTCAACATGTCCAAATTTCTTAACTTCGAAAGCTATCTTAGACACAAAATTACAAGCTTCGTTAAAGACTTCCATAGTCTTTATAAGAGAAGCTTTCTGCTCTTCGGTAGTGAGAAGCTTAACTTTCAATGTAAGTTTCATAATTTTAGTATAGCATAAAATAAGCTTATAGCAATACTTTGAAAAATAAATTGAATACTCTAACCGCGCTCCTCCCCGCCCCAAGGGGTGGGGTGTCCGCGCTGAGGTCTTTATGAAATGCCCAAAAGGCAAATGCCTTAACAGATTATCAAAAGGGTTAGCTAAATGCGATCCTAAATACGATTACTATTATCCAGAGGATGCGAGTAATTGCATATTAGAGCCCGGAAAAGAATTTTTGACTCCCGAAGAAGCAAGAGTACTGAAAGTATTAAGAAAAGATGGCGTTCGTTCGTACTCTATAGCTTCTGACATACTAAAAATACCTTATGAAAAAGTAATAGAAATACATAATCGGATAAGATGCAAAGACTATTATTTAGTTGACTAACAAGAACTGAATCCAATTCATTATTCACTGACATAAAGTCATTGAACTTAGTTCAATTAATGAAAAACATAGGCCAAAAAAAACTTTTTACTCCCTTTATCCTTATTATAAAAACAAAACCTTAATACTAAATACAATGTATTCTATAATTATGTATTATATACTTAAGGCTAAAGTATAAATTTTATGCGAGTATATTTAAGTTATAATATATTCCGAGTATAAAATTTATAACAATGATTCAACACTTTTTAAAAATGCTAAAAACCAAAATGAATTGCATTCAGCTATGAAAAAACATAAATCGAATTACAAAAAGTAATAAAAGCTCAAAATCACTAGCCTCTAAAAAGAGCCTTAAAAAATGAATGAGCGTTCATTCAGTTTTAGGAGGTTAACGCTCAAGTGGCGCTGGCCTTTTTCGCGGGTGATGCCCCGCTAACCCCCGTTAAAAGTACAAAACATTCGGATTCTTAAAAAAGAGTCCGAAGTATGTAGTAACAATACCCCTAATTTCGACCTTATTACCCTCTAGAATCGATTTTTAAATCAATACTAAGGGTAAGGTGGCTTCGCGCTCTTAATCGTCGCTTAAAACCGTTATTAACTCGAAGGGATATTCCGCGAGTAAATAAATAATATTGACTTAAAACTCATTTCTTAAATAAATTTAACTTAATTAATTTAAAAATTATAAAAATGAATCTTATTCATTTCTATTAAAAGGAGAACCTAATGAAAAATCCCCTGAATAGTATCTTCAAATTCAAGCCCAAAACAGAAATGGGCTGGATAATAGCAGGGACATTCGGATTGGTCATGCTGTTTATAATGGTTCTCAATCTATGGCAAGTAATTAAAGTATTTATACTTGGCCTTGTAATAGGCTATATAGTTAGAATATTTAACAAAGATGTTAGAGACGAAAAATAGGGGCTAAGTGATGAAAAACGCTAAATTCAAAATTGACAAACATTATTATAATACGCCTTTCGCGTCGAAGCTACTACATGACTTCAAGTTGATAGAGCAGGCTGAAAAGCGCGCAAATAAAATTATTAGAAATTCGGAAGTTAAATTATCTAAAAAAGAAAAAAGGATAATGAAAAAGAAATTAGTAGAAGGCTTCTTAAAAAAACTCCGAGATTAAATAGGAGGAATCATGACTACGAAATTTAATTCGAAAGAATTCAATAAATTAATCGCACAAACGGAACGAGAATACGACGACATGATGACTACGTTCCGGAGAACATTATTCAAGCCATTAATGAGAATCTATGGCTTAGGTAATACATTCATATGGGCGATAGATAATAAAGACAGAAACTGGAAAGTTATAAAAAATGAGGACGGAGACCTTGTTCTAATGAGGATGATATCAATCGAACTTTGGCACGAAGTATTACCTCCCGAAATAGAACAAGTATTCTTAAGCGAAGTATCGCTTCAGTACTTGTATGAACAAGTCTACGGAGTGAACGAGTCGCTGAATAAAATTAATGAAGAACTTCGTTTGAAATTCTTCAAACCGGAAGGAGAATGATATGCTCCTTGTAAGTTTAATTATGGGCTTAGCCACGTTCCTGGCATTTATGCTGGCGTGGATTAAGTTACCGTACGGATTAAGAAAGTTCTTAGTGAGGCATTCCACGCTTACGGATTTAACAGCTACAGTCCTGAGTTATTTACTTCACGGACAGACCGCAACTGCGATATTAGCAGCAGGCATAGTGGCTGTAAGCGTGAGCGTATGTCTTAAAATCTCTGAGAAATCAGAAGAATATGAGTGGGTTTATAGCCTGGTTAGATTAACCCCGCCTAAATATTTTATTAAGGAGATAGTAGATGAAAGTGAGAAGGGTTTATAGCTCTGTCGAACTGGAAAAAGCCGCGGCTTTAAGAGCCGCAATCGTATCACAAATAACCATTGACGAGAAAGATTCTCTGAAGATGTTTCGTCAGGGGGAGGACGAGACAAGTTATTATGAGGGAGTAACGAAGTATCTGGATGAGTATTACTACATAGTAGACGAGAAAGACGAGTTCGATACGGAAGAGTTCTTTGCGTTCGCGTGGAAGACATTTCCATGGCAGACTCGTAAAATAGTCGAGGCAAATCCAAATCCCAGAGCACAGTGCAGAGAGTTCATGAAATTCCTAACGTCAGTGGGACGAAAGGTTTCGGAGTGCAAGGGCACTAAAGACAATCCTGCAGTCAGAACTACTCCGTATTCCGAAATAATGTTCGGAAGACAATTGGATTTACTCTCTTACTTACATTCAATATTCCCCGAGTATATGGACAACTCGGATTACTACGTGGAATTCAATATGGAATTAGAACCGATTCGGATAATCAAGAAAAGGCATCCGTATTTCCATACTCCGATTTTAGACAATTCTCAGCGAGAACCGGATGAAGTAGAACTGAATCCAATAGAGAAGGAGCTTAAGAAATTAGAGACTCCGGAAGAGGATGCTCTTAATTTCGTAGACGATTCTATAGATGTAGGATACGTCAAAAAACAATCCAAGGATATATTCACAGACGGATTCGAAGAGCCGGATGATGACGATATTCTGGATGACTCCGAAGAAGTAGAGGATGGAGAATTCCAGCCTTACGAAAAAGGATTCGTCCACGACCACTACGACCTGCAAATGGATATAACAGGCAGCATGATTACTGCCGTGGAGGAATTCGATGATAATGGCAATGGTATTGTGGAAGAAAAGGACGTTATTGTCAGCGATTTACGCGAGGCTAAGTGGGCTCGTGCGAATGTTGGCAAGAAGTGGAATAAGAAATATTTCCTCAAAGATGACGTGCTGTACAAACACGTAATCCAACCTAAAGTAAAGTACGAAGAAGTCCCGGGCTATGAAGCTGCAGTATGGCCTCAAGCTGTAGCTCAGGCGGGACATGGTCCCAAGTTCAGAGAGATATATCAGATGATGAAAAAGAGAAATCGCGACGGCGAATACCGTCTCGATAAAAGATCCCTCTACGGGATCATAAAAGCAGAGGAAGGTAAAAGAACTCTGACCAAGTCCGACATAGGAAGGCTTTGGGACCTGATCAAGATTAGGGACTTTATAGTTGAAAGGAGAAAAGAATGCATGAGATAAAAGCTAAATATAATAAAGCCCTCATCGTGAACTACTGTCAGCTAAAGCAGACAGCTTCTGGCGCAACGCCCCGGATGGGCGTTAACGCACCTGGGCTCGTTCCGAACCCTAAAAGGAGAATATTTTGAGCAGCATTAACATCACGATCAATAGTATATCCGCAATGCGGACAACTATGAGTACGCTCGCTCAAAGATTTTTTAACCATATTATTGCACTTACTGCATATTTGGGATGTGTTTTTGGGGTTTACAAGAATAACTTTAGAACCAGCTTCTTCCGCTTTGTACTTCAGCATACTCCTGAACTCACCAATAGCAACATCAGAAACATGTTTAGCAAGGTGTTTATTTTTAAGCATAAAATCGAGAGGCATATCTTCCATAAAGATATCGCCGTATTTATTAGAGATTTCTCTAGTGGTTTTATGAAGGAAATCCTTCCTTTGATTTTTAATATGCTCATGAAAGTTAATAAGTTTTTTAACAGTCTTTTTACGACTGTTACTGCCCTTAACTTTTCGGGATACACTTCTCTGGATAACTCTAAGTTCTTTCAAAGAGTTGTTGAGATATTTAGGGCTGTCATAAACAGTACCATCAGAAAGGGTAGCCAAATGAGAGATACCTACATCGATACCTACTGGAGGTTTATCAGATACAGTTTCAATAGTATTATAAATCTCTATAGAAAAATTAGCGTACCATTTATCATTGACACGTTTTATAACTACGTGTTTTATCTTACTGTTTTGTGGAATATCCCTATGAAGTTTTACAGAAATTTCACCAACATGTTGAATTCTTACTTTCTTATTATTAAGAAGTTTACATCCATCATTGTAAGTGAATTCTATACTATTGAATCTACTAGCATTTTTAAATCTAGGAAAACCTGGCTTATCACCAGCTTTAACTCTTCTAAAGAAAGCTTTGAAGGCCTTATCGAGCCTTCTAAGCATTTGTTGCATAGAACTAGAATTAACATTGGGACACTTAAGTTTTCTAATCTTATTAAAGAGTGCAGCTTGTTGGACATAAGGGATATATTCTCCCCGTCTTTTATAGGCTTTAATACGTTGCTCAAGGGCTTTATTATAGATAAAACGCTGCTGATTAAGGATCTTACAAAGAAGATCTTTTTGAGTCTTATTAGGGCGCAATCTATAGTTGTAAGTTTTTACGACCACTTATCTGCCTTTTTGAGCCTCAATATAATGCTCTATAGCTTTAGAGCTAACAGAACCGACAGTATTGATAAAATAACTTCTGCTCCACAAAGTTGGAAGCTTTTTTCTGATACTAGGGAACTCTTGCATAAGCCTTCTGGAGGTATAGCCTTTAAGCTGATTAGCAATGTATTGAGGCGCATCCATTGGAGTAGCGCTAATAAAGACGTGAACATGATCGGGCATAACAGCAATGCTCTCTACAGCCCATTCATGCTGTTGAGCTTTGTCACATATAAGCTCAGAGCATCTTTGTGCTATTTCATCAAGAAGTATACTCTTTCTGTATTTTGGGCACCAAACAATGTGATACTTCGTAGAGTATACACAACCGACATGTTTTGTATATCTTTTATCCATGATTTAAGCATAGCATAAGTAATATGCTTGTCAATAGTATACAATGAATAATATGAAAAATAATATAAAAAAAAGAAAGGAGGAAGGCGCGATTCCTCAGTCGCCTAAAGACGACTGTCCCCTCGTGCCGTAACTTCATGGTATACGCCAAAGCAACGCAAACAAGCATTAAAACGGATTGAGAAAGTACTAAAAGAAATATCTCAAAAAAGAGGAGAGCGAAATGCTAGATAAAATCAATAAATTGTCTAACGAATATTCAATAAAAGGTGACCTTTTGCATTTGTTTTTAGAGAACAAAAATCTCGACGATTCCGATGCGGATTTAGCAACTATTTTAAGTTACATAAAATGGAAGCAGAGCGAATATAATAACAAAAGTAAGATGCTCTCTGTATATGGGAATTGGAGTCTGGGTTCCGGAACCAGCTACTGCCCATTATGTAATGTGTTCTTTGATAACGAGTGTTACGGGTGCCCTTTAGTATTAAAAGGCGGCAATGGCTGCGCTGACGGTCAAAAGCATCCGTATGACGAGGCGCTAATAGGAAGCAAAGAAAGCCTGCTTAAGCTGCTCGAATCGAAAGTCAAAAAGATAGAATTCGATAAAGGACTTCTAAAGAGAGTCGAGACTTCTCTTAAGAAAATTTCAAAAAAGAAGAGGTAAATATGATAAAGAAAGGCTCGGAAGAAAACTACCTCAAATTACAGCCTCACGATATCGATTGGGGCGCATGCAAATTACTTCTGACAAGATCTGAAACTATCCATCTTAAGCATATATTCACAAAGATATTCGTCAAACAAAACAATTGGGCGAAATATAACGAGATCTTCGGACATTTAGACATGACTGCTTATGACTATATGCAGATAATGACCAATCACTTGAGGAGAATATATAAGATCCCGCGGGGATTTCAGGCAAGCATTAGTCTGCTTAGACCCGGAAGAAATGATTTCTTCCCGACATTACAAAATTTGGACGGACTTAAGACTTTAGTTGTCCTTGATTTCGACGGGGTAATTACGGATAAGAGATTTACGGAGATGTATGATTTGTGCTATTCGAGAGCCAGAAAGCTATTTATAGTCTCGGCTAATCCCGAAGTTTCCAAAGAATTCATGTACAAAAAAGGGTTATTCTCAAACCGCGTGGATAAGATATTCGCATGCAAGGGCAAGTGGCAGAAACTAAAGAAAATAATTGAATTGAAAAAAATATACGATTTCGTATTCTATATCGACGATGAAGATATGTATCTTGACGTCGCGTGGATGTTTGGAATTAAAACTTATAAATGGAACGGCAAGGCGGTTAAGCCTTATAGTCCGAAATAAGGAGCGGATATGAATAAAAAGTATTATCGCTATTTAATATATAAAAATGGCATATTGGCGTCTACTTCAGATGAAGATAGAGATACATTCCACGAAATTATATCCAATGCCATAAAGACGATATTTTGTTATTATAACGACACTCCGTCAGGAAGAACTTGCCATATCCAATTTCAAACTACAGAAAATAAAGACGGGGAGATAACATCAGAAATGATATCGCCCTTAATCCAAGCAGATGATTTTATAGAAAGAGTCACTAAGATTTTGGATCCTACTCCGAAATATCAAGTCCCTGACGATAAGAAAGATTATATATTAGGGACACTAAAAGGCACGCGCTTGTTTCTATTACAACTGTCGTCCGAAAAACCCACATTAACACTCTATAACAGGGATGCTGTAGATGAGGGTCTAAATAAAGTTATTGAAATTATAGAGGGATAAGAATATGTTCGTAACAGTAATACCAAGATATCAAGTTCCAATGATGGAGAAAGTAAATTACGATACTGCGGTTATAGCCATACGCTCTTTAGGAGATGACGCAGAAATTGAATATCCAAAGACGAGTAAAATCAAGGGAATACTCCAGCTTCAGTTTGACGATATTACAAGAGATATTCCATGCTATTGCGCTTTTGAAAAAGAGCAAGCAGAACAAGTAGTAGATTTCGTATTGGAATATCAGGACAAAGTGGAGATGTTCGTATGTCAATGCGATGCTGGGATTTCAAGAAGCGCCGGAGTAGCATTAGTATTGGATGAGATGTTTCAGGGAAACGGAGTCCCGATAAAAGACGATCCAAGATTTTCCCCGAATCCATTAGTAGTAAAACTTTTAAGAGAAGCCTTTAAGGCTAGGGAGAAATAGATGAGAGTTACAGTAACTTTTCCTGCTCAGAGTGGCGTCTTAGATACTTTTGGACGTAGTTTTGGTCTTATAGAAACAAAAGTAAACTGGGACGAATTCCAGCTTTACTATATTTGCAAAGAATGTGGAGCGTTATATAGAGACACCCCTGATGATTTCTTTTGTAAAAGATGCGGATGCGAGATATTGGATTTCGATATCAATCTGCCTACTGAAAAATTAGCAAGAGTACTAGGCAGAGTTATAGAAAGAAGGGTGACTCCGTTCAAATGGTACGACCCTTTTACCTGGGGGAAAATTAAAAATACTCAGCAAGTATTTCAAGTACGGGAAGGAGACGAGATAGTGGAAATAGTAAATCCATGGAATACTAAAATACTTATTAAGAATCTCATTGAATACGCTAATAAAAAGGAGAAATAAAATGTTAAATACAGCGTTACTTGTAATTATTCTTTTGATATTAATGGCTTTATTCCTCAGATCTATGGAAGAGCATGTCTTTTTAAAAGATTTGCTTAAAATGCTTAGAACCATGCAAGCTAACCAAGGAGAAATATTAAGAGAATTAAGGGATCATAAAGCTACATATAAGAGAAACACGGAATCAAATCACGAAGAAACTGCGACCAGAATAAGAAATATGGGCTATGAGCTTAAAGAGTATGCTAGTAAGTATATCTATGAAGAAATCAGGGATTTCAGAACGACATCGAAAGTAAACTTACAGGGAATTGCAAATACGCTGAACGGAGCGAATCTGAATTTAATAGCGCTTAATAATCGTTTAGTTAAGCCTAAGTCTAAGTCTAAGCCTGCCTCTAATAAATCTTCTAAAAAATCCACTTCGAAACCTAATCAAACTATTCAAAAAAGGAAGAAATAAATGCAGATACTAATATTAATACTAGTTATAGCTATACTTGTGATTGTGGGTCTTGGAGTCTTCCCAAAAGTCGCGGGATGGCACGATGAAGCAGTTCGCCAAAATGAACTTATCATATTACTAAGAGATGACCTCAAAGAAGACTTTGCTCATTTAAAGCGAATAGAAAGTGAAGAAGCCACTATTCTACGAGACAGGATAAAAGAACTCCAAAGAAAAATAGATAGCAAAGATAACTATAATGAGATCCATTACTCGATGGCAGAAGCGAAAGAAGACATTCAAACTACAATTCGAGCCCTTTCTAATTTAACAAGGACTGAGTTTGACAAGCTTCCGAAGAAACAAATAAAGAAACCTGCGAAGAAGCCTACCGAAAAAACAAGAAAGACGACAAAAAAGAGATAGTATGAGGCGTGATATGAAAGAAAAGTTCAGAAATCATTGGGATTTTTATGGCAGTGGCGAGGAGGCTTGGATATCCAAGAAGTTTCTTCTTAAAATGTTAATTGCTGACAAGAAGCAATGGAACAAGTTAAAGAAGGAAGGTAAGTGGGAGAATGTTGACCTGTCTTGGATAAGCATGTTCAGCTATATGAACACTCCGTTTTTATACTATGACAAACTCTTCAAGATTGACTGTTGGGCAGATTTATCAGGGGCAGATTTAGAAAACGTTAGCTTTGAAGGATTAGACTTATATGGAGTTGACTTCAGAAAATGTAAAATCAGAAACACTAACTTTTCTGCCGCTAACTTAAGTGCTTGCAGGTTTTCCAATGAAAAGGGGCTTCTAACTAAAGAAGAATTTCTCAGCCAATTTGAAAAATTAAAGAACGGTTGGCTTGTTTACAAAGTCATAAAAGACGATGAGCGAGACGATAGAGACAGGGGCTGGAGAGAAGATCACAAGGAATATAAAAAACATTACAAGTGGGAAATTAAACAGAATTCAATTATTACTGGAAAGGTTGATCACAATAGATTTGCATATAAAGATAATGGTATTAATTTCGGCACGCTTAAATATTGCAATGAATACTATAGACATTACTCTAAAGAAGATAAAGGAAACCTTTGGGCCTGCGAGCTTCCATTTGATGCCGATATATGTGTACCATATGCCTCCAGCGGAAACGCAAGAACAGACAAATTGAAGCTAATTACAGCCTTATCATAGAAAGGACCAAAACGACTAATGAGTAAAATCTCAAATTACGAATGGTCATACTTTGTGATAATGAAACAAATGGCTGATCGGGAGATGAAGAAGCCAGAGTGTTATTGCAATACCAGCCTGCTAAATTATCTATTTCCGCGGATCTCGCTTTGTACGTTTAGAGCGGAAAGACACGTATCTGGATCTCTATTCAGTACGATGAGAATGTACCTAGACCAACTAAGAGGTCATATAAGAAAAATAGATGGAGAGCGAGAAAGAAGAATCGATTTATATTATGATTAAAAATCTAAAACATTAAATAAGAATCTTATAAACAGGAGAAAATATGAAAAGAATAATTAAATCAGAAACAAATCCAGAAAAAATCGAAGACAATCTTGATGTACCTCTTACGAGAGAAGAGAAAGAGGCATTGATAAGGAAGCTTCAGAAGTCACTGGAATTAAAGGAAACGACAGAAACAGAATCGGCTGACGTGAAAGAGCAGAGGCTTGTTCAATTCTGCGAGAAAGTAAAAGAGCTGTTAAAGAGCGAACAGTATAGCGGTAATGCGCGTACCGCATTTGATTTCCTCGGGGCCTTAAGTTCAAGAATTGATTTGATACTCTCTTCGATTTTAGGAGACAGTTCATTAAATAATGAGAATAAGCGGACATTTAGGCTCCATTTTTTACCTCGTATGAAACTATTTGGTATTGAATTCTCATACGAGGTTCGCGAATTTTTCGGATTGGATCCGGAAGATAACGAAAATTTCGTCGAATTCTACTTCGAGAGCGATAATATCACATACGCGTACGCGGAATAAAGGAGAATAAAAATGAAAACGGAAAAGGAGTTAAGAAAAGAGATAAGAGAGTATAAGAAACAGCATAAAGCCGATATGGCAAACTACGAGGAAATAGCTTCGAAGGTAAGAGTTATCAAAGATTTCGTAGATGCTCATGTTAGTAACGACGAAATAGTCAGAAAGACTATGTTAGGTACTGGCGGAGACGTAGATAGGACGCTGAGCAATCTAAATCTGATCTATAAGAAGATTCAAAAACTAGCCGAAAAGGCAAAAGGAGAATAAAATGAAGAAAATAATGTTTATACTTATAATTACTTTAATGACTGCGTGTATCGAAATCGAGGGAATCACTCCTGAAGACGAAGATACAAAAAGAATTACTTCCGTTATCGATATCAGCGACGATGTAACTGATACTACAGACCCAGCTACAGATACAGTCTGGTTAGACCCTGCGACGAATCTCATGTGGCAAAAATCGGGAAACAAATTTCCGGTATTATGGGAAGAAGCGATGACATATTGCGACGATGCAACTGACGGAGGTTTTAATAATTGGTACTTGCCTACAATAGACGAGTTAAGGACAACGATAATTGGACGCTCGGAAATAACGATAGGTGGCGAATGCCCTTATACAGATGGTCTTTCCGAATTCGATGTTTTCGATGATGATGGGATTTGTGATTTCAGACATGATGACCCGAATAGTTACCAGCCCAGTTATCTAAATTCTAAATTAGAGAAACCTGAACATGTTGCCGAAGATTATATTAGTTGGTCTTCGACAGTAATTATGAGGCATGGCGTAATAGCGGAACCGGATCCTGGGAAAATTGCTGTAGAATATATAACCGGTTCACTTCTTTTTATTCCGGCCATTGAGGATATGGCCTACGCACGATGCGTAAGGGAGGAAGAATGAAACTATTTATCCTGGAAGGTAATAGTTTCGACGTAATTGAAAATAGCACATGCCAGAACGAATGCTCCTTTTCGTGCCCTAAGCTTATAGTAACTGGCGAAGGAATGACTCAGAAAGCCAGATGCGAAAAGTTCAGCGGGGACTTTCTTACTGGGGACATTCTTGAAAGAAATCCAACTCTAGGATCAAACGCATTCTTCCGGCACGATGAATGTATGAGAAAAGCTCATACGGCAACTGAGACTGTCTATCTCTTAGGGAATTTGATAATGCAAATTACAAAACCAACGGAAGGCAATGAATTATTACATCTTCGACAAATAGTAGAAGGAGAATAATATGTGCGGAAGTTTAAAACACGAAGGTACACTTCAGAAGATAGGCCAGGATATATTCTTTATCGATAAAAACACTGAGAAAAAAGGAATATGGGCCGGGCATGCAAGATCAGAGACTCTAAAAGAAAAATGGCTGGATAGGGGATGTATTCCAATAACTATAAAAGCCGATTCCTTTACAGAAAAGGATAAGGCTAAAAAGGATCACTTCTTTAAAGTCCCTGAAGGCTGGGCTATAGAAGGAGTATTAGTTACAAGACCTATAGACTTAGGTTCGTATATTCATGGCCCTGGCGAGGTATTAATCGTTACAAGGCCCGCGAAAGGAAAAGAGGCTAAAGTTCATGACAGATTTCCCAAATTTGTGAGGAGAGAAAAATGACAAAAGAACAATTTGAAGCTATTTTTAAAGAACATTGCCCATATGATTCTTTTGAAAGTAAAAGTCAGATATTAAAAGGACTGAATATCATTGCCAAATATTTGCCTAATGTGGATATTGGAGCTGCGGAACATGACCAAGTATGGGCAAGTTGTGAGATAGACGAGCTTATAGCCGCGGGAATTATAGAGGAAGACGCTCAACGATTATGGAAGTTAGGTTGGCTAATAAGCGAAGATGATGGCGGATTAACTCATTTCGCGTAAGGAGAATAAATTGAAAGAGCAGATCATTTGTGGGATTCTAATAGTAATCGCTTTTTTCATAGGAGCAGGAGTCTCTTCCAAGAAAGAAAAGATAGACGCAATAGAAGCTTCAGCCAAAAAAGTAGAATATTGCGCGAGCGTTAATCTCGATGCGTACAAATGCGCGGAATGGATCAGATCGGGTAAAAGCGCAGAAGAATTCTTCGGCAAGAATACCCTAAACCCCTGATTTAGAATATATAGAATCTATTTATAGAATTATTTATTTATCAACTTACTCATATTCCTATAGTCATAAGTTCGAGAATTAATTAATAAAAAATTCCATTTGATTATTTTCTTAATTACGTATACAATATTCGAAACAGAAAGGGCAAATAAAGGCGGGATTATGAAAAAGATAACTAAAACTGGCAGAACTATAATTATATATACTTTCCATCGGGATACCACAGAGACATTATGGGTAGGTGCTGAAAGTCTCGAAGAAGCCATAAGATTCAGAAAAGGCGACGCTCCCCATGGATATTGGGGGCATACACTACGAGAAGTCCGATCCGAAAAAGAGGAAGTCAGGGCGTCTGATCCCTATTGGATTATTAAATGTCCAGATAAAAGCTGCTTCGGTAAAGGTAAGGACTGTACTAAGTGCGATATAGCAGAAGTTAAGAAAGTAGAAATAACCGAAAAACAAAAACGATATGCTACTCGAGGATCGGTGATTCAAGAGGAAAGAGCTAAAGCCAGAGTCAAACATAATACTTTTATAAACTATCAGGAAAGACAGGATAAATTCAGAGAATATCTTGAAGAAAAATTAGCGAATCCCTTACACCATCGTCCGTATGAATATACGATGCCTAAGACAATGGCAGGTTGGCTGAGAGATATAATAAAGCAGACTTTAAGAGATTTTATCTCTGTCGAGGAAAGGTTTGATGCTATTCCTGAGGATTTGCTGTTCGCCTATGAAATATTCTTTGATGATTGCATCGAAATACATTTCAACGAGGACGAATGGCTTCAGGAATGGTTCGGAACCACGTTTCTACAGACAATAAAATTAGGATGCAAATAGATCCAAGGAGCAAAGCAAAATAATGGAAAGGTTTAAGACATATATTGGATTAGATAAGCTGGGATACCCGTCTGGATATAAATCAATATTCGACAGGGAAACAGGCATTCATATAAGAGAAGTTGGAGAAGACGGGTTATGCCCCGCGCCTGAAATTGCGGATATTGAAATTTCGACTATCTGCTCCAGAGGATGCAAATTCTGTTATAAGGACAATAAATCCAAAGGCGAGAATATGTCTCTCGAAACATTTAAAGATGTTTTGAGGAAATTCAATCTTGATATCCTAACTCAAATTGCATTTGGAATTGGAGATATAAACGCAAATCCGGATATATGGAAAATCCTGGCTTATACAAGGTCTAAAGGAATCATTCCGAATATAACGGTTAATCCGGATATAACTCAAAGTGACGCAAATAAATTAGCCAGCCTATGCGGGGCTGTAGCAGTATCTTATTACGGCTTAGCAGAGACATTAGAAGCTGTATGTAAGTTGCACGACTCGGGATTGAAACAGGTAAATATCCACGCTTTAGTATCGGAAGAAACTAAAAGTGACGTTGAGCTTTTATTCGAAAGGTCTAAATATGTACCGGAGTTAAACGCAATTGTATTACTTGCTTTAAAGCCTAAAGGTCGCGGCGTAGCATTCACCCCTCTAAAAGGATTCGGATGGTATAAAAGAAACTTCGAAGGAGCTAAAAAGTATAATATGGGTCTTGGGATGGATACATGCTCGGCATGCAGATTTAAAGCTGAAGTAGACGACCCTTCATTGGATAGCATAATCGAAACATGCGAAAGCACTTTAGCTTCTATTTATATAGATGTTAAAGGAGTAGCTTATCCATGCTCATTTAGCGTAGGAAAAATACAAGGGCAGAATCTTCTAAATGAACGGACTGATGTAAGCGATATCTGGAGATCCGATATCTTCAAAGCGTTCAGGAGAGAATTGAGACTAACAAGAGGCAAATGCCCTATTTACGATATATAAGGAATTAAAGTGAAAAAGATAATCAAAAAGACAGAAGACACCGCAACGGGAGCTATTTATTTAGATCCTATTGATTTGAGTCATTTAGATAATGACGGAGATTTTGATAATTACGACGACGCATACGACAGAGGGTTAAGGGCAGGGGAGCATTACCATAAAAAATTCATAAAAGAAGAGGTCGTACCTTTACTTAAAGAGACTAGAGACAGGCTTGAATCCATCCAGAAAGACTCAGGATTGGCTTCTTTAGAAAACAGTTACTGCGGGGAGTATGAATCAGAAGAACTTATAAAGAAAATAACTGATTTTATTGATAAGCTCGAAGCTCAAACTAAGGGATAAGTATGAGAACATCTATTCAATGCTTACATTATTGTGATTTAAAAGAAGGCGACAGATTTATCTGCGTAGCTGAAGCTGAGGATCCTGCCCAGATATATTATACTTGGAAAGACGATAGGTGGAATTTGCATGCACGATCATTACTAACAGGCCAAAACCATGATTTTAAACCTGATAGAAAAGTAGTAAAGGTGAGGATATGAATAAGATTAAAATACTAGATCCATTGGCAATGTGGCTGGATATGGGATTTGCCACGAAAATGACAGAAAGCTCATTAAGGCATTATGTTTTAAAAGGGGTGATGCGGCCTAACGATCTTGTCATATTAGAAATTCCCTATCTTCGATCTGACGAAAGAACAGGAACCGCAAAAGCATATAATAAAACCGATTTAGAAAACACGCGGTATTATTCCATAACGGAGCAAATAGAAAGAAGCAAAAAATACCCTTCGATATACTTGTGCGTAGTAATAAGAGAAAAGAAAGGTATTTGGGAATTCATGCTGGTAGACAACCAAGGACGTGATTCTTGTGGGAAACTATGTATTATTACTGCAGACGAAGAATGTTTTGATTATGTATGTAATGTTGGGGCAAAAGAACACAAACTCGAAATGGAACCTGGTCAAATTGTGGACTTAGCCAACACATATTATGGCTGCATAGATACAGTTTGGCTGACAGGTTATGGTTATTCTAGTGAACATAACGAAAGAGGGTGGAAGGGAATTTTATTAAAGCGCGATGGAGAGTACAGAGATACTAGCATACAGATAGAATGGGAGAAATATAAACGCCTTGGCCGTTCGGGCGGCGAGTGCGATTACAGAGAAAATACTCAATTACTTAGGACAATATGCGAAAAAGATTTCTTAGGAAACTTAACTCAGGATATTATTAACAGACTTAAAAAGCACAATGACAAAATTGTTCAGCTTTATGTCGATACCGTCGTCAAGAAAGTGATAAAAAAGCCGGAAATCTATTGCCCGGGACCATACATAAGCGATGAAGAGAAACGATGGAATAGATTTATGGCAAATAATCCAGATGCATTTGCGTGGGATAATATTAAGGGATGCCAACCATGAAAAAGATAAACAATAACATATCTACAAAAGAACCCTCTCCTGAAGTTTTAACTAAGGAAAGCAGGCAAGAAAGAGAAGCACGTTTTAATGCCAGAATGAAGAAATTCGACAAAGCTCTTAAAACAAGAATTGCTAAAGACTCGCATCAGAAGAAATATACCACATTTAGGAATAGATCATTATCTGAATTAACATATGAAATAAATTCAGAAATGATCTGGCGAATGAAACAAGATGGATATCAATGCGACGGTAGTCAATTCGTGACGGAAATTAATTTTTGTCCATATACGTCACATCTACTGTATATATTTTTTGATATAGACTCTTGTCGGTATCTCGGCATGAGTCAGACGTGCCGACAAGCATATGTGCTTGAAGAGGAAATTAATGAAAAAAATAATTAAAAAACGCATCTATAAATTTATCACTACGCAGCCTATAGATAGAACTTATATAGCTTTGGCAGAAAGCGAAGATGATCTTAAGGGCAAGTATAATAACGGAGAGTTTGACGAGACTGAAGAGACCGAAGGAGATCCTACGGAGATGCTTTTGGTTGATGTGGACGATTCTGAACCGGAAGAAATGATGCAAATCACTGCATATATAGATTGTCCTGTAGATCCTTTAAAATGCTCGCATCGTTTAGAAGGTGAAGGCTGCGGTAAATGTCCTAAAGGAGCAAAGTGGGTTGAAATATGATGAAGAAAGATAAAAAATTAAAAAAGAAATTTCTTGAAATAGTGCAAACATATGCCGAGTATGGTATAGACGGGCTTAGAATAAGAATAACGCAAAAGGATTTTGATTACATAGACAAGCATATATCCAAGCTTATTAAAATTTTCAATCTAGACCATGACGAAATCCAATCATTCTTCACTGCCCATAATAACTATAAGCACGTTATGGAATTTATTGAAGCTATGGAGGATTTATTAGCGACGACAGATCTTTCAGGAGAAGAAAATGATAAAAATTAGAATGGGTTTTGTTAGTAATAGCTCAAGCTCATCATTTTTAATCGCTCTACCAAAAGAGCCGAAGGATACAGCGGAGCTTAAAGAGATGCTGGGATACGGAACAGTCCCAGAGGAATGGCTTCAGTGCATTCTTCATAAGATTAAAATGGGAGGGGATGGCTTTTACGAAGAACGTAGAAAGCTTACTAGGGAAGAACTTCTCGCGGAGTGGTTAGAAAACTCAAGTGACACAAAATTTTACCATGAATTATTGGGTAAGTTACGGGGACCAAAGCAAAGAAAGATTTCTAAGACAAACTACGCTCTAGCGGCAGCAGTGGCAGACGCTATATATGAAAGAATAATAAAAGATTTTGACGAGGATACAAAAGACATGTTCCTGTGTGCCTTAAGATTCGGCTATCAAGGGGATGGCTCCCCTGCTGTCGAGGGAGAGATAGAAAAAAGTGTCGTCCTCGGAGGAATAAAACGCTTAACGACTAAACTCAATCCTCCCGGAGGAAATCATGGTTAAAATAAGAACAGGGTTTGTATCAAATAGTTCGTCGAGTTCGTTCCTGGTATTTTTTCCAAGAAAGCCTAATAATGTAATCCAGCTTAGGGATATGTTGTTTTCCAGATATGATATAGACCATGACTTCAGATTTAAAACAGGATTCGATGATGACCTTTCGATGTCTCTAATGGATGTCGCTGAGATAGTGTTTGATGATATGGAAAACCAAAAGCCGAATTCTGCAAAAGTGAAGAAAGATTGGATCAAAAACAAGACATGGGATCTAGACAAGAAAGTACTCGGAGCGGCAGTCCATTGGAAGAGACTTCAAACAGAAGAGGATGGATCTGTATCCGCAAAAGAATTAGGAAGGCTTGAACGAGAATCAGAGAAAGAGGCCGAATATGATATGAAGCATACTATAGAATACTACCGCAAGGAGACAATAAAAGAAGAGGGACATTGTTTTATTTACGAATTTGAGTATGCGGATGATGATGGTACGTGGCAGGATGGCATATTAAGACATGGGAATATATTCAGGAACTTAAGACATATTAAGGATTACAACCAATAAGAAAATCCTTCAGGAGGCAAAAATGGTTAAGATAAGAATGGGACTTGTAAGTAATTCCTCAAGTTCAAGCTTTATAGTCACGTTCCCTCATGATCCTAAGAATGAGGAAGACGTATTCGATATGATGTTCCCCGGAAAAGATAGGGAGGATCATTACACTATATATGATTACGTGACTCATCTTGGAGTAATTTCTCAGCAAGTATGGCAAGATATTCAGGAACATCGTATAAAAAATCGTAAGCCTAATTTTAAATATAAACTTGCAGAAGGAGAGACCAAGTACTATTTCCATTATTCAGACAATGATGGAGAATTAGGAACAATTATGGAGCATGGAGATATATTCTCTAATCTAAAACATGAACGAGAGAATCATCATTAGGAGAAAATATGAAAATTGGTAAATATATAATGTATTCGAAGGTGGACTTTGCAAGAGTCAAAGGCGAATACATCAATAAATATCTAGGAATCGAGGAATTCACTTCAATGACGGATATGTTTGCTTTTATATCCGAATTGCTATCTGAATATACTAAACAAGCTCCATGTGATAGCGGGGCGGTTAAAAATATCGAAAAGCTAAAAAATAAATTAACGGACCTTACAAATATGGACGACGAATTCTATGTCACCAATAGTTCGTTATATGAAATATTTATTAAGCGGATTAAAGTTGGAGAATAAGTATGGGAATAGATAAAGAAGAGTGGATTTATTATTTAAATGAGATTCGTCTTTCGGCAGAAACAGTCAGAGCAAATTGGAACCATATGAGCGCCGGAGACATTAACGACGAGATGGAAAATATAAAAACAAAAACTGAAATATTATTAGGCGATATTAAAGAGGACTAAAATGGTTAAAATAAGATTAGGATTTGTATCAAATAGCTCATCGTCATCATTTTTAGTGGCTTTCCCGAAAAAGCCTAATAATGCAGACGAATTAAAAGCCATGTTATTTACTAAATATCAATGTGATATCGAAAATAGCCAGAGAATGGATGATGTTTCCAGTTATTTATTCGATAAGATCTGTGAATTTCTAGATATAAATAGAAAGAAAAAAGACTTAAGAAAATTTGTTATAAATGAATGGGAAAAACATCCGGATCCTGATATCTGGTGCGAGAAGAAAAAAGAAGTGGATCAGGAGTGGGAGCACGAACACGGTAAAAGATTCGTATGTGATTGTAATGATCCAGAATCGCGAAAAGAATTAGATAAAATACACAAAGAGACCGATAGGCGCGCTAAGATCTGGTCGGATTGCGATGTGGAAGAATTTGAAGAAAATACCAGAGGATGGTTCGTGTGTACATTTGAGTTAGGAAATGCCACTTTTGATACTGCTTCATTGTGTGAAGAATTAGAACATAGCGGAGTGTTCAATCACTTGCCACATATAATCCATAATAATCATTAGAGGTAAAAAATGATCAAAGTAAAATGGGCACGACATCATTATCTACACTTATTCTTTATATGGATTTATGTCTTAGTAATTCGTTCATTCTCTCATTTTGCCTTTTGGTGCCAGATAAAATTTGCAGCCTTTATAAGTACTAAAGGAATCTATTATGGCTATTTTAACCCTGGAGAATTACGTATTGAAGGTAAGAATGTCGATAAATGGAGACTTATAAAAGATGAAGTAATTTATACTGGTAAATGGGGGAGAGAATTGGGACGTCTGAATGTAAAAGAATTTGATCAAAAGAATAAGGTAGAATAAAATGAAAAAGATAACTGTTTCAAGATCTGACCGTTTTATAAAAGAGTTTAAGGATATCATTAATTGTCAGTATCCAAGTAGTCAAAGCCCTAGTATGCCTTTGACTTTTAAAGAACATATCCGACATATACAAAGTCTCATAACAGAAGCTTTCCTGAAAACTATCGACGAACCTATTCTGGACGACGATATGGACGATCTAATTTATTTCTCATTTAAGATATTTGATGATAATTTGTGCATCACATTCGATAGCGACTATTTGCAGGGCTATTTTGATGTTGAAAATATAACTATAAGATTATAGGAGAAATTATGAAAATTATAGAAGCATTGGAATACTTAGCTGAGAATTGCCATGACTATGAATCAGGTTCTAACTATTTAAAATCAATGTCCAAATACTGTTTAGCCAGTATTATATACAAAAACTACAGTATAAACTGTTTTATCAAAAAATAGATAACAAGTTTTTTATTATAGGGCAGTATCATCCGGGACGAAGTATGGAAATAGATCCTCAGTTTGTATCTAATGTAGCTTGGATTAATAGCCACCATGAGTGTCATAACCTCTCAATTAGCACAGAAGTTACTAAAGCATATCCGCCTCCTTACAGTTATAAAGTAATAGGCCAGTCAGGACATTTAGAAAACGTTATACTCTCAGAATATTATTACGTTTACGAGTTCGTAAAGAAGCTAGATCTCCCGCACGAACTTAACGATTTTAACTGGGATGGTAAGATATTAACCTTCTCTTCCGGAAGAGAACCTATCACTAGACAAACTCTGGAAAAGAAAGGGATCTTTAGCGAAAGAGACGGAGAGATTAAAGAGAATTACTGCGCTGAGGCATTATGAAAATTATGGAAATAATTGGACACGAAGAAATACCTGAATTAGGCGAAGAGCCTACTATAAAACAAGTCGTTAAATACTTACTTGATATTCTTGAAAAATATCAAAAAAGAGGATACGAGGACATCACTTTAAGAGATGATAACGGTGCTGGATTTATAGTATCGGGGAAAGAAATTGAAAACAAAGATATTTAAATCGTTCGAAGAATTCTTAAAATCTTATTATCCCAAACATCACTGCGACGGATGCAGGTTTTATAAAACCAATCCTAACGCGGAGCCATGTACAATCTTAAGCGACAGCCGGCATTATAGGATAATGGGAAACTCCAAAGAAGTAACTGACAAAATGATAGAACGCTGCAAAGAGATGAGGTATAAAGAGAAAATATGACAATTACATTAAAATATGTCGTTAGCTGAGGTCCTTATGACAAATAAAATATTTGAAAAAGAAATAACAGTAAAAATAAAAATGACCCGTTCTCAGACGAACGTACTTCGTTGCGACGAATGCCCTTTTTATAACGACTTCTTTAACGAGGGTACCTGGAGAACAGATGAAGAATGCAAATGTCCCGAGAACTACGATTTAGAATTAGAATTTCACGAAGCTCAAAAGAGATGCTTCGAAAGACATTTTAAAAATACCAATAAGTAAGGAGAGAATATGCCAATTGTACTAAAAGGGAAAACGGTTCTGTTAGGAGTTATTGGGGTAGATTCGGGCCAGGTATTAATTTGCGATCCGTGCTATATTGATTCAAGTTGGAAAAAAACGGAATACAGAGACGAAGACCCGGACGCAGTTGGAGAATTTTCATATAACGGGTGCTGTAATACTAATGATCCTTTTATACGAACTGCCGGCTCGCATCCAGTTGAAAATATAGGACAGCTCGGATTCGACAAGACTTTGGACGGCGCAGGAGTTACCTCTAAAACTATGGTCGGAGACGGAGTCTATAACGTATATGGAATACTGAATGAGAAGGGTGAAGTAAAAGGCATCTATATAGATTTTGAGGAGCCGGCAGATGTATCAGAGGAATAATCTGATTACTAAAGAAGATATACTTTCGGCAAAGTGCAAATATAAGAAGTTAAAACTTATAGAACAAGCCGAATGCGTGAAGTACGGAGGGACTATTGACTGGATACATATATCCTGGAAAGACGAGATAACGTCAATGAAAATAAATAAACATCTTAAAGTTGTTGGGACTCTTCCTCTCGGAGATGTATATAAAGTATACATATATCCTTCTATTGATTATAAAGATAGGGGTACTTATTTTTTCTTAGAAGAAAGACTAGATTCAAATAGAGAATCCTGTCAGGGGATTAGAAAAGAGCAGATATCATTCGCGGCTTATTATAATATGGATTTTAGAATTATTAACTCTAGATCAAATGTATTAAATAATATCCCTGATATGCCATGGCTTGCCGCGGAGAAGTATCTTAAAGAGATGTATAACGACTAAGGAGGAGCAAATGTTACTAGTTATTTATACAATTATTTTTATAATAATAACCCTATGTGTAGTTTTCGCGGGATTCTTATTTATTATGGGGATAATGTTTGGGATAACAAAGAGAGGGATCGTTTTAACTATTATTAAAGACAATACTTTGGATCCTAAATATTACTCCGAATTACTGGCAATCCTAAACAGAGAACTCAAAAATAGTCAGATAATGGAATTTACTAAAAAGATCCCGAGAAAGAGTAAAAATAAACTAGAACAGATAGTTCCATTAGTTATGGAGCAATGCAAAGATTTAAGGGCGCATATCTATTATTATAAGATTCAGCCTTTGCTGAAATCAATTGAAGTAAAATACGAATCAATTGAAAAACCAAATAAGTTAAATTAATCGGAGGCAAAAATGTCGATGTATCCTTTTACGTTATTCTTTGAGAAAACATTAAGCGATGAAGATTTCGCAAGCATTAGTTCACATTTAGAAAGTCTTGACCTTCCTGTTATGCCGTTGATGCTAGAAGAGGGATTAAGCGGTTATGTCATTAATATAACTGACGCCGCGAAAGAAGAAAAATTAAAAAGAATACTTACTAGTATGGGAGGCTTTGCTAAGTTGTCAGGGATGGCTTACGATGGCCTAATGAGGCTACCTTATGCTTTTGACGCGTTGATTAAAAGTCAGCTTACGACTCCTGCAGTTCCTGCTATGGAAGACGCGTCCGAAACAAGAAGAAGTTCAGAAGGATGTAACGATGCTCCATGCAGAGGATGCGACGCAGAAGAGTGCGAGAATAGAGACGAAGATTACGATGAATATTATGATAATGATAGAGAAAACGAAACCCATAATCACGACGATGATTGCATATGTAGATTCTGTGACGAGCCGAATTGCGAAGATAGAGATGAAGAGTTTTTGTGTGGGGGGACTTTAGAAGAATGTGGAGAATGTGATAAAGATTGCCAGTACAGGCAAAATGTATTGGCGACTCCTGCCCATCTAACTCCCGAAACCAGAGCTGAAGTAATAGAAGCATTACAAATAGAAATCCCAATAGACGATACTACGAGAACAGTAAGGGATGGATATTCCGATTTTGCGACAAAGAGCTATAAAAGATATTATAATCCATCCTTAGAATGCGTGAGCCCCACAGGTAATATAGGATTATTGCCTTATAGGATGGCTTCCAGATCTCATACGAAAGACGGGCTTAATTTATATTCGAAAGCTATAGCTAAATTGTCCGACGGTGACGGGCCAATGCTCGTATTTCTTACGAAGTATAGCGATAACGGAGAGGCTCATTGGGAACAGTTGAAGATTATAACAGAAGCTGTCTTAGATGTTATAGAGCCTGCAAAATTAAACAGATTTAAAACAATATATATATCGGAAACTCATAATTCTGCTCCTATCACTCCGATGGCTATAGACGATAATCTGTATATATGGCTGTGGGCCGATATAAAATCCTGTTCCAGCGCAGAGAGGCTAAAATCTCCCGTATATGGGATGACATTAAGAGATTGCGGGATGACAGACCACTTGTCGATATACGATCATAATTTGTATGATTATGTGAATTATAGCGACCGATCCGAGGCAATTGCAGGCGTGTCCGGGAATAACATTTATACATTTTTTGACTTGATGCATCCGGACCCCGAAGGGATTAAAAAGCTTGAATGGAGAAAATCGTATTACGAATTATGGAAAAAGCTTATTCTTGATATGTCCAGCAATATGATGTTAACTCCGGAAGAGATATCAAATAAAGCCCAAAAGCAGTTTATCTCTTCTTATAAGAAGTCTATGATCGATTCTATAAACAATTTGAAGAGTGAGATAAGCAGCATATCGCAAATAGTCCAGTCTTATGAACGGGATTTTAAAGAGAAGTATTCCGAGATGAAGCAAAAAGAGGATATGCTTTATACTATCGAGGCTAATAAAGACGAAGACAAACTGGATTTGAGAGCCCTTGAAATTATAGATATGATAAAAAAGTCTAAGCTTACCAAAAGTGTAGAGTTTGATAAAAGTCAATATCTAATAGTAAATACGAAAAACATTTTCTGCACCGATCCAAGACAAGGCAACGTCTATGAGCTTGGCGAATTTAAGATTAAGATTCCGTTCAACGGAAAAACTTCAAGCGATATAAGAATACTGAATCAAACAAGGACGGTGGATGGTTATTGGCACAATCATAATGCCCCGCATGTTGATAATAACGGGAAGCCTTGTTGGGGTTCCGTTGCTATAGATATGACTAAGGTTTTAACAGAAAAGAAATTCTACGAAGTTTATATGATGTGCCTGGCCTTTTTAGAGACTGTAAACCCGGCTGATTCGGCTGGAGCATACATAGAAAGATGGCCTAAAGTCGAAAGTAAAACTGAAGAAAAAACAGCTGAAGTCGCTTAAGAAAGGAGTTTAAATTGGACACAATCAGACCAGCAGAGTGCAGGAATAGGGTTATATTCAAAGGAGAGATCCCTAAAGTCACTATCTCTCCTGAAGTCATAGACGATTTGTCAATTCTGAAACACCAGGTTGACGGAGAATTTATGTTCGGAATAATGGCGGAATATGTCGATAACGAATTTAAGATCCAGGGGGTGTATATGTTCCCCCAGACGGTTAATTACGCCGGAGTCAAACCTAAGACCGAAACTACGATAGAGGAACTATTCTTAAGCATGCCTAATGTCCTTGGAATAGGAATCTGCGAAGAAAAAATGGAAGAATGCGAAAAGGATCTTAAGGATCATATTGAAAAATTAACCGAAAATATCCCGGTCCCATTCGTTTCAATTTATCTGAATTTTAAAGGCGAATGTCAGGTAAACGCTCATAACTTCGACATGTGGGAATTTAAGGATCTTAAGTGGAAATTCCCGACAGTTGTAGATGCTGAAGAAAGAAGAGCTTACTGGGAAAATCAAATTAAAGAGCATGTAGGGTCCTTCGCTTATCACTATAGCTCGAATCCAATTGGAGGACCAGCATCATGCGGGGCGTCTGCGGAAGCGTATAAAAATGCATTCCCCGGAGCTGCAGATGATGAATGTCCTACAGGATTTTATGGGATTTAAGGAGAGAAAATGATTGAGACTATGAGACATGTCGCCGTAATTGATCTTGAGCACTCTACAGCCAAAGACACAGCTATACATGTGATAGGCTGCGGAGCTTTAGGGTCAAGAGTAGCTTTGGGATTAGCCAAATTAGGCGTTAGTAATATGCATTTATGGGACTTCGACAAGATCGAGAGTCATAATATAGCGAATCAGGCATACGGGATTTTGGATGTAGGAAGATATAAAGTAGAAGCTCTCGCAGGGCTGATAGCGAGACAGACCGGCTTAAAGACCGTGCCTCACCCGGAAAAAGTCGTGAATCAACATTTGTTTGGTTTTATTTTTCTTTTACCTGACTCTATGGAGTCAAGAAGGGAGATTTGGGATGAGAGCATTAAGTGGAAAGCTGTCGCCTTATTTGAAGGCAGGATGGGCGTATCTGAAGGAAGGGTTTATTACGTTAATCCAAAGGATCCTGTTCACATTAGTAAATGGGAGTCTACCCTTTGTCTTGACTCCGAAGCTGAAGATTCTGTTTGCGGTTCTCACATTGCTGTTGGACCTACAGCGGAATTTATCTCCGCGCTTATGCAATGGCAGTTCATTAAGTATATAAACTCTTTGGAGAAGCCTAGAAAAGTGGAAAATGAGATTATAGCGTATGTAGATCCGCCGCTATATCTGATGAATTGCTGGAATAATCAATAGTAAACTAATAACCAATATAAAGGAGAATTAGAATGGTAACAGTAAAAATGGCAAAGCTTCCTGGTGAGTCGAAGGAATATCTTTTCGAAGACGGTACCACGTTAGCTAAGGCGCTTGCTACGGCAGGTCTTGATTCCACTGGATATCAGGTCCGCGTATCCGGCACGCTCGTTGAAGGCGCTTTCGATGAGTTGGAAGTTGAGGATGGCGACAGCGTAATGCTTGTCAAGCCGATCAAGGGCGCTCAGGACTACATCGAAGTCAAGATTGCCAAGCTTCCTGGCGAACTTAAAGCGTTTTGCCTCAACGGTGACCGCAAGGTTCGGACTCTTATCGCTACCGCAGGATTGACCCTCGGTACCTGCAAAATCCGCATCAACGGATTGGAAGGTGATATTGACGATGAGCTGGAAGACGGGGATACGGTAGTCCTCGTAAGTAATATCAAGGGTGCGTAATTCCCGACTGTTTTGTTTTGTTTTGTTTTTTACTGAATTAAAATATAAGTACAGGGGAAGTTCGCTTCCCCTGTATCTTAAATATAAAAGGAGGATCCGTGGAGGCAAACGAGACAGTCTTGGAAGAATGTAAGGACTTAAAGATAGTAGAGGAGCTCAAGGCGCGTGTGGAAGCTAATGAGAAGACATTAAAGATAATAAATGAGGGGATGAAAAACCTCATGGTTATTTGCATGAAAGTATCAGCTTCTACAGGAGCCTTGGTGAGTGTACTGAGCGAGGAAGAGTTGGAAATTTTCAAAAAGACATACGACAAAATAATAGAATCTTCCGCGAGCAGTTTAAGTTCGGAAAAGCGCGATAACGCGTGATTATTCTATTACGAAAAGTAATAGTTTTTAGGCTGAAGCCAAAGACTGTAACCCCAGTCTTAAAATATTTATCGCTGCGTTGTGGTCTCTATCAAGAGATAATCCGCAGCAAGGACAATTATGAGTTCGATCAGAAAGTTTTTTAAGGACTTTATGACCACAAGAAGAACAAATTTGGGATGTATAAGCGGGGTTGACCAGGATCAATCGTTTATCGGCGCATTCTGCCTTATAAGCAATGAGTCTGGTAAATTGTCCCCAAGCTACATCAGAAATACTTTTGTTAATGCAAGTATGAGTATGGACCATTTCGTTAATAGACAAATCCTCCATACAGATCGTGTCGAAAGACTTTACTATACTATTACTCTGTTGATGGGCAAAGTTATTGCGTTTATTAGAGATTCTTTCATGGATCTTAGCTACAACTTTCCTGGCTTTAGCTCTCTCAGGAGTGCCTTTATTAAGCTTAGAAAATTTTCTTTGAGCTTTAGCCAAAGATTTTTCTTCGTGTTTAAAGAATCTGGGGTTATCAATCTTGACACCGTCAGAGAGCGTAGCGAAAGATTCAAGACCCACATCTATACCGACAGATCTGCCGGTTTTAAGAAGTGGATTTTTCTCGACAATACAAGAAAAAGTGACATACCACTTACCAGTAGTAGACTTTTTTATACAGCAAGTCTTAATTTGACCTGTGATATTCCTATGGAGTTTGATTTTGATAGTGCCGATTTTAGAGAGTTTGAGCCCCTGTTCAGTAATCTTAAAACCGAACTGAGGGAAAGAGAAAGAGTGGTACCTGTTAAACCCTTTAAATCTTGGATAACCCGGTTTATCTCCAGCCTTAATCCTTCTAAAGAATGCTTTGAAAGAAAGATCGAGCCTAACAAGAACATCCTGAAGGACTTGAGAATGAATATTTTTAAGACTACTTCTCAGCTCTTTAGTCTCTACAAGAAAAGAGTTTTGGGCATAATAACTCAAACTTTTATTTTCGATTTCCCAACATTTTTTACGCTGTTCAAGAAAGTAATTATACAGCCAGCGGCATTCTTCAAGCCACATATTCATAATGTGAGTTTGTTTGCTCGTTGGATATATACGGAATTTATATGCTTTAAGCATAGTTATAGTATGCGCTTAAAAAACAAGATGTCAATAGTTAGTACGATACAGAAATACAAAAATAGTACCAGAGCTGACATATGATCTATAAAGGTTTTATCACGCCTAAAAGCCTATTTAAGTTAGTAAACTCGTCTGTATGAGAGTCTCTAACGGGATGCAAGTTGTCCATTTGCCTATGGCAGTATGTACACATTCCCGGCGTTTATAATGTAAGTAACGAGTCTCCTCCACAAAAAGCCGAGGTCTGGATTCGCTCCTCCGCCGGACCTCGGCCCACCTTTATCATTAATTATTGGAAGAAATAACTATGTTAAAATATATACCTGATGAAATTTTTGATTTAGAACATATCCCTGCTAATATGAATATTAGTATTGAAGACAAAGGAGAATCTCTTTTAGCTGTAAATGATAATCCTAATCAAGGCTTTCCGTCCAGAGTTCTTATTTACACATGTGTACCTTATGATTTTTCTCATAAGTATATAAGTGCGGCGGGAATAAGTTATTCTAAGAAAGGGAAGTTTCATAGAGAAAACGGTCCGTCTTGTATATTAATGAAAAGGGTTTTATTCCTTACTCCTGATATGGTACCTGCTGAAATTCATAATAAAATATCAATTAAAGTCCCTAGAATAGGAGCGTTTATCGAATGCTCAAAATCGTTATACGCTAGTAATAATTGTGTTTACGTTAATTATAATAATTATTCGCAGAAAGTTCAAGACTGGTGGCTGGATCCAAAATATGGGCTTTTGGGAAAATCAAAATTAGTTGTAACGGAAATGGGATGGTATTCAAACGGAAGACTGAATAATGCGAATGGCCCTGCGAAAATAACTATGAATTTCAACCCTGACGATACTTTCAGCCCATACTATCTTTCGGCTAATCCTCCATCCCCGCCAAGAGCCGACAAGGTTTATTATTTAAACAACAGATATTTAGGTTCGGGAGAATCAGGAGAAATAAATTGGAAAAGCAAAATATAGTTATTAAAATAGATACCGACGAATTAAAGAACATAATATTCAATAGAATTACCGCGAATCCAAAATTCATGGCGGCAATATTAGGTATTAAAGAAGAAGAAATAATACTGCACGACGAGATCTATCTCAAAATATCTCCTGAAAAACTAACTGACATTTTTAATTCTGAAGAAATCGACCCATTATTAGAATGGGCGGCTATAGCATTTCTGGAAGAAGATGAGAACGGATTAAAAATTGACGAATCGAATATAACAGTAGAAGAGTATTTGTTTGGGAATCTATGAAAACAGTAAAATTACCATATTCGTTTTTAAATAGCTGTATTGATATACAGAATTATCCCGGCAGACCTACTAAAGGACTTCTAATTCCATGCCCAGAATGCGGCAGACTAGTAGTCATAGAAATGCATTTTTCGGATTATAGTTTCACCGATTTTGCTAACGATATATCTTTGGATGGCAGTCGCGTATCTGACATAATGTGGGAACATAATATAGGAATACCGTCCGATGTCGCAAAATTATTGGATATTGACGAGGATTCTTTTAACGATCTCGCGCTTAAAAAACCTTATTATGAAATAGTAGACGGAACAATATATTTCAAAATCAGATGTCATAATGCTCTATTTAACGGTTCCGGGAAAAGACTTATAACTTTGGATCGCGAAGATGACAATTATAGGGATAGAGGCACGTTAGAAGAATTATGGAGAGACCACGATTTAGGAAGATATTATTCGTGTAATCAAATGTTTAAAGTGGAATTTGCTTTAGGCCCAGACGAAATGATATTCCCGGATTTGATTAAACAACTAAATAATCTAAATGATGAATTAGACAATTTTATAAATTTGACGGAATTATAAGGAGGAGAAATGTATCTTAATCTTGAAACTCTCGTAAACGAACTAGGAAGAACGTGGGGATTTTACGTAAAAATATCAAGTGAAAGTTTCGGCACTACTATCAAAACTAGAAATAAACTTCATGACAAAGGTATCATATCAACTGATTTCTATCATAGCGAAGGAGATTACGGGCTTTTGATGGACGCCGAGAATTTGATTAAGCTTGAGACTCTTTATGGAAGAGCGGAAGTGACAGGACTCGTATGTCCTCATTATGAGAATATGATAGAAGTCACTTTAAGCTCTCCTGTCCTTGATGCTATATTGCCCGAACAAACAGAATTAATAGTAGATTTACTAACGGCAGATATCCTACCTAAAAAGAAAAAGCCTAAGAAGAAAACCGAAGATGATATAACAGGAACTGCCTCTTCAGAGTTAGAGTTTTTACTAAAAGATGAAGAAGTTGTGTCTCTCCTAAAGAATATAACGAAATCGCTAAAGCTTAATGAGTTTTTAGTAAGCAGAACTATCATAGACTGTTCTATCGAAGACAGATTTACAGTCCTCATAGGATCTTATCAGGATGATTCCCCAATGGGTTATAATAAATTCTCGTGCGGATCTTTTGATAAGATAAAAAGCCCTTCCAGTATGTATCTGTATCTTGATACGGGATACGATAGAATTTACGATGTTGTATTCAAGGACTACGCGGGAGTTCCATTCGCAGGTTCTCATAGAGAAATCCACGCGTTATACCTGTTTTGGAACATATTTGATCAGGTAGAGCGTATTGATAGTAGAAACGAAGCTAAGCTGAATGATTTTAGAAAGAAATACATCACTGAAATACTTAAAAGATTCGATTTATACTTGACTGACCAAAAAGAGTATGCTAAGAAATATGAGAATAATGGTAAGTCTCTGAAGATGTCAGAATCGGCAGTAAAAGATATTTATAATAAGGCGGGGAAGACCGAACTTAAGAAAGCTGAATTAATAGTTAAATATGGAACTCAGATTATAGATAAAATTTATTTACAGTTACACAAATACGAACAAATGGTGATAGCCGCAGGCGAAAAGGTAAAAATGTTCAGAGAAAATGATAGTGAAGAAAAATTTACACAGAGATATAGGAAAGAATTAGAATTAGTTAATAAGAATTCAAAAGTACTCAATGCTGCTATTTCTGAAAATCAATTAATAATTCATACGGATATGTTATATTGTGAAAATCCGCAGACTCATAAAGTTCACGAAATAGGCAAATTTATCATAATGTTCGAGTTATCGTTAATGACCGGAGGAGATAACGAAGGTCTAGTAAAGTGGATTAATGTAACTCATAAAATAAAGGGATTTAGCAATCAGTTTATGAACGCTCCTCATATATTTAATGATGGACATGCATGTCTCGGATCAATAGCGGGAACATTTTCTAAATTATTAAATAATCATGAGATAGCATCTGCTGTTGATTTAGCAATCCAATTTGTGGAAAGCGTAAATCCGGTGGATGCGGCAGGATCATTTATAGGGAATTGGCCGATAGTAGAAACGGAGAAGAAGAATGAAGAAACTAGGGAAGAGACGGAAGCAGAACTCGCAGAAACAGCGTAAGCCAAGAAAAAGGAGGACAAAAATGGTAGATCATGCGCCGCACAATTTCGAACCCAAGTTTAAATACGATCAGGTATTTAAAATTTTTATAACTCCGCAGGCTATGGCGGACATGTCTTTAATAGTCGATATATGTACTGAAGAAGTAGGATGGATGGGATATGTAGAAAGAAGAGGAAACGATTTTATAGTATATGATGTTTTCGTCCCTAAACAGAAAGCTTCATCCGTATTATGCGAATTAGACTTTACTGCACTGGCTGAAGTAGGAGAAGCTTTAATACAAACTCCGGACGGAATAGCGAAATATAACCAAATGAGATTCTGGGGCCATTCCCATCATACGATGGGGACAAGTCCTTCAGGTCAGGACGATATCCAATTAAGAGAATTCGACGCGTGCGAATGGTTTATCAGAGGAATCCTGAATAAGCATGGAAGAATGGAGTTGACTTTATACTTCTTTAAGTTAGGGTTAGAGATAAGAGACGTCCCGTGGCAAATATATTATGAGCCCAATCCGTCCAAAGTCGAATATTGGGAAAGCGAAATAGAGAAGAATGTCGAAGTGACTAAGTACGTGGCTGAGACAAGATGGAACGGGACCGAATGGCATAAGGAATGGAATCAGAACTGGAGAACAAATTACAAAAAAGACAAAATCGACCAAAGAGATATAGGATTCAGAGCGCCTAATAAGACCGCACGAAACATTCACGAATACTTCAAAGAGAAAGTTCGGGAAGATAATAAGGATGTACTTAGCGATATAGAAAAGAATACGGAAGAGGCTTTAAGAGCAGCCGCGGATATAGCCATGGGCAGAAAGGCAAAAAGCAGTAGTATATCCTGTAAAGTCGAAGTTATGGATGCGTCCGTAGGTAAAATTTTGCACAAAACCGATTGTAGTGTCCCGGATGATGGATGGGACATAGAGATGCTGGTTGACACTTTCTATAGTCATTTGTCTCAAGCGATGTACAATGACGGATTATCTTTTATAAGAAAGATACAAGGTATAGGATGGGAACCGGTTAAGGGCGGATATAAGATTGAAGATAAGGACGTGCTTGTAATAATCATAGAGGATTTATTAATGAATGCAAAATTAATCGAGGATATTAAAACCGAGGCTGCCTTATGATAGAAATCCTGAGACATATGGAAGTATTCAATCCTGATAATTTTACGGACAACGTACATATTATCGGCTGCGGATCCATAGGCTCTAATATAGCTTTGAGTATGGCTAAATTAGGTATCCCGGGGGATCAGATAACAGCATATGATTTCGATAAGGTAGAGGAGCATAATATTGCGAATCAGGCATACGCCCTAAAACACATAGGCTGGTCTAAAGTAGATGCTTTATTCGATCAAATCAAATATTATACAGGAGAGGAAATAGACATTCGGGAAGAGAGAGTAGAAGATAAAGTAAGGCTAAATGGAATAGTCTTTCTGGTTACAGATACGATGAAATCCCGGCGGGAAATATTTAATTCCTGTATCAAGATGAAAATGGCTGTTAAATTGATGATCGAAGTCAGAATGGATGCGGCTGAAGGGAGAGTCTACACTATTAACCCGATGTCTTATTCCGAAACGAAGTTCTGGGAAGACGTCTCGCAGTACACTGACGAACAGGCCGTAACCTCAGCGTGCGGACATACCACTACTGTGGGTTCTACAGTCGGAGTCCTATCCAACTTAGCAGTTTGGCAGTTTATAAACTGGTTTAACAAAAAACCTTTGAAAAATGAATTGTTCATAGGCCTTGAAAATATGGCCTTAAATTAAATCTGAATCAAATAAAGGAGAATCAGAATGGCAGACAAACAGTGGAGCTTTAGTAAAGCGCAAGTGTGGCTGAATAAGGCTAGCGACAGCAAGAAGCTCGGTAATGGTACTATGGTTATGAACGACACAATCGTTTTGACCTTCAACATCTTTGTGGGAAAAGATGACAGTATATTCGCCGCGCCGCCGAGTTTCAGCTATGAGCCTAAAGAAGGCGGAGAGAAGAAATACAAGGACCACTTCTATTTCCTCGTTCCTGAAGCTAGAGTAGACTTTAATGCGGCTGCATGCGAAGCATACGAAACCGCAAAGAAGACTCCCGCTGCGCCTCCCAGCCGTCCCGGAACAGCAAGAACCTTTAAGAGGTAACAGTGAAACAAGCAATAATCAATACGATTAAAGCTAAAGTCGACTCCGCGCTTGAGGGGTATTACAACTCCTCAGCGCGGTGGCCGTTACTGGTGTCGTGTAACGAGCCTGATATAAAAGCTTTGTCTTTTCTAAAAGAGCCGGCGATAACAGAGTGTACTAACTTTCTATCAGTTCATATAGCCGATCCCGCTGAAATTATAGAAGACTACTTTCTAACCAGAAGTACCAACGAATTTGATTCTAACTCTTTAAGAGAAGATATGGCTCCTATAAAAGTTACGGATAATGCTTCTGTAGGATCCGCAGACCTGGTAGATACTCTTTATCATATGTCGAAAGTATTTGAGAATGAATATACTTCCCCATATCCATACCTGTTATCATATTGTATGGTCATCCATCCTTATTTAATCCCGGATTTTAACGATATTGAATTGGATGAAGAGATTCAGGAAATTATTAATACTGTAGTTGACGATTGCGTATTACCTTTAGGAAGATACTTATTCAGAGAAATGATAATGACTGAACTGGATAAGGGATTTAGGAGTTTGTATGACTCAATATCTCCGAATGAGAGAATGTGGCTTATGAACTCTTTAGTCGATCTTGCTCATATATCTAAATTTAACGAGTTGTCGTTCTTCGTAGAAGATGAATTCGTTAGGCTAAAACTAGGCACAGCTGAAGATTACGCTTTAATTACATCAACTTGCCCTCATAATGATATGTTCGAAGAGGGACCCGTCAAGTATTATTACAAAGCTCTGAAAGAATTTTATATGAGATTGCTAGAAATAGATCTGAACGCTGATGTGCCTTTGGATGTAAATACTATAGATGCATCTATTTCTAAGAATATAGATACTATAAACAAATATCGTTTAAAATTTACATGAGGAGAAAGAATGACGGACAAACAAGAAATACAGAAATTAAAAGACGGAGAAGAATATACCGTCCCTGAAAGCGACTACGGAAAAGCCGAAATATGGAGAAAAAACTCACTGTATTTTTTGTTCGAAATACCCACGTTTGGAGGCGAACCAAGATTCGTGCAAGCTTATAGATTTGATCAAATAGATGAAATAATTAAAACAATAGATAGTTGGACTTGAGGAGATTATGACGGAATACGTTAATTATATATTTAAATGCCCTGCATGCGGGAGAAAACATAATAAAGTTACTCTGAAAATGCCTAAAGGAGTTACTATAAGTTATCTTGAATTGACATGTCCAAAATGCGAAGCTAAATCAGCATGGTCAGCTATGTTTTTTGAAGATTCATTAGAATTATTGAATAGACTGGAAGTTAAAAAGTCCAGGGATATTACGACTTTAGGTCCTGTCAACTTTGTAAGATACGGCAAATATAAAAATATGCATCATGAAGAACAAAGCGATATAGAAGAATTAGATAAACTAGTAGGTAATCCTGATTTCCACGAGCCTGAAAAGGGGATTAAACCTGATTACCACTCTACAATACCGGAGAATGTATGAAAACTCTTTATAACACTGAATCAAATGAGGCAGATACAAGCCTTACACAGACAGGACTTAATCTAGACAGAGAAATGTGCGATTTCGCAAGAGCTCTTATTCAAAGATACATGAATATGGGATATTCTCCGCGAGAAATACCTCACGTTCTTACTACGGCTGTATGGGACAGTGAATTATATTGTATAATGAATCGTCAGGCTAAAGCAAAATAACGCTTGCGGTAAGCCTTAAATTAGGCTATACTATATGCATGCGAAAGAAGAAACGAAAAGATCGCATAGCTTTTGAGGAATACACAGAATTGTTAATTAATGAGAAAACTGTGCATCCCAAGGAAATATATCTTTTTGTCAAAGGTAAATCCAGACCGATAGATTCTATATCGGTTGAAAATCTCCAAAACTGGTGCAACGGGTTCAAATCAAACGAGCCCGGACTATCCAATATTGCGTTATGGTTCGCCAGGAACCAAGACGATCCTTTCCTTAAAATACTAGTCGTTGAAAAGGTGGCGGATCTTCTCTACAGAGATGCGATCCAAAATCTTGAAAAAGACGGCTGTATGTTGATCAACTAAAATTAGGAGGACATTTTGGAAACAAAAGAAGAATATAAATGGTATACTGTTGTCTCTATTCTAACGATGATTTTAATGACCTATTTCCTATATATCGTTTCGTCTCAGCAAAACTCAATGGTTCAGGCGGTAGAGGAAATAAGGGATTTGAAAATAGAGGTTCAGAAACTTAATAATTTTATCAAGGAGCATTCCGCACTACCAAAGAAGATGTCTTATGTTTCCCCAGAGGATCTGGAATCAATAGCTACCGCTTCGCTAATTTATGGATATAAATTCGGACATGACCCAAACGAGCTAATGTCCATAGTATTCTGTGAATCTTCATTCAAAAAAGACAGTTTAAGCAATAAATCCGCGAAAGGCGTAATGCAGATAAACCCTATTACTGCAAAACACTTAAATTTTTCAGTTGAAAAGTCCGATTCCATCTGGTACAATATGTACCATGGAAGTAAATACTTGAGAGAACTCAAAGAGAAATTCAGAAATAAAGACAAGGCATTACTGGCATATTACAGAGGTCCCGGAGCTGTTATGAAAGATATGAAAAATCAAATACAACTTGATATGACATATCCTAACAAGATTAACAAATGGAAAAACATCTTTAAGAGGTCCAGTGGAAGCTGACGAATTAAAAGTATTTGAAAATCTGGTATCGAAACTGTTCGAATCTTTACCTTCTGATGTAAGAGATTTAATAGAGGGAGGAGCCGAATACAAAGACATCGTTAAATACTGGCTTGAGTCACAGGACGGGACTAATATAATGTGGACTGTATATTCAGATTCAGTATTATGGCGCATCCAGGAATTTTATAATACTCGTGAGAAATATCTTGAAATAAAAAATAGATTTATTACTTTTAACGAGGGTTAAATGCATACAAGATTTCAGGCATGCGTAAAAACAGAAATAGTTTGGGGAAACGCTCTCTCGTATATGCCAAATGCGAAACCTCGTTATTTCTGTTCAGTCGAATGCACTTTCCACGAAGTAGGCGGCGATAATTACGACAGGTGTAGACATCCGAAGTTTAAAGAGTATACAATTTATGAAGATAACGGGACTTTTGCAAGTACTGAAGAGTCTTTTAAGCATTGCTACGAATATTATAAGAATAAGGTAGAAGGAAGAAATGGCTAACGACAAATTCAAGACTGGCGATATTGTTTATTCTCCTAATGCACGTAGGAGGGATCGCTCTCATAGAGATCCTGTGATGTGCAGCGTTTTACAATTAAAAGTATTAGGCTCGACCGAAGAGGGGTATCATACTGTTACCACCGAATTTATGTGCGGAGAAGTATGGATTCACGTTAAGGAAAATACTTTATTCGCGTCGCGCAAAGAGGCTTTTGAGCTTTTCGAGAAGGAAATATTAGAAGGCGAGCAAAAAGAAATAGATGAAGCAAAAGCTTTTACGTCAAAAGTCCTTGACGAAGAGAGAAAGAGAATAGAAAGTGGCCGATAAAGAAAAAAGAAAAATCGAATGCAATATTTCTCCTGTTAAGGGATATTGTAGAAACTGCAGGCATTCCAATCAGATACTTTCTCCAATGCAACAGCTTAATGGATTTATAAAATGCCGCATCGATCAAAAGAATAAGTTCTTTATGGATTCCTGCGATAAGAAAGCCAATGGTCCGGACGGGAAGATTTATTTCATGTATGAAGCTTTCGATGCGCTTAAGCAGAACTGCACTTATTTCGTGGAAGAAAAAATTAAATTTGTTTTGAAAATATAGGAGTTTGAACATGTTTTGGTTTAAGAAGGGAGAGAAAATGGTAATAGAAAATGAACAGCAGTACGAGAGCGCGTTAAAACAATTAGCAGACCCATCGACATCTCTAAAGCCCAAAAAGATTAAGACTATTCACGAAGCTATAGCGGAATATGAAAAAAGTCCTAAAAGAGCTGCCAGGATAATCTTACAATTAAATAGAATAGACCCAAATTTAATTGAAAAAATATGCGATAAAATCACCCATGCGTTCGACGGAGAGGACATCTCAGGAGTTGAAGCTGTGGGTATCTGCGGACATATGCTTTATTCTGTAGGCGCGGCAATGGCAGGACAGGAAAGGAATCTGACTATAAGTCAATTGAATGAAAGATATGGAGAAAATGGCCATAAAGATTCCATAGGCGTGGCTTTAATGAAGCAAGGAAGATTAATGATAGATACCTGGATCCCTCAGTTACAGGGTCTGGTCGAAAAAGAAAAAGAAACGATAATGAATTAAAGAGGATTTATGGTAGAAAATTACATAGAGCAAGACCCGGTTAAGGTAGTAGCTATACAGTGGAACGGGAATAACGACGAGTTTATAGATAGTATTACTTCTCGTTTTTTAGGTGCTTTTATTCAGTTCGGCGGCTTTGAAAGTTTAGGGGCGATATGTCTAATGCAAATGTATATTAGAAATGGCAATTCGAGAGCGCCTAGCGAAATCTTCTATATGCAGAGGGGAGACTGGATTATTTTTAAGAGTGGTAAAATCGATCAAATATTGGACGATGAAAATTTTCATAAAAAATATGCAAAAATAAAGGAAGAGAATAATGTTTAAAACATATAGAGAAAAGCATGTATCTGACGTAACGGCATTTAGGTGGATGGGTAATATAGATAGTGTCGTTAAAGAACTGGAAGCTAATGTTTTTGAAATATGGGTCAGAGTCAATGAGGCTGAGGGCAAAAAAGGCGATTACGACCTTTGGCTAAAAAATGATACTGACGGTTGCGAAGTTATAGCGCATGAAGGAGACTGGGTTCTTATCAGAGACAATAGAGTATACACTATTTGCCCGGACGACGAATTTAAAGCTATGTACGAGGAGGTATAATGAAAGGAATAGATTTCAATCTTAAGTTAGATAAGAAACGTAAGAAAATGTTCGTTACTGCAGTATTGTATGCGGAAAATGATACTACGGAAAGTTATGATACCGATTTTTCGTTCCCGGGAATCGATGATTATTGCGAAGGCAAAAAGCCTGACATCTTCCTGAAAGATACAGTTCTTAATATAGTCTATGACAACCTCAAAGCAATAATAGAGAATTTCATTAATACTGAGATGGATAAGGATAATACGTCCGTAAAAGTCCCGAGATTAAGGCTAATAACGAATATAGGGACGTTTAGGGATATATTCTTCAAGACTGCCCAGGGAGAATACGCCAAGAAAGACAAATTCATGGAATTTATAAAAAACAACTTTGATAACTTCTCTGTAAAAATTAAAAAGCCGGGGATACTAAAAGGCATCGAAAAATTTTTGGAGGTAAAATGATAAGTTTTGATAATTTCATGGCTATTATGGAAGCAGGGATAAATTACAGAAAAGGATACCTTGCCGCGAGAAAAGAAGTACAAGAGAAATGTATGGATTCTCTACTTGCTCTAAGGAAGCTAATAAGAGATCCCAGAAATAAGAAGTCTGTCTACGAAACACTAGATAAAATTGACGCAATAATGGAAATAATAAATGAAGATGTCTCTAGCGTAAAATTACCGAGAGAATACGAAATCCCACATTTGAAAAATCTCCATTCGTTATCGGGTAGGAAGAAAAGATGATAGCTATCTTAGGGACATCTATATCAGGCAAGGATTATAACTCCATAAAGAAAGTTATGGATAAAACGGGATATCCTGCCGAGATTATAGATATCAGTTCATTTAAGCTCAGTAAGGACTATGATTATTACATAATTATAGGGGCTAAAGCAAAACAGTTATTTTCTGTCTATACGGTTCCCGCGGAAAAGAAACTTGAGATAGAATCCATAGGTTCCGAATCTGAATTCACTAATCAGGTCAAAGGATTCTTAGAGGACCATGTAGCTGAGATCAATCTCAATTCCAAGATTGAGTCTTTGGGTAAGTTGGAGATAAATGCTGACTTTTTTAAGAAAGCATTGATTGCAGGAGATATCTCCGGGGAATTCACCATAAAGACTCCCAAATTCGGCAAACTAAGAATAATCACAGAAAATAGAGCCTCTAAGATAGACTCAAGAATATCCAACTTTGTGGATGGACAGGTATTAAATCTTACGAAAAATGAACTAATCGCTCTTGCCGTTGTTAAGGATTTATTCGGCGCGGCGGATATTTCAATCAAAATTGAAGATAAGATAGAAGAAAAAGAAGAAGTAAAACCAGTAGAGGCAGAGAAGAATGATATTTGATTTCGATTTTGACGAATTTAGCTATTTGCCAAAAGTAACTAAATTCGAAGTTAGAGAATATAAACATAAAATCAGATACACTACGTTTAAGTGGGGGTATTTGATTTTAGTATTTAAGAGGACAATATGAAGGAGAAAAGGTTAACGCAAAGATATTGTGTAATGTCTATAGATTTATATGACGAAGATGACAAAACGCTCCGTCAATTTATAGAGCATTTAGAAAGCGTAAGAAATAAGTTTATTGGCGACTATGACGAAATATACATAGGGTACGATCCGATTTATTCTCCTGATTGCGAATCAGGGAGCTGTATGCTTGAGATAATTGGAGAAAGAAAAGAAAACGATAAAGAATACAAAAAGCGCATGAAGAAAGAAAGAAAAGAAGCCGAAAGACAACTAAAACGTAAAGAAGCTAGTAACGATAAGGATTTTAAATTGTATCAGAAGCTAAAAAAGAAATTTGAGCAGGAAGACGATACGGAATTTTAGCAGCCTAATTCTGGGCTGTCTAAGAGTGAACCGTTCGGTTCGCATAGCAGAAAAAGGGCAGGGAGGCATAGCAGGCTCGCTACCTAGCTTCCTTGCCCGAACTTTTGGGAGAAGAGATGTTTACAATTGAAGAAATAGAGCAGACGAAAAAAGAACTTGAAGAAGTTTTTGGCAAGCCTAAAAAGATTGTCATGAACGAACTCACGTACTCTGTAACAAAGAAATATCTAGTGAATTTTATTCCCGCTGGTTTATTAGGGATTCCGATTGAAATAGACGATACTGCACCGTCTGGTAATATTTATTTGATGGACAGTACTAAAGAGAAGGACGAATTGAAATTCGAAGCCCCATTAGAAATGAGGGATCCTCCACCAAAACCTATTCTTTCTCCGGTTCGCAAATTTAAAGAAAGTGACGAATCGGGAGGACGTGATAAGCGGTCATTCTTCGAGAAAATAAAAGGGATATTTGGAGGATCTGGTTCTGGCAATCCTATAAAACCATCAAGAATTATAAATCATAAAGGTTCGACTGATGCTAAATGACGTATTATTAATTGGAGCGATGATATTAGCTTTCTGCGTAATTGTTTCAGCTGTATCATTTTTAGACAAGGATTAATATGACAGAATGCACTCAAAAATATAAATGTAAAAACTTCGGTTATTCTCCCGCATGTACAGACGGGGTAGATAGGCCTAACGGCTGTTATGCTTATACTGAGAGAGATGTCGCTAATGATATTTATACACCTGAGTACCAAAGAGGCTACGAAGACGGATATGCAGCTTGCTTAAGAGAGATAGAAGAGAAAAAAGATTCCGAATATAAGACTTTGATGAAGGGGCTTATTAGAAAAACGCAAAAGTGAGGTTCGTATGAGCGAATGCCAATATAAGTTTGACTGTAAAAATGCTGGTAAGTTTGATGCATGTCTGTTCCGAACGACAGGATTGACTTGCGTTGAATATAAAAGTATTCAATATGAATTAGGCCGCGCCGCCGAGAGGAAAGAGCTTGAGGACGGCTTTGTCGATAGCTGGTCTGATAAGGTTAAAAAGATAATTAAAAAGATACGAGAAACAAACTTCAAGAACGGCGAAAAGATAGGTTTCGACAAAGGCTATTCAGCCGCCGTTATGAAAAATGCTGAAAGAGATAAGCAATGCCTTGAGACGATGAAAGCGGCTGTTAAACGAATTAGAAATGATTATGAAACGACAGGTGATTGCGGCGTTATGTATAACGAGCGAATGAAATATGATGGTGCATTAAAACTACTTATCGCCGCAATCGCGGCTCTTGAAAAGAAGGTGGAGAAATGAGCCTGAAAGTTTATGGAGCTTCGGACGACCTAATAGAAATCGAGGGTGATGTTAAAGAGGAATTTTTGACATACTACGATGACACCGAAGAGGATAATCCAAGACGCAACTTGGCGTTCTCGGACGGTTCAATCTTTAGAGTGACGTATGGTATAGACGGAGGCTTTTGGAGATTCACTCCGATTAAAAAAGGCACACTCTACGACCACAAAGATGAAGCGACCAACGATGATGGAGATGATTACTCGGACATCCTGTATTTTAAGGACGGCATCAAGTGGGTTTTAATGGGATGCGATTTAGCTATGGAGGAGAAATGAGTTGGGATTACACGTATAGCGATAGTAATAAACGTCATTTATGCCTCGAAATTGCAGGTGTTGTATATTTTATAAGTAATATGAAAGGTATAGACGATAGAAAAATAGAAGTCAGTACGCAATATACTATCGCTAATGTTGGGTCCCCAATACAAAGTCATTTATTAGCTAAAGTGGATACTCTTAAAGAAGCTGAGAAAGTCGTACATGAACATATCAGAATAAGTATTACCGAGATGCAAAAAATTATTTCAAATGGTTATGTTTTAGAATAATGTAATGACGCCAGCGCAGCTTAAATATATTCGGGAATGGGAGCAAGAAGATAAAAATATCTACGGAAAGATTATGTGGGAGCGCGATGCTCAGTTTGTACCATACGAAACCCTAGTTATTCTACAGCGATCCTTTCCAGAGATACTTGAAGACAGTCAGAGAAAATACATTGATATGTGGATAAGGTTGATTCCTACAATCTACATACCGGAGAGTAACTAAATAAAAAATATTTAGTTCTTATACAGGGCAAATTAGGAAAAATTTTTTGAGAGGGTTCTACAGAAATGATAAAAGGGAAAAATTTACCACAATTTCATAAATATTGCATCAGACATCTTTTTTGTCGCGGTGATGTCTATAGAACGAACCGCGAATTAGAAAAAGTTCGGATAGTTACAGGAATCCCTAGATTTTCCTTACCTCTTATAAAAAACATATATGGTTTCACTATCGGAAATTATATATTTCTAGTAGGTGATGATTATTACAATTATTCGTACGGATCGTTAATGGTCATATTACATGAAATGGTTCATGTATGCCAATATAAAAAAGAGGGAGTTTTTAAATTCCTATTAAAATATCTGTATCATTATTTAAAAGCTATTATCAATAAAGAGCCTACATATGCCAGGGCTATACCGTATGAGGTAGAAGCATATGATTTACAAAGAGATTTTACAAGACTGCTCGACGATAATTTAAGCGCACCAATTGATAGACGTTTTGAAAAATGGTTATATCTTCATTACGAACTATTGGAAAAGATTGCTTATAATAAGGAGGAGGCGATCCTATGGAAGACTTATGCTTAGAATCAAATTATAACAGCAAACTTATAGTTTACGAGAATGGAGATGCTTTTAAGATAAAGAGTATGCATGTCAGCTTAGGTTCAGCCTATAAATATACAGGCTCTATAGAGGACGCTAAGAGGCTTAGAGATTGGCTTACGGGATGGATAGAACAAGAGGAAAATAATATTTGATCAATGCATTTTTTCGTTGACACGCACCTTAAAAATCAGTATAATAAGATCCATTGAAACAAAATAGGAGATACGATGACAGAAGAAACAAAAGCAGAAACTAAAGTAGAAAGCAAAAACCCCAGTCTGGACTTCTTTAACAAGCACACAAAGAACTTCTCTAAAAGACTGATTATAGATGGAGAAAGCGCAGAGTATTGGCTTAAGTACTTTACTATAAATATAGGCGACATAAACTCCATGGGGCAGGTTAGGAATCTCTTTATAAAACTCGATGAATTACTTAGTCAATCCGCAATTCATAGCACAATGGCAGGAGTTAAAAATTCCTATCTGCAGTCAAGCGCAAATATGGAATACAGAAAGAACGTAAATAGCATTTACTCTGTAAGTATGGAAAAGAAAGAAAAACTTCCATCCCAAGACATCAGAGATACGATTTCCTCAGATAATGAAATACAGGACGCGTTCGAACAAAGCAAGATTATAAAAGGATTCTGGAATGATATTACGGAATCCTTAAATACTAAAAGAAAAATACTCGAAACTATATCGATGACGATAGCTGTAGAAACTAAAACTTATGGGAGCGTTGCTCCGTATCAAAATGAAGGGAGATAATATGGAAGAAGTGAAAGCCGAAACAAAAACAGAATCAGAAGACAAATTAAAAGACGCGGTAAAAGTTTTTAACGACAATTTCGTATGCGGGTTATTTGTCGGAGTGACAAAAGAAAACAGGCTCATGGTGGAGCGTATAGGTAATTCCTATAATGAATTATTAGCCGTAGGCCTTGTAGAATTGCTTAAAAAACAAGTTAATGATGCCGTCAAGGTCCAGCTTGGTAATCCCGAGCTCGAAGCTATAGTATCGTTGGACCGTTCCGTTAATAATCTTATGAAACTCGTTATAGATAAAACGGCGGAAAAGAATTAACTTTTAAAAATTTTATTTTTTATTAATGGGAGATACAAAAGCCTATGAGTCTGTCTGATATCATCGTTAAAGAACGTTATGCTCACCCCGGAGAAGAACACTGGGAAGATGTTGCCAAAAGAGTCTCAAAATATGTCGCGCAGGCAGAAAAAGAAGAGATGTACGAAAAAGTATGGAGAGACTTCCTTTCTATAATTTCAACTAAACAGTTTATTCCCGGAGGTAGAATCCTAGCTAATGCGGGTAGACCCAGGGGACAGTTAATGAATTGCATAGTCATTCCGTTAGATGATTCCAGAGAATCTATAGGGCAGATGATCAAAGAGTACCTTATGATATCCGGAACCGGAGGAGGAGTAGGAGTTTCATTTTCGAATCTACGCCCTAAAGGAGCTAAGATTAGGACTAATGGAGGAGTAAGTTCGGGCGCTATAAGTTTTATGGACCTTCTAAATGCTGCAGGAGAGACAATAAAAACAGGCGGCGGAAGGCGTGCAGCAACAATGATATCCATGTCTATATATCATCCTGATATTATAGACTTCATAGAACATAAAACGAATCTGGACAGATTAAACAACGCTAATATATCAGTTGAGATAGACAATAATTTTATACAAGCTGTCAGAAAAGACAAAACTATAGTATTAGGCTGGCCGCCGGACAGAGAATACAAAGGCAAAGAAATAAAAGCCAGGGAACTATGGAATAAAATAGTTGATAATGCATTAAGATGCGGCGAACCTGGAGTATTAAACTTAGGATTAGCAAATGATTTAAGTAATGGATATTACTTCGAGAAATACACGAGTACAAATCCTTGTCACTCGGGGTCAACATTAGTAGCTGTAGCGGACGGAAGAAATGCTGTAAGCTTTGAGCAACTAGCTTTAGAAGATAAAGATGTTCCGGTATATACTTACGAGAATGGCAAGATAGTAATTAAAACAATGCGTCATCCTAGAGTAACAGGCGAGAGTGAAGATGTTTATAAGGTTACTTTTGATAATGGTACATCCACTAAGGTAACCGGCAATCATAAGTTTATATTAAGAAATGGAGATAAGAAAGAGACGTTGCAGCTTAAGCCCGGTGATTCAATGTGCGCTACGCTTGCCGATGAACTTCTCAACGTGTCTCCTAGAAAAGCTAGAGATTGGAAAGCTCCTCGTCGCGGTCTTATAAGAAGAGAATGTGAATGCTGCGGGAAAGAATTCAATATCCCTAATAGCAAAAGAGAAATAAGTTTTTGTTCTGATGAATGTAGTGCTAAATATATTTTATCAGAAAAAAGAAGCCATGTCCCTGAGAATATAGATTATAACTGCAAAGTGGTATCTGTTAAATACGTAGGCAAAGAGAAAGTTTATAATGGGACTGTCGATGATGTTCATACTTTAATGACTTATCACCCTCTTGATGATGGATCTTCAATGTTATTAAATAGTTGTCAATGTGGGGAGCTCCCTTTGCCAAATTATGGTGCGTGCGACTTAGGAGCTATTAATGTAGCCGAGTTTACGTCTGCTAGAGGATTCGAATGGGAGAAGTTTAAGACTGTCATCCCTGTCGCGGTTAGGTTCCTTGATAATGTCACTGACGTAAATGAATACCCATTAGAAGCCATCAAAACTAAATGTATGGATACCAGAAGGATAGGGCTTGGTTTAATGGGCTTACACACGGCAATGCTCAAGATGGGAATCAAATACTCTTCTGATGATGGTATTGCTTTCGTAGAGAAATTATACGAGACTTTAAGAGACGTATCATATATGTCTTCGGCATTCCTCGCGAAAGAAAAGGGTTCATTCCAAAAATTTGATCGGGACCTATATCTAAAAGGCAAGTTCGTTAAGAACCTCCCGACTCTAGTTAAAAATACGATTAGAAACTATGGGATCAGGAACTTAGCTTTAAATACAAACGCTCCAACAGGGACTACCGCATTAGTATGCGGAGTGTCCTCAGGGATAGAACCAATATTTGCCCCGGTATACGAGAGAACATTTAAATCTACAGAAGCCAAAGAAGGGTTTAAAACTGAAGTCGTGATGGACCCTATAGTAGAATCTCTACTTAAAACGTCCGGGAATCTTACGAATGTAGAGTATTTCGAAGGTGCATACGACATAACTCCCGAAAAACATTTTGAAATTCAGGCTGCGGCACAACAGTACATAGATCAGGCTATAAGTAAAACAATAAACTTACCCGAGGACTATAAGACTGAAAATCTTAGCGAGATATGGCTTAAGTACCTCGATCAGGTAAAAGGAGTAACAATATATAGAGCTGGTTCCAGAGGAAGTGAACCCCTTAAACCCTTACCTCTTAATACCAAGAATATTAAGAGAGTAACGAAATCTGAATCCGTGGAAGTAAAGTGTGCATCGGGGGTGTGTAATGTGTGATCACGAACTTGATATAGATATTGAGCTTTTGCTGCAGAAACTTATTGACAGAGCCAGGAGGGATCTGGTAAACTATTCTCTCAAGTTGGTGAGACATAGAGAGTTGAAGAATATGGATATATATAATTTTAGCACATGCTTATGCTTCCTGTTTGATGATAATTATGAAATTCAATGGGGAGATATGAGAGTTAAGATGTATGATATTCTTCAGACTTTAAGGCTTGATATGGACTATATGAGAAAGATGTGGAAAGAAGATTTGAAGATCGCATTAGAATTAGAGTATGAGAGGACATATAATAAGAAAGCTGTAGCTAATGTTGATTCGTTTCTGAAAACGCTCGAAGAAGAAAATATAACTTTTTACTGTTTGAAAGGGGATTGTAAGAAGCATGTCTAAGAAAAAAGAAAAAGCACAAGAAGCGCCTAAGGTATTAGACAATAGGTCTGATGCGGAGAGAGCGTTCGATATAATTACTCAGAAGCACGGCGCTGGATCCATATTCAGAATGGGCGTATGCGAATCCCTGAATATAGAAGTTGTTTCTACTGGAGATCCATTGCTTGATTGTTTATTAGGCATATGGGGTTTGCCATACGGAAGAATAGTAGAATTTTATGGGAAAGAACAGTCCGGGAAAACAACATTGTTATTACAAACAATAGCTAACGCCCAGAAACAAAAGAAATTGTGTGCAGTAGTCGACGCTGAGCATGCGCTAGATATAGGTTATGCCAAGTCTTTAGGCGTAGACGTAAATAATCTTTTATTATCCCAGCCTGATAATGGCGAACAGGCTCTCACTATAGTAGAAGATTTGATCAGAGCTGGGGCTAAAGTAGTAGCTGTTGATTCTGTAGCAGCTCTAACTCCAAAAGCAGAAATCGAAGGTGAAATAGGGGACAGTCATGTTGGGCTTCAGGCGAGAATGATGTCTCAGGCTATGAGGAAGCTTACTGCTTTAGTAGATAATAGTAAAACGCTATTAATTTTTACCAATCAATTAAGATCTACCATCATGAGTTATAGTGGACCGACTACTACCGGAGGAAACGCCCTCAAATATTATGCTTCTATAAGATTAGATATGAGAGCTTTAGGAGACGCTAGTTCTATAAAGGTAGAAGAGAAAAGAATAGGCGGAAAGTTTGCAGTAAAAGTAGTTAAGAATAAATTGTCCACTCCATTTAAAGAGGGCGAATTAACTATCATATACGGTAAAGGCTTTTCTAAAGGTTACGATCTTATAGAATTAGGATTAATATCCAACGTTGTGGGGAAAAGCGGGAGCTGGTTTTCGTATAAAGGAGAGAGACTGGGACAAGGACAATATAACGCCTCATTATTTATAGAAAGCAACCCTGAATTATACGAAAAAATATACGCAGAAGCTAAACAAACTTTTAAATCCGAAATAATACCTAACGTGGAATTGAAAGAGGAAGAGGAAGAAATTGGAGATAGCACTAAAGAGCCTGAATCAGTCGATTAAATCCTGTGAAGAATGTAAGGACATAAGAAAATATACATTCAACTGTGTACTCTCTAAAGGAGATCCTCAAGCTCCTACAATGATTATAGGAGAAGCCCCGGGCAGAGAAGAGACTGAACAGGGGATTCCTTTTGTAGGTATGGCAGGGAAGATATTAAATGAGGCTCTGGATTTATGCGCCGAGGCCAATATACATTATAATCTCTACATTACGAATGCTGTGAAGTGTCGTCCGACAATAGAAGGAAAGAAGAACAGGCCTCCTACATGTGACGAGATAGTAAACTGTAATGTGTTTCTTATGAGAGAGATAAACATCTTAAGGCCCAGACATATAATCCTTTTAGGAGCGACGGCATATAAAGCCATTACGGATAATCCTGAGAGCTATACTCCTATAACTAAGTTGGTTAATGAGGGATGCAGAGTGCCTCAAGAAAATATTTCAGAAAGAATCAGATGTTCATCCAAAGTATATGTAACGTATCATCCCGCCGCGACTATATATAATACAGGGACAAAAAAAGCTTTTCTAAATAGCATAGTTAGAATTTTGAGGAAGTGTGATGGAACTGTTGTTTGATAGTAGTAACGATAGAGCTAAACTTGATTTTGAAAATATGAAAAATGAAATGGCTCAATATATAAACTCTATCGATTTAGAACAAGGGAAGTGTCATGGATGGAATATCTTTGGGAGCGATGTATCTACACGATTTATCGTGTATACTTATATTTTCGAGCGTGATTACATCGACAATACAGATTACAATGATCTATACGATATAGAAGACGATTTCATGGAAACTTGGTTCGAGATTTGCGAAGCTGAATCTTTAGCCGAGTACGGATGGGAAAGGAATAGAATGTTTTATGCGATCTTTGCGCTGCCCGAAAACTGGCAAGACATTATTAAGAAAAAATACTTCTAACGATAACTAGCTTACGAGGATGATATGACTATACCTTTAAGAGATTTATACGAAGTTAGTTTCATAGATCGTGATTATAAAGAATTATATCTTCTTGACGTGTGGGCTCTTGACGCATACGAAGCTGCCATGAAAGCTTTGTACTGGAATGATGACGATAATAGTCTGAATATAGATGGGCACAAGAAAAAACTCGATGAGATTCATGTTGTTTTAAAAACTAAAGGTTGCGAAGAATGGACATTTTTTAAAGTTGTCCGCCATAAAAGAAAGAATCTGAATTATACTCCGATGAATAACTACTATACGATAAGAGAGATCGAACGATGAAAAACTGCCCAAAAAGAATAAGAAAGCAGAAGGAAAGAGAAGAGGGGTATTACAAATTGCCTATGGGTCCATGTATGTGGTTCTTATATCGATTCTCATATCCAGGGACATGCGTCAAAGCGGACGGATCATTGCAGTGTCCTACAAACGGTCATGTATGTAAGGATTGCCCTTGTTTATAAATTTACATCTGCATAGTCAGTACTCCGTATTCGATGGCACTATCGAAATAGATAAGCTCGCGGAGTATCTTAAAGATAAAGCCCCGGGGTGTGCCATTACAGACCATGGGGTAATGCATGGATGCGTTAAGTTTTATAAGATATTTAAGAAAGCAGGACTGAAACCTATCCTGGGTTCAGAAATGTACATTACTTCCGTGGATAAAGGAACGCCGTATGATAAGATCCCTAATAAACAATCAGCTAAAGAAGAAAGAGGTATAGCAAAAGAGAGATATCATATAATTCTATTAGCAAAGAACAACGAAGGCTATTCAAACTTATGTAGGATAGTTTCGGAGGGACATCTCCGCGGGTATTATTACAAACCAAGAATAGATCTGGAAGTCCTTAAGAAATATAAAGAAGGGATAGTAGTAACCTCAGCATGTATATTCGGAGAAGTCTCTAACTTACTTATTAAATCAGTAACCGAACAAGAGGGAGAGTATTATTTAAAAGCTAAGGAAGTAACCAAGAAGTTCCTGGATATATTCGGGGACGATTATTACTTAGAAGTACAGGATAACGGAGCTAAGGAGCAATATATAGCCAATCCATTGATCTCTCAATTGGGTGAAGAATTAAGCATACCTATTGTGGCTACTTCGGATTCTCATTATCTTAAAAAAGAAGATATTAAGACGTTCGCATTAGGAATGAAGATGCAAACTTATGATTCCGCGAAGAAGAAATCCTCATACGAAGTAGATATGAATATGAAATTATGGGTCAAGACAGAAGAAGATTTTATATCTGAACTGAGTATAAAAAAAGAGTACTGCGATAATACAGAGCTGGTTTTTAATAAATGTAATGTGTCTCTACCGCTAGGGACGTTGAAGTTTCCGGAGGTTGCATGAATAAAACAATATGGACTCAGCCTGGGAATAAAACTCATATAGGCAAAATCCTTATAAAAGAGCATGAAGAAAATAATCGTAAAGCTTATACTATGATAGTTAGAGGAAAATTACTTAAGAAGTGCTGGAGATTTCCATTTACTTATATTCATACAGGTAACTTAGTAGAACCAATACGTTTATACTTTCAAGTTATAGCTAAGGCTCCTAACTCTACTATGATACTAACTCAAAGTATATGTATGCCGGGAGCAGAGGATCTTAGAGAAGAGCATAGCTTTAATGATATTATAGATGCTATTAATAAAGGTCTTATACATAAGGTATTTTTAAAAGCTACACTAAATGATCTAGCTACTAGTGCCCTTGAGGTTTCAGACCCTAATCTGCAGCAGAATAAGAACTATTATCTTCTAGAGGAACTAAAGAAGACAAGCGCTAGTCAATCCGTACTTACTTCTATCGAGGAGAGTGGGAGAATATGAGTTTTAGAGTAACAGACGAATGTATTAATTGCGGTATGTGCGAGGCTGATTGCCCCGTAGAGGCTATAACTTCTGACGGAGGGAAGTGTAGTATAGACCCAACCAAATGCGTTGAGTGTAAATATTTCTACGAAGAACCTCAGTGTGTGTCTAATTGTCCTGTAGGAGCCCACGAAAAGGTATGAGCGTAGAGACATTCAAAAAGAAAGTTGAAGAAGGATTTGCCAAAAAGATCTTAACCAAAGGATTCTCCCGGGAGATTAAAGATAAGTACCGTAAACAGCTTGATTATGAGATAGAGATCATAACTAGGATGGGGTTTGCGGATTACTTTTTAATACTTCAAGACATGATCGGCTGGGCTAAAGGTGAGAATATACTTATAGGTCCTGGAAGAGGATGTTTACATCCAAGCGTATTTATCAGGACTCTCAAAGGGTTAATAAAAATCAAGAATATAAGAGTAGGAGACGAAGTATTATCTGATGATAACAAGTATCATAAAGTATTAAAAGTATTCAGTTATGAAGTCGAAGAAGACTTAGTACAGATCAATACTTATAAGAAGATGACCGACCAGTTATTTACTAAAGATCACAAGATATTATGTATCAAAGACAAGAAAGCCAGAACTTGGATTAAAGCTAAAGATATATCCGCGGGGGACTTCCTGATAAGACCGCCAAGTACGCTTCTAAAAGTTCGCTCTACAAGTATACTAGAGGGATATAGAGGTTTAGTCCATGATCTACAAGTAGAAAAGACTGCTAATTTCTGTACCGAAGGATTTATAGTACATAACTCTGCTAGCGGAAGTTTAATTACATACGTATTAGGGATAACGACGATTGATCCTTTGAAATACAATTTGATTTTTGAACGTTTTCTTAATCCAGGAAGACATTGGAGATATAAGATGGACTTCCCGGAGTTAACTTATCAGCAGTTCAAGGAGATATGATGGAGACTGTTGTATACATAGGCCGCGACGGAGAATTCGATAAGAATATAAAAAGAATAGCCGATGCTTTAGAAGAACAGAATAGAATAAATATAATGAATTTATTCTTGCGTATGCTAGAACGTACCGGATGTAATACGTATGACGTTCTTGAAGGTAGAGATAAGACTATAACTGGTCTTCTTAAAAATTTGAGTAAAATATCTGAAAAACTAAAAGAAGAATTAGAACTTGACATGAGACAAGAATAAGAATATTATAAGACATAAGGAGAAATCCTTAATTAAATATTTTTAATGCCGAGATATCCAAGCTGGCTAAAGGAATCAGACTGTAGATCTGACAGGCTTTGTCCTTTCGGGGATTCAAATTCTCCTCTCGGCACCAGAAATTATTGAGCCTACGTATCTCAACTGATAGAGAGCCGCACCTGTACTGCGGATGTTAGGGGTTTGAGACCTCTCGTAGGCTCCAGTATTCCCGGGTCGCTCAATTGGTAGGGCACGCGGTTACTCATCGCGAGGTTGTAGGTTCAAATCCTGCCCCGGGAGCACTGCCAATTTTATCTGTAAAGGAAAAGAAGATGCACACTACGATAGTAAAAATGAAAGATGGAAGAGAATTTAGAGGAGCCTTATGGACCTTTAGGCCTCTTGAAGGATGGTTCAATGTCACAGAAGAGGGTTCTCCCGAAAAAATATACTTCAAAGATTGCGAAAGCGTTATTACTTTAGGGCAAAGGATTCATCCCGGAGTTACAGAAAATCAGGACGAAATAGAACGAGCAAAAGAAAACTTGCCTCAATTGGTACGCGACGAGCAATACGATAAAGGGATTACAGATCCTAAGAAATTAGAAGAGAGGGCCAAAGAAATAATCAAGGAGCTGTACTAAAATGCAAAACATATATTTAATAGGCAAGAGTTTTCAAGGAGTTAAGTCTATAGACGAATTTGACTATAAGATAATCAATAAGTCCGGGAGACATGCTATTAAAGGTAAGGCTAAGATAACGAAATATACCGGAGAATACGAAGAGCCCATAGAAGAAGGAATGGAATCCAACATATCTATATGGACGAAGAATAATAAGGAAGTCACAGTCACGACTTTTTACGGCGCAGAAATAACAAAAGTTAAGGGGAATGTATTATGGTTCGACATAAGAGCTATGATACCAATACAAGAAAGATTGACTTGTTAAAGTAAAGAAGTTATACTACAGATATGAAGATAGAATTCAGCTAGATTCAACGTGCCCCGCCTTGATTCTCCTTGGCATGGAATTGGTTTATAGTAATGATTTGAACAATAAAATAAGGAGAAAACATATGCATCCATATACAGAAAAGAAATTAGAACTTAAAGAAATAGCCAAGAAAATAGTAGTCCTAAAATTCCAACGTAAACCTAACAATAATACTTCAGGCAAAACACAAAGCGAAATTATTGACACTCTCTTCGACTCTAAACTCGAATACAGGATGAAGCATATTATTTACTGTTTGGCCAGAGGTCGTACGATGGAACAGATAGAGAATAAAGTTAGCAAATCTAATAAGTTAGATAAGTATAAGTTATCACATATTGATGGGGCCTTCAAAGTTCTAAAGAAAGAAGCAGCCGAATACGAAACTAAGTTGTTAGCAGAACGAAAAGATAAGAAAGAGAAAAGGAATGAAACTGTACGTAGTAACGAGGCGAGACTTACTGCCTAGTCAACAGGTGGTTCAAGTCGCTCACGTAGTAGCTAAATATATGCTAGAGAATCCAGGAGAGTGGAATAACGAGACTCTCGTGATTTATGGTGTAAGTAATGAGGTTGAATTAGAATCTATATTAAATTCTCTTAAGAAGAGATATGTAAATCATTCCGAATCCAGAGAGCCTGACATGGGCTTGTCTCTAACGGGGATAGCAAGTACGAGCAGAAATGTTTTTAATAAGTTAAAACTGCTCTAGTCGCTCAAATAGATAGGGCAAACGTCTCTAAAACGTAGTATGTTGGTTAGAGTCCAACCTATGGCACCAAATTTTATAAGGAGAAATAAATTGGAAGAACAAAAGAAAGAAACAACTGAAGAATCAAAAGGGTTTAAATCTCTTATCGGGTTACTACTGACCGTAGCTGTATTTATATCTCTGATATACTTGCCTACAGCAGTAGTAAAGATTGTAGATTTTCAGAAACATAATTCGCCGACTGAAGTTACGATGACTATCGGAGTAACAGAAACGACAAAGTAAAAGGAGTTAATATGCCCAGAGGAAAAGTAAAAGAAAAAGTATTAAAGCTGTCAGATTTTACAGAATTTGGTATGCCCGATCCTATTTATAGAGCTAAGTTTATCGAGGGGGGCATAGAGATAGACTGGGGTATGCTCGGCGATTTACATGAACAGTACCGGGTATTCTTCTATACTAATAATAAGGATACGAATCTACTTTTATTCTCCTTAAAAGGGAATAAAAAGGGTCAAGTGCAGGGATTTGAGATAGAAGCAGCTTCAGGTAAGGCTCCATATTATATCCATTGCGATTCATTTTTTAGAGTTGCAAAGTTCCCAATAGAAAAATATAAAAACAAATACTACAGAGTTTCAAATATTAAGCTTGACGGCGTTAGCTTATTTAAGATCGATTTGTCTATCGAAGTGACCGAAGCAGGATGGGAAGCATCCATAGTAAAAGGTCCTATTCGTAAATCACGTAAAGGAATAAAGCTTGGACCCAGAAAGAAACCCGAGATTGAAGCTGTTCAGGAAAAGCCTCAAGAAAAGCCTGCTTATAGGAAATTAGATCTTGGAGATCAAAGACCTGCGGTGCCGCAATTCTCTAAAGCAATGGGCGAAAAAGTATTAAAATCATTCACAGAGTGAGGGATAATATGCCAGTAGAAAAAGTAAAATTAGAAGACATAAGAGAAAAGTATATCTCAGGCATGAATATGCGAGAAATAGGGAGTTACTACGGCGTGACATATCAGGCCGTTGCGGACAGATTAAAAAGGGCAGGAGTCCCACGAAGAGGAAGAGGAGCTCCTGTGTCCAAAGAAAGGATTAAAGCTGAGAGTCTGCTGAATGATGACCTTTTAAGGTACTTAAAGCATGACCTTAAGCTTACAAATAAACAAATCGCCGAAAGAATAAAAGTACCCGCTCAAACAGTTGGAAGTATAGCAGTAAAAAGAGGCATCCTTTATGAGCCTTCTAAAGAAGATAAGTACCACATAGCCAGACCTAATGGGGTTAAACAAATATTTAATACTCCCGCTAAACAGGAAAAGCTTAAAGCGGACATTAAGAAGTACTATTACGAATTAGGTTTGTCTGTAAACGATACTGCAGAGAAAGTAGGCGTAAGCTGGCGGACAGTACTTCGCTGGATGAATTACTGGAACATGGAAAGAAGAAGCCGGAATATGATCTTCCCTTATCTAGATAAGGCTCAGAAGCAAGAGCTTAAAGCCAATATTAAAAGGATGTATCTGAAAGAAAGAATGACTACTTTTGAAGTGGCTGAAAAATTAAATACTACTGCTAGTACTATCGGCAGATGGATGGATATATTCGGAATTAAAAAGAGAGGTAACAGAAAGAGAGCTATCAAGTGAGTACTAAAATTAACTGGCGACAAGTTAAGGATATCGAAGAGCTTAAGAAGCTAGCTACTGATGCCGAAGGGTATGATGTAGACTATGCTATTATGCTTGTCCATGGAGCGTATTCCAGAAAAGGAGTTCAGTACGAGCCGGAAGAAAATCTATTTTGGGTCTACAACCATATAGACGATTCAGAACAACTTCTGACTGAAGAGCAACTCTTCGATACGGACTATACAAACGTAGGAGACGCTATAAAGAAAGGTCATTTCTTCGTAGACTCCGACCAGATAAACTGGGAGATAGGATGAAAGTTAAAAAGCTTATTGAATTAATAAAAGACTATCCAGATCATGTAATTGTTATAGGAGCTTGCGACTGGAATTCCAAAGTCTCTAATTTCTCAACAGGCTATATAGTTAAAGGAGACGATGGCATTTCCGAATTCTGCGATGCTTGGGATTACCAAGAAAATAAGCTAATGCAAGCTTCTAAAATAAAAAAAGCTTTAGTGCTTTGGCCGGAGGATTAATGAAACCCAATCTAGAACATCACGGAGATATGACTTTAAATCTTGATTATTGGGATTGTGAATGTGAGTTCGGCTATATCCATGCTATAGATGTGGATTATTGCCCTATATGCGGAGCTCATAGAGAAGATCAACCCAATTCAAGAGCTGAAGAAGTTGAACATTTAATAAAGTGTGGTTAAAATGGCTGATAATTATTTACAATTCTCAGAAGCTTTCGATATCGAACACCCTGAAATTCTTAAAGATATTATAGAAAAATACGAAAAAGAATTAGAAGAAGATGATGACGGATATGATAATGTCATACAATTCGAATACGAGTTCGACGAGAAGAGAAAAACCTTTTGGGCTCATGCTGATGAATGTGGCGAGCCTAGTCATTTAGCAGAAGTATTACATAGGTATTTAAAAGAGACGAACTCAGATACGGTATTTTCTTTTGAATATGCATACACCTGTTCTAAGATGCGATGTGGAGAGTTTGGTGGTGCGGCCATAGCCATAAGCAGAAAGAAAATACTATGGTCTGAATCTTCTCTCCAATTAGTCGAGAAATTAAAAAAGCAATTAAAATGTAAGAGGACCAAGAATGCCTAGATATTTGGTAGAAGTACCTGAGATATGGATAAAGCATTACTTTGTAGACGATGCCAAGGACGAAGACGATGCTATAGATAAGGTCGACATAGGAGATTGTCACGAATTGAATGGCGATGACGACTTTTATATGCAGCGTGTCGAAGATAAAGAAGAGTGGATAGCCACCAAAATTACGTTAAAACCAATCGGAAAACCAAAAAGAGATGGTGAAACTCTCTAAATGCACAGCTACTTCTCAGAAAAAGCTAGTAAGATTATAGGATGGATAGACTTTGATAGATTAATTGAGCTGGAGAATCAAGATGAGTTCTATATAGAACTGGATAACTATGATTTCCACGATAAGTTCTCCGGAGAAAGATTTCTAGATTATTTAATCTATCTTAAAGTCAAGGATATTAAAGTCTCCAATCCTAATAATTCTTGTGTAGCATGGGTTACAGGCGTTACTGACGATAAGCCTGTAGCTTTGCCTGAAAGGGAGATTGGGTCCTTGCCTGACGTAGATATAGACGTATCGAAGGATCACAGGCAGGATGTTATAGATTATCTTGTATCCAAATATGGCAAGGATAATGTAGCGCCTATAGCCACCTTCAATTCATTTGCCCTCAAATCAGCTATAAGGGCCGTAGCGAGGACTTTGGAATACCCCTATGAGATAGGCGATAAGCTATCAAAGATGTCTCCTGACCCCGTGCAGGGCAAAAATCTGACATTTTTAGAAGCTCTTGAGGAAGTTCCTGAGCTTAAACGGATATACGAAGAAGGTGGAGAGGGGTTTAATGGCGACGCCCAAAAAATATTAAAGGAAGTAAAGCTAATAGAAGGTATTATATCTTCTGTTGGTACGCATGCTTCCGGAGTAGTTATTTCTCCGTTTACATTAACCGATCTATTACCTCTACAGCTTAATAATAAAGATATGACTGTCGTCCAGTACGATATGGAGGATGTAGAGGCTTTAGGATTAGTAAAGTTTGATATATTGGGGATTAAAACTTTAACTACGTTAAAGATGTGCGCGGATTTTATAAAAGAAAGATTCAATATCACTATAGATTTTGAGAATATACCTTTGGATGATCCTAATGTTTACAAGATGATATGCGAGGGATTCCTCTTAGGAATATTCCAGCTTGAAACTTCTTCCGGCATGAGACAAATAGTAAAACAGATACAGCCTAAATGCATAGAAGATCTATCAGATATATTAGCTATATATAGACCTGGTCCTCTGGGTAGTTCCGAGCTTAAGAATTATTTAGAATGTAAGACTACAGGCAAGGAACCAAAGTATGCCCACCCTGCATTAGAACCTATCCTTAAACCGACTTCCGGATTGATGCTTTATCAAGAGCAAATTATGAGAATAGCCAGGGATATATGTGGGTACACAATGGTCGAGGGCGATTCTCTGAGAAAATGTGTGTCTGGAGATACTTTATTCTGGACTCAAGATGGCTATAAACACATAAAAGATATGGTGCGTAATAGAAAAAGAAATACTGCTCGTACTTTAACGAATTATGAAATCGTGGATAATAAAATTGATAATGCTTTTAAGTCGGGGATAAAGGACACTATAAAAATAATTACAGAAAGCAGATCTGAGATAATATGTACTCCGGATCATGAGATATTTACTAATGAAGGATATATTCAAGCCAAAGACTTAACTAGAGCTCATTATTTATTACACGATATTACTGAAAAGTATGGCACGTACGACATAGACGAAGATTTATTGTTTTTAATAGCGGCTCTCGTTACAGAAGGACATACTGGTAAAAACGCTTGGTATTTTTGTAATAAAGATAAAATTTACATAGATAAATTCATAGATGCATTTTACAATATTTTCAAATACATTCCTAAGACACATATAGGCGGAAATGATGTTATTTATGTTCAAATAAAAGCTGACGCCAGTAAATATTTAACAGATAATTTCCCATCAATAGTCGGCACTAGCGCTTTTAAGTCTTTACCGTTTGATTTTCTTAATTTAGTACAAGAGAAACATCTCAAATTGCTAAGCTGGATGATAGATTTTGATGGATGGGCAGATGATAGACACATAGCTTACTGTACTAAATCAATTAAACTAGCAGCACAAGTTAAATTACTATTTGAAAATATAGGTTGCGGGGCTTATATACTTAATAAAAAAGTTAAAGGATACGGTATATTTTATAATGTGCATATTGGAGATAGACAAGATATCTTAAGAGCTAAAAATAAATTAATATATTCAGAGAAAATATCCTCTAAAAACTTTTCTACTACCAGAGACGCTAAAAGAAATTATGTATCTAAGTATACTATACCTTCTAATATATACAAACCTATTATTGATTCTATAATAAAACAGTCTGGATATAGCAGAAATGAATTAGTAGGAAAAAATATATCTGGTTCTTATTTTTCCGGGCCATTAGGTATAGATAGACTGTCTGATATTTTGTCGGTTTGCGGGCGCTCGAAAGAATTAGAATTTTATTTAAATAGAGAGGTTTATTGGGATAAAATTCGATCGATAACTCCAAATGGGGAGATCGATGTGTATGACTTTAGTATGACAGAAAGATCTAGTCCTCGTGCATTTGCTAATAACATACTTATACATAATTGCGTAGGAAAGAAAAAAGCAGAGGAGTTATTAAAACACGAGGAAAAGTTCGTATCTGGCGGAATTAGATTGGGTTTTCCAGAGAAAATGCTCAGAGATTTATTTAACAATATCAAGAGCTTTGGGGCGTATGGATTCAATAAATGTCTAACTGGGGACACTAAAGTAAAAACTCCAGACGGTATAAAGGCTATCGAAAGCTTAAAAGTCCCATGTACTTTGTTATCGATGGACGCTAATAACAATATTATCGAAAATGAGTGTGTCGAAAAAATAGATTGCGGAGAACAAGACGTATATGAAATTGAATTTAGCGATAGCTGTATCATAAAATGTACCCTAGATCATAAGTTCATGTGTGGTGATAATAAAATGCATAGCGTGAGGGATATTATAAAAGATGACTTGACAGTTCTAGCTTAGGAGTCTATAATCATATAAGAGGCATAGGAGGCCTTTTATATGGAACAAACGAACACAATGAGACGTAGGCGTAATTTTTCTCCACCTAACAAAACAATTACAGACGACGATAAAAGATTTATGGTAGAACAGTACGTAACACATAAAAAATCAGCTAACGAAATATTAAAGATGTTTAACGGAAAGTTTAAAACTACTAAAACTGTTTATGACGTTCTAAAACAATTCGATATTAAAGGAAGAGAATTACAAGACTATATTAATATAGACCACCTATTCTTTTCAGAAATAAACACTTCAGCCAAAGCCTACATATTAGGCTTATTTATAACAGATGGTTGGGTAATATCTGATAAAGGGGCGTTCGGGATCCAATTAACAATGGAAGACGAGAATATAATCAAAATGATTAGAAAAGAACTTAAATCAGATACGAGTTTAGTAACATGTTATAAAAAACCATTCGAAGGTGCTAACGGAAATATATATCAACCTAAAGATATGATAAGATTCTTCGCCCATTCTAAGCAAATTGTTAACGATCTGTCTAGGTACGGCGTAATCAACAATAAGAGCGACAAGACGTTACTGCCTCTGATTGGCCCAAATTTTATGCCACATATGTTAAGAGGTATTTTAGACGGAGACGGCAGCGTGTATATACATGCTCAATCGAATAATCTATGTATTAGATTTATAGGAACGAGAGTCCTAGTAGCCCAAATCTCAATGTTTTTAGCCTTAGCATTAGGCGTAAAATATAACTATCCTAATATACGAACTAAACAAAAAGAGACATATATGGATATTTGTTATGTAGATTGGGAGAGTAAAGAAGAGGTCGAAAAAATAATAAGATATATATATAAGGACTCGGACGAAGACCATAGGATAAGAAGAAAATATGAGAAAGCTAAAGATTATATCATATAAAAAGGTAGGTACAAAAAAGACTTACAATCTTCGTATGATTAAGAAGCCACATAACTATATATTGGCTAATGGATTAGTTTCTGCTAACTCGCATAGCATTTCATATAGTTATATAACATACTTCACGTCTTACATGAAGTGTTATTACCCTACTGATTTTATGGCATCGTTATTATCTAATGAAGATAATCCTGATATGTTTAAGCAGTATCTTAGAGAATGTTCTGATTTAGGGTTAAAGATAATGCCGCCGGATATAAATGAATCCGATAGAGGGTTTAGACCTGCAGGGGATGATTCGAATCCGGTTATCTATTTTGGTTTAAATGGTATTACAGGTATAGGATCTAAAGTCGTAGATGAGATATTGTTAGCCAGAGAATCCGGTCCTTTTATGAATATTAAAGATTTTGTTTCAAGAGTTAATACCAGAGTAGTTAATAAAGGCAAGAGAGAACTACTAGCCAAAATAGGCTGCTTTGATAAGTTTAATGTTAATAGAAGGGCTGTTGCTGAACAGCTAGAGGACTTAGTTGATTATGCGGCAAGAACAAGAACTTATAATGCCGCGCTGGATAAGTATCATGCTTATGTAGACAAGAGAAGAGAAGAAGGGAAAGATATAACAAAGGTCCCGCCTGCTAAACCTGTGTTCGAAAAGACTTATTCTCATGTGGAAAATTATATAGAGAAAGAGCTATGTGATTTTGAAAGAGATTTCTTGGGGGCATACGTAACCAATCACCCGTTGATTAAGATAAGACAATTCAAGGGAGACTCTCAATATGTCATTTCGGACTTAAAGGATGACTATTATGTGGACCAGCCGATTCATCTCTACTGTATGGTAGAAGACGCCCGAAAGATAAAGACTAAGAATGGAACCAACATGGCGTTCCTGAAAATCATAGACGAGTTTGATAGTATAGAATGCGTAGTGTTCCCTAAAGTGTATGAAGTATCTAAAAGTGTATTGGTAGATCCATATCTATCCGGCGCGTATTTTATCGAGGGAATGCTTCGACCTAACTATCAAGACAGATCTGTAATGAATGTTATAGCTAATAAGATAATGCCTATAGAAAGCAGTGAAGGATTAAGGCATAACTATAAATTAATTCTTAAGCCTAATAAGACATTCCATAAGCTTCTTAAGATGAAACCTCTTCTAAAACGCCACAGAGCTTATGAGAATAACCTTAATATGATATCTCTTAAGATAGGCGACATCGAATTTGAATTCCGTAACTCAAGACAGTTCGAAGAAACAGGAAAGATCAGAGCTCTATTAAGAGAGAACGGCATTGATGGAAATCTAGTATTGGAAAAACGTTAGAATAATCAACTAGATTTTATTTATTTTATTTTTCGGAGATAAGATGGAGATCCAGACAAAGGTCCTATACCTGATAGGATTCATTTTATTATTATCTTTACTAATAGGAATGGCAGTTCTTTGCGTTCTGGTTAAGATAATAATCTATTTGGTAAGCAATTTTGGAATTTTTTTGTTGATTTTGTTTTTACTGTATTGTATAATACGGGATAATGGAAAGGGAGATAGCAATGGAGATATACAAGACGAATAAGATTTCTCTGTCGGGCAATCGCAAAGTAGATCCGAACACGCTAGATATTTCTAAGGGATGTATAGGCGCTCAAAAGAGAGAGAATGGATGTTATAACGCCTGTTACGCCTGTAAGATGTCCAAGTTAGCCAACAAAGATTTCTCCGTTCCCGTCCCGCAGATATTAGACGAAAGTCTATTACGTAAACAGCTTAAAACTCTAAAGCAAAACTGGGTTAGGATAGGAGTCTCCGGAGACCCATCTTCGGATTGGGATACTACAGTTAAAGTGTGTCAGATAGTCAGAGAGTCAGGGAGAACCCCGGTAGTCAAAACTAAATGCTGGACAGAACCAGAACAGATACATCTTAAGCAAATGGCTGTTTCTAATACCATCTTCCAAGTCTCTATGTCAGCACTAGATGATGAGGACGAAAGCAAACGAAGATCCAAAGCCTTGGCTTCTTACAGAGACCTCCTGCCAGGCTATTCTGTTCCTATGGTAAACTCGCTTGCGTTTAAGCCCGGAGAATTACACACCAGACAAGCTACTGATTCTGAATTACTTTTAAAGTTCTGCGGGAGTATCTTAGAAGTTCCAATAAGACTGTTTAAGACTAACCCTATATGGAAAGAGCTTGACGAGTCAAAATATCATCATCACGAATCAGTCATAAGTGGTAAGGAAGATTCCCAGTATACAGCCGGACTGGTAATAAATCTTACCGGCGTCTATCCATGTAATACTAAATGTAGTGAATGCGAGAACCAATGTATGGTCAATGTGTTGGAGAAAAAGTAACATGGTCCCTTACGGCTCTACTAAAAAAGACCCTTTGAAATTAGATAAAGTGGATCTTGAAACTTTATATAATAATTTTAAAGAGGGTTTGTTTGATACGCAGATTAAGGATTACGAATATATAATTGCTTCAAGACAATTAGTTGATACTACAGATGCTATCGGAAGATACGCTAATCACTTCGGTAATGACAACCAGATAATGGTTTGTACTGGATTGCAGTTTTCTAAGAAGGAGGACTAATGCAAACATTAAAGAAACCGGGATGGAACACAGAAGAAAGAGAATTGATCAAGGCTTTATACCCATACTTTGGGCCTGGAGTAGTAGCATATGTATTTCAAAGACTAGGGATTAGAAGAAACTATGGAGCTATAGAATCTCATGCCAGAAGAAATGGGATTAAGTTTACGAACTATCCTGATGACTTTGATTCTTCTACAGTATCCGAAGATGTTCTCGCTATTATACAGGAGATGATTAATGACTCTAATGTAGATGATGAAATAGAGAATGATATAGACGCGGAATTAGATACGGAGACAGACGAGCCTTCTTATGTTCAGAAGTTTACTTCTAGAAAAGTGTCTACAACGATGGATGATCTAAAGTTGTCACTGGATAACTTGAGAAAAGAAATAGTTCCGCTGGAGATACCTGAACCAACAGATATGAATACCGGAGAGTCTTATTGCATATTACTTTCCGACCTTCATATAGGCTCTCTAATAGAGGATGAGAATAATGAAGTTATATACGACACTCAGATAGCTCTCGAAATGATTCGTGCTATGGCACAAAAGTTCTACGAGATTATACATCTGGTCAAGAAAGGGACTTTAATAGACGAGATAGTTTTAATCCTCGCCGGGGATTTAATAGAGAACGACGTCATATATGATAATCAGACATTCGAAATAGATTCTCATGCAGGTATACAGCTTAGGAATACAACCAGAGCTATATGGGAACTGATAGTAAATTTGAGAGCTACATTTAAAGTCCCTGTAAGAGTCATCACGGTTAAAGGGAATCACGGCAGAACAGGGGCTATAACAAAAGCTAACTTCGATTCGATACTCTATGACTTCTTAGTCCTTCTAAGAGATGTACATGAAGACAATGGTATCTCTATTAAGACTACTGATAGGGAGTACATTAAGTTTGAAGTTAAAGGATGGAAAGGGTTAGTGAGACATAAGTTACCCGCGGAAGATAAATCATCTGCGTCTCTCAAGAAGTTTGGAGGCTGGTACGCCCAGCATGGATTTGATTTTTGTGTAGGCGGACACTGGCATATGTGGGGAATAGGCAACTATGGCAATCGTCCAATTTTCAGGAACGGTGCATTATCTCCGGGGAATGAATACGCTGAGAGTTTGTCTCTGGGAGATGGAGAACCTACAATGTTAGTATGGGGAGCCACAAGAAAAAGAATCCCTACGTCTGTTTACCCTGTAAACTTTGGCATTGAGGAAAAAGAAGATGATGATCAAGAAAACGATTGAAAAATTATCTGGGTTTCAGGTTGCTGATTTTTGGCACATAACTTTGGATGGCAAGTACCCATTATGTGTTCAAACGGAAGCTGATAAGAGATTTTGGGATGGATACGAAGTTAAGTTAAGTGACAGCGAAATTCCGGAAGATGGTTTCGTCTGCGGAATATGTTTTGTTTTACAAGGAAAGGAGAAAAGGAAAAATGAAGTTAGTATTGAATGAGGGAGATGTACAGCTTGAACTTAAGAAAGAATTTTGCGAAGAGTTCGGGATAGATAAAGATAATTGCGAAGCTCCAAGTCCCCAAGAAAGAGCTAATATGGACTTTATTGTAGGAGTTGAAAAGTGGATAAAAGAAAATAAGAATCCCGGAGTTGATGGAGTCAAACTTGTGATAGTAGAGGCAGACGACTCTAAAGATTTCTATCTTAATACTCATAGCGAATGGACAGCTAACGAGTTTATAGAGTACACGGAGTTTGAATGAAACTAATTGACGTATTAGTATTCTGCGATCTATGTAAAAGCAAATCAGAAGCTCGTAGGCTGATTCAACAAGGGGCTGTTCAGGTGGACGGAATAAAGATTAAGGACATTGACACTCTGGTTAACCCAACAAAGAAAGAAGCAGAAGAATATTTTGAAAAACATAAAGACGAATCAAATATAGAAGTCATGACGAACAGTTTTCAAATGAAGAAAATAGTATGGATGGATACGGAACCGGTAGTGATGGAAAATAAGGAGAATTCATCGTGTTTATAGAATTAGCATATGAAAAATTTAAGCCGTTGGTTGATGTCTGTTATATAGAAGTTAATACCGAATGGACAGATAATGGGATAAACCAAAAGGTAGATAATTTTACAGCTGTAATTACTTCACTTCAACTGAATGACCAATTCTTAGCTATAGAATTTTCTGATATAGCTCCATATCCTTTAAGTAGCACTGGTACCCACTGTAGAAAACAGTACGTCACAGCTATAACTAACTCTAATGCAAACCTATTTTATCGCGGGAACCAAGAAAAAATAGCATGCTGGGATTTTCTATCTAAAAAAATGACAACATTTATAATAAAGCCAATAGCGACAAAAAATGATTAAACAGCCGAGATCAAGAATCTGGAAAGACTTAGAATATGATGAGCTCGTATTTGAGATACGTATGCATAACAGCTGGGTCGCCCAAAAGAATATAAGATTAAGACTTGCTTGGCTTTTAATCAAAAAAGCTTTTACTGTCTTATTATTTTGGGAGGGATGATGGTGTATTATACAACAAATTATGCAAATTCAACTACTAGCGCTAGCCATGATGGTTATTACTATTATCCTTATTATGCTTCAGCGCCAGTAAAAAGTCTAAGACAGAAAGTCATGGACGTAGTTGATGGCTTTAGAAGAGGCCATATAGATTATGAGGAAGCCAGAAAGGATATATTTAGTCTGACCAACCAAGACTCGCAAGACGAAAGGCAAGAAGGTATAGAAACTATAAACGAAATAAATAGAGTAAACAATCTTATACCTACAGGAGGGTAAGGATAAAATGTCTACAATAAGATTTGGTAATACTAACGACATCCCTAAAGGAGGAAACAGATATATAGAAGTACATAGGAACCCTAGTCCAGGAAACATAGTATCAATACTTATAAAATTCCCTGAGCGATATCCCGAGACGATTGATCTGACTGAAGAGGATGTTATGGTGCTGAAGGCACAGCTTAGTAATATCTTATCGGATTTGAAATATCAAAGACTGAAAGAAATAAAGTATTAAATATGATATTCTTTACTTCAGATCTCCATCTCAATCACTGGTCTAGTCCGGACAGGAATATCATAAAGTACTGCGATCGACCGTTCGAAGACATTAACGAAATGAACGAGTCTATTATTAATAATTGGAACAGTATTGTATCTAAGAATGATACAGTATACCATCTTGGTGACTTTGCATTTCATTGGGTAAAAGACTTAAAGCATAATGAGATTGTACCTTATTGGGAATCTAGATTAAATGGTAAGATAGTCCATATAAAGGGTAATCATGATGATTCCATACGGCCTTGTATAGAGGTTGCGGTGATTAAGTTCAGCGGATTAAATATACTTATGCAGCATCACCCTCCCTTCAGTCTATTGGAAGTGCCTGAGTTTTGTAATTTAGTTTTATGTGGGCACGTACACGAGAAATGGAAAGTCCAATGGCTGGATTATCCGGAGGGTCGTAGAGTACCTATAGTTAACGTAGGCGTAGATCAATGGGGTTTTAAACCTATATTGAAGGATGATTTAATTAAATTTTATAAAATGCTACAGAAAGAAGAAAAATGATTATAACGATCCCGTTCATGACTCTACTATATCTTAATGTATTCTTACAGGATTTAACAGGCTCTTGCGTAGAGAAAGCATTTGACTGTTTTGGGGTCGGAGACGACTATGTAAGGACTGTATACAATGATTTTGATGACGCGTTTGGATATACTTGGTTTTCGAATGATGCTATGATGGGTGTTTCCGAAGGACAATTGCATCTAATCTCTCCGGAGCCCGATGGTACATGCGCTATTATAGATCAAGTAGGAGTAGTTAGCGATGATATGATATCCGTATTTTATAATATAGAAAATGTTCATACTACTGATTTGTATACAATTGAACTGCATGTTAGAAGAGATAAAGACGGAGAGCTAAACGAGACTAATATAATCCGCAGATGTAATGACACATTTGAATACGTAGACTACGATCTAATAGATACGATAGGAGGATTTGATGGATAAGTTCGATATGCCATATTACTGGTGGATATCTCAAAAGAAATTCAGAATAAAGATGTGGCTTCAGAGGCTATTCAGAGGATACGCCGACGAAGATATCTGGAGCGCGGATGTTTGGATAGCCAAAAGAATAGTAACAGCTACTAAAAGATTACAAGAAGATATTGCCGGGTACCCATGTCCTCTAAAAGACGACGAAGAATGGGAGAGTATCCTTAAAAAGATACAGGAAGGTTTTGAAGCATTAATTATTCTTGAGACAGATGATTACGAAGTGGGTGTAGATAGCGGAGATTTTCATACAGAACCTACTGGAGATGGATATTATAAAATGGTTAGAGATGATCCAGAAGCTTGGGAGAGATGGCATGCGGTTAATTCCATCAAAATATCCTTACTAGAAGAGAAGTATAAGATAGGGATGGAATTACTTGTAAAATATTTCAGGTATTTATGGAATTAAAAAAAGAAAATTTGGCTAAAGCCTTAACTATCTTAGAAGCTATCTGGAAAGAAGGAGAGATCTCCTGGATGACATATATGTTTGATACCCCGGGTATAAATATCAACAGAGATATAGAAGATATTATAAAGAAAGCTAAAGAGGAATTAGAGCAAATATGAATATATATATATTAAAATATAACTATTTTGAATGCAGCCGTATCTTTGGAGCAACATTTAATAAGGAGTATGCGGAGTTAGTAAAAGCTGATAGCGATATCCCTAAGGATATAGGTATAGAAGAAGTCGAGTTAGACATCCCATTTTATTCTATTAAGAATTATTGGGAAGTATTTATGTCTGATACGGATTATACTGAAAATATATCTTTATGGGCACTGCTGGTTAATACCAGTGAAGGAGAAATTGACGACTCTCTGATAGAATATTATCAGGAAGAAGGGTATTTCCATTGTATAACGCGATTCAGAGTTAAGGATTATACTAAGGAAGAAGCTGAAGTAAAAGCTAAAGAGTTGTTCACTAAGTTTTTAAATAAATATGAACCATTTGAAAGAAAAGAATTTACTCTTATAAAGGATGTATAAATGAAGATTGAAACAACGCTAAGAGAATTTGCAAAAAGCGATTATCTATGGAATTCTTGTAGACGTTTGTGGCTTTCCCCAGGTGATATTCGTGATCGTATAAATCAATATAGAATAGAAGAGGTTAACGAGAGTGTATACATATTAATGATTACGATGTTTTATTTATCGTTTTATATATTACTCGTTCCTTGGCTAACTCTTCTTTTAATTCTTTTTATATCGACTCTTGTCGTAGCTATCCCTCAAGGATTACTGCTCGGAATATTTAGTATTAAAGATCAAAATCAATCAAAAGCTCGTTGGAAATCTAGACAATAATGTTAAATAGTTTAAGAAAAAATCTTATCCCTTATCTCAGACAGCGAATACTTGATTTTGCGTACGCTCACAAAGAGTCTATCCGCAATCTCATTAAGAGTCTTATCCTCAAGATAATAAAGATATATTATCTTCTTCTCGAATTGAGTAAGAAAACTTGGGAGTTCCTCGCTGAATATAAACCAAGTGTTGATAGCTTCGTTTTGTATCTGCTCGGCTTTAATATCCCTGATAAGCCTGTCGCTATTGAGAAGGGGATCGTTCCTTTTCTTTAACTTCTGAAGCCATTTAGCTATCTCGAAGCTTGCATAGTAAGAAGCGAATACATGTCTTGGTAGTCTTGTGGATTTCCTTCTGATTCTCTTTTGGTATTTATCTATTACCGTAAGGAGGATAGCATAATACTCGTTATAAAGATCCTCTTTCTCATAATAATCCAGTACCCATTCCATATTAAGACGCGTTTTTAATACGAGTCTTTCAATAAAACTATTGAAGTACTTCAGTTCCTGTTCTGTTAATTGTCTCTTGTCTTCCATATTCAGCTAGTAACGCCGCCTCAGCTATTCCATCTTGTTCTACTTCTTTACCGTCAGGTATGAGCTCTATGTCGGGAAATAGTTTTTTAGCAGTTATAATCGCTAATCCTTTTCTTTGTTTTTTAAGTTGTGCTTTCTCTTGCTCAGTCAAACCTTTCGGGGTCGATATAGTAATACCTAATTTTGCCTTCCATGTCGCCGGATGCACTAAACGAAATTCTATATTTTCGAATATGAGCATAGCTAATATCATCCCGTAGCCTACTCCATAAGTAAACATAGAAGCGACACCCTGCCTAGGCATCGACTGTGCCTTCTCTAAATAGACTATCATCTTTTCGTCAAGGCTTAAAGGTTCGTGCTTTATGAATCTATATATCTCAGTGATGTCTATTAATTTCTCGCCTTCGATTTTTTTAGAGGTCATTGGAGCTGTTTTAATTAGATTCCCCTCGTCATCTATCATCGCCATTGCGCCTTTAGCACCGGGATCAATACCTATATAAATCATAACTTTCTCTTTTTGCAATTGCATCCGACCATAGGCAACTCATTATTGGTCAGGAAATCATGCAGCCATTGTGCTAGTCTTTCGGTGTCGTCCTCGCTTAAGTATATACAAGCCTTAAAAGTCATAGCGTGAACCATCTCATGAAGGAATACTTCCTGGGCGAACTGCTCCGGGATACCATCCTCTATCTCTATTACCTGAGTACATTCATCGTACTGACCTACATCACCTAAACTATATTCAGAGTTAACTCTTTGAGGCTTATCTTTGCTTTTCTCTTTGTCGATGTCCGTAATTTCAGGGACAGCTGTTATTTGTATGACGTTGCCGCCAAGTTTTATAAAGTCCCCAAATGAGGATCCCCAAGGATGCCCTGCTTGTGAATTTTTAGACGGCATTTTCTTTCCAAAATTTCTTTTTCATTAAATAGTCTACTTCAACTAGAGTCTTTGCTTTGTATACTTCTAAAGCTTCGGACTGCACATGCACGGAGTCCTGCTGTCTCCAGAAGTACCCTGCATTAAGACCTAGCTTCTTAGCTTCCTTAGCATAAACTTTATAGCCTTTATCACTAGAGCTCCATATAGCCTCGCCGTTTTTACCAACTACAAAGCAGTCTATGGCCAATCCCCAGTTATGCCAGGAGTAGCCCGGGATGGCATTCGTAGCCCATTTGCCATTACTGGGACCTACTGTTTCAAGGCAGTAAGCAAGATACTTAGCTCCCTTAGTCCGGAGTTCGGCTATCTTAGTCATGATTTCTTCTTTACTTCTGGACTGTCTATAAAGTGAGGCTTGTTCGTATACATCTCTGAGCGTAAAAAAAGGACGCATGATAACGCCCTGTGCGGCGCAGTTCAAAATAAGCTGCTGCGCCTTATCCTTAAAAGTAGCATCAAGCAATTCTAAATTAGCGGCCATAATTCTTTTTCCATTCTTTGAAGTTCTTGTATTGTTTCTTTCTGTATTCTTTTGCCTTTTGCTTTTGCTCTTCCTTCTTTTTTTTCTGGGCGTCTGTGAGAGCCCTTTTTACCCTCTTTTTTCTTTCCGCAGGATCAGGTTCGCGCTGGCTAATCCAATCATCTATTTCTACTCTCTTATCTATAGCCTCTATAATTCTATTATACAATAATTCGGGGGTAAGAGAAGCAAGTTCTTCGCGTTGTATTTCAAGGTAGGAATAACCGGCGCCTATAGCAGCTCTTTTTTTAAGATCATCATATCTTTTTTGTTTGACTAGCTGCGTCAAAGCCCTGAAGTTATTATCTACATGCTCTTCTTTACCAAATACTATAGGTTTATAGTGCTGCTCCCCCTGGCATTCTATAATAAGCTTAAGATCCTTTATGAACCAGTCATACTTAAGCCTTTTGTTTGTTATAGAAGAGTTGAGTTTGTAGGAAGGATACTCCTGCAGGATGTTAAATAGGTTAAACTGAGGGATCTTATTAAGTAGTCTGCCTATAGTCTTATGAAAGTCGGATGCGTTTTTAGCGTATTTTTGATTTTGTATGGGCATAGATTCCAATAGTCCTTTGTAAATCTAAAAGTTTAAGTTCGTTTAAGAACTGCCCTAAGTCATTAAATACAATATCATCATCGATAAATTCGAGCTGGCCTCCCTTCAATTCCTCTAAATACATTTTATTTGTTTCTGCGTCGAAGAACTGAAGGAAGGTCCTAAGCCCTGCTGAAGTAGTAGACATGTGCCAATATCTCTCATTGGTGCCTACTAGAGGGTATATATTAGAATCAACAAGTTTAAATTTGGTATTTACTATCATAGTTTACTGGGGTTAGCTTCTGAATCCTCAAGCTCTTTAAGAAGTGCTGCATAGATTTTTCCGTAATGATCCCCGCCGTTATAAGTAATGCCGGGAACTTCATGGACGGCTCCACAGCGAGAGCACTTAAGGAAGTCAAAAGAGATTATGGCTGATGCGGGAGCCCCAAGCATTAAGGAATACTCGGCTTTAATCCTGGATATTTTTATCCTCTCGAACCACGTTGACTTGCACACCTGGCACTCTAGAATCTCTTCCTTTTTTTGTTCCTGGTTTTGTACGACGATTTCTTTTCCTTTGTATATCTTCATCTTCTTTCTCCTTTTCTTCTTCTGTTTTTTCTTCTAAATTAATAATATTGCCTTCGTCGTCTATTTTGAACTTTGTCTTTTTTGTCTTGTCTTTAAAAGTTATCACTCTTATGCTCCCCTTGTTTTACCGTTATGCACTTTTCGTAGAAGTCACAGCTGTTACAATGCGCCCCAATATTGGGGTATACAACCGCTTCACTAATATTAGTATACACTGCCTCGACTGATTTTGCAACTGTTTTCTTCAGGTCTGGAGGGATTGATAACTCTTCTACATGAACAGATTTTTCTCCTATTACATGAGCGTTGACTTTTAGGGCTTTCCCGCCGTTTAATTTATCCAGAGCGTAGAACTTAGTCAGAGTAGCGAAGTCATTTGTTATACTTTTATAGTTAAAGCTAGAGGGCTTATCGAAAAACTGCACAAGCTCAACGCTTTTGTCCTTCATAAAGACTATATCAAATTCAATATCCACAGGGATTTTAGAGATGGGAAACGTCGCGCAGATATTAGTGATACTTTTGTCTTTCTTAGTTAAGTAGTACTCTGAGTAGTACTTATGTAGGATAGAGAGTATAGATATTGATTGACCTTTTATTTTATCGTAAGTGTCTAATGTCTTATCTGTTTCCGCGGACCAAAGTTCTCTGTCTACAGCCTTATTGATATGTTTGATAGAAGCATCAACGCCTGTTTCTTCCCTAAAACTATAGAGATACTGAATGCACCTTTTTATTATTACCTGTCGTTTGTCAGGCTCTGTAGGTGTGAACCCCCGCGATTTATAATTAAAGAACTTGCGAGGACACTGGATATAATATACTGCTTCTGAAGGGTTCAAGACTCTGATCTTTTAATAAGTACCGCCGCGCCTTTATAATCAGTGAACCTAGGACTCAAAATTCCATTATCCCCTATAAGCCACCGAGGACAGAACTCCCTGGCGCCGAGTATATTATAGTCTACAAAATAGATCACATCATGAGCATTCCACCGGTCGTAATTGGGCTGGTAATTAGCGAAGTATACCGACAAAAATTGCCTGTATGCTATTCCTCCGAATTTGGAAACAGCATGAGTGGTCCTGAGTTTATTATTGATAATGTCGGATTCTTCGTATCTAGGAACGACTATGAGGGGAGTGTCGCTATTGAGAGCCATATTATAAGCAGCGTGAAGAGCATCACCTTTCGCTTCCCTTACAAGTACCATACCTCCCAAGTTCTTCTTGCTCATTTCTTTCTCCTTAGTAATTGAAGAAGCTGTAGAGCTCTCTCAACCTCTTCAGGGTTTATATCTTTTGTGTTAAGCTTCTTTCTCTTGAGCGGAGAGAAATTAGCGAATAAATCTTTTAAATACTTATCTCTAGCCTCTTCTCTTTCATTGTCTACCACGGATAAACCTGTACCCCTGCCAGAATCATATTGTTTGTGAGGGATCTTCCATAGAATGCTCCAATAGCTATATTAGGGAATACTCTATACATTACCCCCGCGGCTACATGAGATTGAGAAACATCCTGAGGGGTTACAGAAACATAACTAGATATGGCTAAAGGACTTTTTACGAGAGGGTTAAAGTTGATAACCTCAAGCCCTACTCCAACCCCAGTATATGTAAATTTATCTTCCTTGCTGTCTTGATAACCCGCATCTACAGTCAGTATAGGTCTTAAAGAAAATATCTTTTCTTTAGGTATTACAGGCAGAATCACATCTGTGACAAGAAGCTTCTTAAATTCGTCTGTGTACTCAGCGTCTTTTAGAGTAGAGACAAAAGCCCCGTCAGAGGAATTATATCTTAATACGTCATGTAAACGAAAGTACTTATCTGAGTGTACGTAGTCTATATCTATAGCTTCAAAGCAGTCCTCACATACAGTCTGTATCGGAGGTCCTGAGTCGTCCGGATTCTCCGGAGTCCTGTATATCACTTTAACTGTAGTTTTGCTTTTCTTTTCGGACTCAAATTCGAGTTTTCTTATTGTCTCCACTAAAGCTTTATCCAGCCTCTCGTACTGTATACCTGCTTCCTTAAGCTGTGCCGCAGCGTTACTGCCATACTTTTCGGCAATCATTAATTCGCTTTTCAGATCGTTGTATTGCCTTATACCTAAGTACAAAATAGTACAAAGCACTACGACTAAAGCTATTAGAAATAATGTCGGTTTTGTTTTATCCATTCTTCTTTGTTCTCTTTTTCTTCTTTTTATCTTTTGGCTTCTTTGTCAGGTACTCGTACTGTTTTAACAGGTTTATTTCCCGCGTATTATCATCGCTATCTATTACCACATTTATTATACCATCATTTTGGAGAGCTGTCTCTATCACTTCTTTTAAAGCTCTGCAGTTCTTTTGCTGTCTATGTCTTCCTGTATCAGTCAAAAACAGATCTGTACATCTTTCGAGACAAACTATTACCGCTCTCCGCTGTTCCCTAAACGGACACCAGATATAATGGAATTCATTAGCTGGTCTTACCGCCTGTATTGTTTTACTCTTCTTCATTCTCTTCTTCTCTTTCCTTATCTTCAACGCCGCAGCCCTTATCTATCATATCAAATGAACTTTGGCTAGACGAGAACTGCCTTTTCTCTCTTTTAGCTTTTGCTTCCTCTACTCTCTTTTGATTCTCAGCCTCTACTTCGTCAGCGCTAACACTTAAGCATATTGAAGACGCTGGGAAAAAATCCAAATATGTCGTCTTTTTATAATCGCTTATCTTGTTTTTGCCAACTATAAACTCAAGTCGAGGGAGCTTAGCGGGTCTTCCATAACTATCATTTCCTATATGATAACATGTAGCATACTGTCCAGACTCGTGCATGTCATTATATAGGTGACTTATGAAATTAGTACGATATTGTATAGCAACAGTCTCAGATATATTGTTGTTGCTCGGCCTTATCCCGGGACCTAATTTTGTATACTCCATAGTACTAAAAATAGGTATGTGTAACTCTACAGCCAATCCTTTTACTACGTCAGCCATAGTTTTGAACCTAACACGCTCATCTTTATTACTAACATCTCTAAAATCGCCAAGGTTATGGAAGTTATCTAAGAAATAAACAACTTGTCTATCTGGATATTTACCTTGCCAATACTTTATTAAGTCTCTTGAATATTCTAAAGAGTTACCATTTGTTGCATCCTTCACGATAAAACGGCCACTGTTAGCCATATCTACGAGTTTTTTATATCCAGCTTCTCTTATACTTCTGATCCTTTTTTCCGTACTCTTATCGTCGAAGAACGGATGTTTGATCTGATTGATAGATGGATATTCTTGTGGACCCATGTCTAAGACATCTGCCGCAGCAATACATATAAACTTGGGTAGGAGCTGCTGGAGCGAATCATCAATAGTATGATAAATGCACACAGCATTATTATCAACTTCCATTTTAGCTATCTCGTAACAGATCTGGGCCGCGAGGCTGCTTTTTCCGGAATTCTCCTTTCCGCCTATGACTAACCAGACATCTTTTCTACACTCTCCGTCTATAGCTTCTTCTATATTTTTGAGTCTATCTAATTTAAAACCCCACTCTTTATCTGGGTCTTCCTCTGAAGCCTTTTGGTCATTTACCGTGTCTACAAAACTTAAAGAGTCGTAAGCTTCCAGAGCTCTAGAACCTTCCACTTCGTGTAGTTCTTTAATAGCACGCGTGAGAATGAGAGGAGCCTGTTCTGGATTTCTCCTCGCTTCCCTAAAAGTATTTTCTATAACATCATTTTGTCTAAATCTTACCTCTCTACCTTTTTCGGATTGAAGTCTCTGTAGTTCCGCGAGGATAAATGATACGTCTACTCCGCTCATAAGAGATAGTTTTTTTGCTAAGGGCTCCTGCAGAATAAGACTTCCTTCATTTAGAATAAAGGGGATCATCGTCTGGCAGACTTCCCGCCCGTCTAATTGGTCATCAAGTCTTGATAGCTGCCATTCGAAAGCTGTCCATGGCTCAAGAGCTTTAAAGGAGTCTATACCTCTTTCTCTTATATAATCGTCAGGATCCATATCGAATGGTATTTTAACTATCCTAACACGCATATCCGTAAGGCCGCTAAAGAATTTCTTAAGAACGTCCTCTACTTTTTCTTGCCCTTCAAAATCCCCGTCAAAACATAAGACTATATCGTTAATCTTCAATCTTCGAAGTTCGCTGACGTGAGACTCTGTAAAGGCCGTACCTCCTACGCAGACGACATTCTCCATTCCATGATGCCATGCTGTAATAGCGTCTGGATACCCTTCAACTATATATAGAGGTCCAGGAGCTTTCCTGGCTATATTAATACCGTATAGTCTTTTCCTTTTCTCGTATATATTAATCTCTCCGGAGCTTGTTTGATTAACGTATTTTGATGCGCCGCCGCCTTTAACAAAATCTAGATTCTTAGAAGCGAATCCTATAGGAGTACCATACTCATCTTTGATAGTAAAAATCAAACAGTTTTGAGAGAAAAGATCACTTCTGGAGAGGTCGGCTTTTTTTAAAAACTCGGGAGTATACCCATTAGAGCCCATCATTTCGTGCCAGAATTCATCAAATGTAGAGACTGAACCTATACCCCACTCCCTTACTTTCTCTTCTTCCCATCCTCTACGAGCTATTTCCTGCTTCACTCTTTCTGAGAATATAGAAGTTGTAATGATTTGGTGAGCTACTTCGTAAGCGGAATAGACTTCAAGTCTTGCAAGTTGAGACTCATCCAGTATTTCTTCATAAGGTTCTTCAAATAATTCGCATAAGTACTTGAGAGTGTCAGTAAAAAACTCAGGACCATGTGTTGGTTTGTCATCTAGGATCTTGCACGCGGAGAAGATATCAAATACCTTACCGCACCCAAAACAATAAAGATTGACTTTGTCCGGGGTTACATGCAGAGAAGCATTAGTGTCTGAGTGGTCTGGATTTATGCACCTATATAGACCGTTTTTAGCTCTTGGGATTTTCTTTAATTCGAGGTAGTCTTCTATATAAGGTTTAAATATCGCCTTTACATCTTCTATAGTACGCATTCGCTTACCCTCTTTTTGAAGTTTAGGTTAGATTAGCAGATTTTTAGGGAGATTGCAAGCAAATTATTCATCATCGTCTTCATCTGTCGGAGGTTGGATAGCTTCGCCGGCATAACATAGCTTTCTATAGTCACAATAAGAGCATTGGAAGTCGCCTACTGTCTTGCCTTTATAGAAATTCTCCATTTTTGTTTTTGAAATGAGCCCTAATTGGAAGTATCTTTTAGCTTTATCTTCAGTATAGGCGTAATCATAATCTCTCGGAGGGACTACGTCTTCTTTTATGTAGCGGCCTAGTAAAGCGAACCTGTCATATATATCTTCCATCGAGAAGTTAGCAACCAGCTCATAAGTTATATTCTCTTCTCTTTTATAGAGGGGTAGTCTTACCATTCTGCCTGTAATAGGATCAGGAGTAGGATCACTTATAGCTACGTCGTAAACTATTCTTTTCGCATTGCCGCGGTCTATATAAAATAACTTAAAAGCTTCGTATTCTTTGAAATGATCTCTGTATAACAAGGTTTGTAGAAGGTGCTGGTCTTTGGGCTGGCCTCTTCTCTTTACTGTTCCTATAATTGTCGCGTCGGCCATATAAGAGTAAATGGTTTTAACTTCTACTCCTATTAAGCCCCCGGTTTCTTTGTTTTTTAATACCCCGTCTATCTTTCCGGAGATATTATAATTCTCATCCCTAAATTCTACCTGCGTACCTGCCAACACTTCTCCGTATCTCCAGAACTCCATTAAGGAGTCTTCTATATCCTTGCCGAATTGGCAGATATACTCCCCTCTGGCGGACATTGGAAGGGCGTCCTGACCTTTATTGGTTAATCTATAGTACGACTTGCGTATGCAGCCGCCTATAACGCGGGTAGATCCATCGATTTCTCTGCTTATAACAGAGGCTTCGGAAGGATAGAAGTATCCTGATACTTTTCTACCTGAATTATGGGTAGTAATAAGTTTGTCAGTAAACTCTAAGAGGTTCAAAGATTATTAACTCGATTCGTTAGTACCGTTAATTGTGATTGTATACTATTAACTGTCGTTTGAAGTGTTTCTAGTGACGACTGTAATAGGACCATTAATTCGTTTAACTGTTTCTTAGAGGCTAGTTGGTCTGTTTTTTCTTGTAACAAATTAACTTGCTCTTCAATGTTGACTATCCTCTCTGTTTCAGCGGCAGACCACGTCATGGTTTTATCTCCTCCGGGATTGATTCCTTTTCGCCCTCGCAACCAAGTTGGGGAGCTTCGGTTTTATTTTTCGTGTCTACGTAGTGGTGACCGACATTTGCCGCGAAATATCCGCCGAGCGCAGCCAGCACTATCGTTGAAAGTATACCCTCGCTGAGAGGAAGACTCCACTGAATCCCAAAGGATCCAAGAGTTTGGACCAATATCCATGTGGATATATAGAGTCCGTAACTAACCTGAATAACCCATTTGGATAGTTTATACTTTCTCGAATCTCCGTTTATCTCAGCATAGGTCGCCATATTATTTACAGCCCTTTTTCTTCTTTTTATCCGCCATTTTTTATTCCTCCCTTATTGATGATTTCCATTCCCATTAAGTTTGCCTATTAACCTACTAAGTTCTTGGGCAACTTCGGATATGGATTTATTGATTTCTTGGATTGTTTTATTGAAGTTAGAGGCTATTTCGGATACTGCTTTTTCCGTAGTGAACAGTCTCATTTCTGTTTTTTCAACGTCGCTTTTTTGGACAAAGGTTTTGAATGCATCGACTTGACATTTTTGGCACTCCTCTTTCTGGTGCTGGGTTTGAGTCTCGACAACATCAATCCTGCGTCCAAAAGTTATTGCGAAAAATGTAGAGACTACACCCCCGACAAAACCTGCAATTGCAAATAGGATTTTTATGAGTTCGCCGTCCATATGGATCCTTGTTCAGTATTAAATTATAAGTGAGGGTGCAATTTGCCCCTGTCACCTATAGTATACATTAAAGTTTAAGTTGGTCAATAGAGCGTGCTACAAAGAGTGACAATTCCCCATTAGATTCTTTATTTAGGAACTTCTCTATCATTTTTCTCACTCCACCTTCAGATTCGTATTGGTACGGCGCGCCATCTATAACTATATCTCTAACTGTTTTAAATTTATGTTGTCTGTACTCATCTAATGAGACTATAAAATCCCGATCTTCGAATTCAAAGGCATCTCTTATAGCTGATAGGGTTATCATTATATCTCCGACACTACTTTTATACATTATCCTAGACCATATCGGAACCTTCTTCGAATCTGGCAGTTCGTTATAATAAAGCAGTTGTAAATCTTTTACATTTAAAGCGTGCAGCACACTAAAGATATGACTTCCAGACATGGTCAGTATGCTCTCTCTTCTTGTACGTCCGCACTGGAGAGATCTTATATGTATCTGATGATGCTTTTTATCATCTAAAACAGACCTTATTTTTAGAAGTTTATCGCTAACTGAGTTTAAGTAATCGATAGTCAATGTCAGATTTTGTTCTCTTGCTAAGGTAACTAACTCTTCTGTTTGGAATAAAGTCTCAGTAAAAATCTTTTCGCAGAATACATTCTTACCGCCAAGAAGCATCTTCTTTGTTATCTCGTAATGAGTAGGAACTGGCGTGGCTATAAAAACATGTGAGATGTTATTATCTTTGGCTACGTCATCTATTGTTACGGCAGACGAAGTATTAACCTGTATAACTTTCGAGGTATCATAAAAGCTAGACAGCTCTTTTAGTATAACAGAGCCCCAATGTTTATTGCCTATTAGCGCATAACTCATATCTATCTTTTCCAGAAGTTAGGATTTATATTATACTGCTCATCAGTAATATTAAATATAGATTTTATGATGTCTTTTGTTAGTAGGCCCCAATTAGGTTCTTGGTTCGTGACACTTAGACCACTCCTAGTCAGCAAGTTAGTCCTGACTATCTCGTATTTACTCCTTGACTTTAAGACTTTGCATGGGGAGCCAGCAGCAATACAGTCAGAAGGAATACTTTTAGTCACAACACTACCAGCGCCTATAATCGTTCTGTCTCCTATCTTAACTCCTGGCAAGATAATACATCCGAAACCTATCCATACATCATGCCCTATATGCACCCCAATCCACCCATCATCCATCCCAGTAATAGGACAATGGCAACATATCCTAGTGTCCCCGCCTACAACCGTAAAATCGCCAATTCTTATATCTACTGGCTTCCCGGGCTTTGGAACTCTAGTATCAAGAAAGCCCCAAATTCTAGCCCCCTCACCAATTTTACAACCTAGCTTCACATACTTATCATTTTCAACTTGTGTTAAACTTATTATTTTAGCCATTTTGTAGCCTCTTGTAAGTTGTATTTATTTCTAGCCCTTGCCTATTACATCGCAACCCCTTAGAAAAACACATCTTTTCGCAATCAAAATTTGGGTTATAATTAGATAGTACTATCTTATTAAACTCTTCTACATCGTCAGTGATTTTCCCAAGTCTACATTGTTTGCCGGTTGGAGTCGAAACAGTAGAACACTTATATGCGTATCCGTCTGCCCCATATGTTATTTGATAATATCCATAAATACATTGTTTGAAATTAAACCTATCAACATCTGTAAATTCTGGTCCAGTATAAAAAATATAAGGTTTGTCGTTTTGGCTCAAGGACAAGTAAGGAGCTAGCATTTCTCGGTACTTTGTACCTAACGGAATCTCTATGCTCTCTTTGTATTGTCTTATCTTTTCGAACGATTGGTTATAGTTGCCGAACGGTATCGAAAACCTTAGAGAGTCTACCTGGTGGTCTTTTGCCCAATTAACTATCGAAGCAAAATCTTCAGTAGTTCCGCTATGTTTTGAGATAAGATAACACAGTCTAATCGCATGCGTCGGTTTGTACTTTTTTCTAGCCTCCAAACAAGCTTCTAAACTACTAAGAATCTCTTCGAACCAATGTATATTCTTAGTGCCTTTTGTTTTCCCCCATGAAGTTGGCAACCCTGCATCTAAACTAACTGACAGATAATCAGTTTCGTCAGTAGCTAATCTATTTAATTCTTCTGCGAAACCAAAATTATCTATCAGTGCCTTAAGAGCTACTCCGTTAGTATGTATGCCAAAATGGTTACCATACTTCTTTGTCATTGCTATATAAGCCAAGAAGTAGGGGTTCATCAAAGGCTCTGTATAAGCTCCGCCATATATATGATACGGAATTTTACCTTCTAGCTTATCTAACAAACTCAGACCTTTTATTTCCCAGCGGTCTAATGCGTGATCGAAATATTTCCCCCCACAATGTGAGCAGTGTAGTTGGCACTTACTTAAATGATTGCCTGGCAAATGGATTTCAAACTGGCGCGGATATATTAAATCGCCATTAAAAAATGCATCAATACTGTTACTGGTAGAAGTTAAGTGCTCCTCTAGCTGTTTCCAATATAAATAATAATCAGGTCGTGGGTCTACTGAATTTTGTTCCATTTGACAACACCTTATAGGATTCATCTGTAGTTTCTAAAATACCTATCAAGTCTTCCATAGCTTTATATACTCTTATGTAATCTTTGCCGTGCTGCTCAAAGTGTTTCATCCAATGAGTATTCATAGCTTTTAGTTCGTAAGCTCTATGAAAGAGTTTATACATAAGTCTATCTCTCCTTTCTTGGTACCCTGGAGAGTTTAGATAAGTCTTAAAGTTGTCATGTAACAAGTATATGTTACTATCCCCATATTTAAGTTTTAGTTGAGGGTCTATACCTTGATGTATCATCCCAACAATTGGGACTCTATGCTTTCTATTAATGATTCTGCAAGCCTGCACAAATCTTTCTACGACGCCGTCTGCTGATCTTTTATTCAACATAAAAGTATTATAAACGCTACAAGACGTGTCTAATTTTTTTTGATCTTCGGGTATGTATATCCTAAAATCCGAATTTAGAGAAAATACCCAATCGTTTTTCGGGTCGCACATATTAATACCTAGCATCTCTAATTCGCTGAAGCCATGCGTATATATCCATCCTAAAGGAATATGCACAACTTTGTACCCCTGATCTATACACCATTGAGTGGTACCGTCATTTGAATCATTATCCAGTATGACTACCTCATTAACAAACGGGAGAATACTATTTATCATCTCTTTAAGATGCCCTAACTGGCTAGAAGTATGGCACAGCAACGACATGCCTCCAAGATCTGCATACTGACATGGATACTTATAATTGAGTAAGTAAGGGTACAGATCAGTAATACTTTTATTAATTTCGTTAGGCATTTTACATTAAGCTTTTATGTATTTTATAATCTTTGCTGGATTACCGACTACGACAGCATTTGCGGCGACGTCCTTAGTTACTACAGACCCTGCCCCTACTACCGCATTCTCTCCTATAGTAACTCCCGGTAATATAATAGAGAAAGAGGCAACCCATACTCCATCTTTTATTACCACAGACTTATTATATATAGCTGTTTGTCTTTTAAAACCAAGCTCCATATAGTCGTGATACCCAGTCAAAATTTTAACTCCATGCCCAAAAAATACGTTATCTCCTATAAAAATCTCGCCATTAGTATCTAAAAATGCATCATTTAAAATTACATTTTTACCTATATGTATTTTATCATAATTATTCAAATATACTATAGTCTTTTCCATTACTTGAACCCTATAGCTAGAAAATTTACAAGATCAGTTTCTTTAGGTCCATCAGTTATTTCGATATTTTTAAATCCTATTTTCTCTAAAATTTGCTTCATTGTAGCTTTTGTGTAACACCATTTATGGTAATTATATTCATACTCCTGTCCGCCATAAAGATGCTTAAAAAATAATTCAAGCTGATTTTTTAAATACAAATTGATATATACTCTATCAAAATCTATTGTCCTTATAAACAGCTTCCCGTTAGGCGATAAGACTCTATACCATTCCTTAAGGAGAGGCTCCTGTTCGGCCTTAGAAAAATGCTCTATAATATCACTGGCGTAAATCTCGTTTGCTGAACAGTCAGGATAGTCCAGCTCTCTAACATCCATACGTTTGATGCCAGGAATATCACGTATATCTATATTAACATATCCTTCTTTAAGGTCAAAACCGGAACCTAAATTCAGTTTCATCACTTTTCCCCAAATAAAACTATTCCCGATAAATGACCGAGTTTAGTTTCGCTAGTAGATTTCAATTGAAGATTTAATTTCGCGCCAGCAGTAATATATTCGTTTATAGAGGGTCTGAATTCATGCACTCCAAATTCGATTTCTTTGCTCATTAAATGCTTATACTTGTTTATGTAGTCTTTTTCCGTTATGTCTTCTGGACGATAAGCTTCATTAAGAGCATAAAATCTCCCACCAGGTTTTAAAATTTTATAAACTTGATTTGAAAGAAGCGATAAATCCGACGCGTGATGCAAAGCATCTAATGTAAAGATTATATCAATACTGTCTTCTTTAAAAGGGAGATTGAGCATATCAGAAATGACACAATCAAAATCAATGTTAAATTTTTCTTTATAAGCAGCCGTCCTACCTAATCCCATAATCGGATCGTCATTACAATCTAAAGCTATAAGATTAGCGTTAGGATATTTTGTATTAAGTATATAAGCTTCAGCCCATCCTAGGCAAGCTCCAATATCAAGAACTACTTTACCATTTAGGTCTTCTACTCCTAGTAAATAATCCAGATGTTCTTTCGGAGCCTTATAATATTTCTCAGGTAATTCAAATTGCCATTCGCCCGTAAAATACATCCCGAGATCTTTAAATACATTTATCCAAGCCGTCTTCTCTTTTTCGCACTCGTTATATGTTGGATTTTCTTGATCTAAAAGATAATAAAGTCCATTTTTGAATACGCCTTTATGCCCACAAGAACAGACAAGATCGTCTGATAATTTTGATTTACATTTAGGGCAGCATAATATGTCTCTAATATCCATTATTTTATAACCTTATCTACGTAGCTACTATAGAGCCAGTCAGGACGTACGTATTGTTCTTTCTGTGTTGCGTTTTTAGCTAATATAAAAATATACTGTCCATGATTTTTATATGAACTTCTCTCGTCTATATCTATATTCTCGCCATAATAAGGATGCACATCTCGCGTGAATATTTTTTCTATTTCAAAGCCAAGTTCGCCAAGAAGCTCTTTTAATTCCTCTACAGTATACTCTCTATTATGTCTGCCATAAGAGCCATTAGCAGAGTAAGGATCGTAGAAATTTTTACCATTTAAAACTTTTACCACGTTCTCGTGTCGTACAGCATTAGGAGTGGTGAGAATCATATATCCATTAGGTTTAATACTTTTCTTCACATTCAAGAGAGCTGCCATAGGGTCATTAGTCATATGTTCTAATATCTCACAGAAGAAAACAAGATCGAACTCTTTATCATATGGCGTCTCATTTTCTATATTAAAATGACTGAAAGCTAAAGGAATAACGCCAGCGCCATTTATCTCTTTTACTTCCTGTATTCCTCCTGCACCAAACGTAGATCCGAAATAATTAGCAAATCTCATATGTAGTTTAGTATGTCTGAGCAAGAGCAGGCTTAAGTAATAAGGGTTAGCTCCAAGTTCTAAAGCTTCGCCTTCCTGGATTGGAATTAAATCCATTGTATAAATCAAGCGCTTGAGGGACGTGTTCAAATATCCCATCATAGCATCTACTGGGGCGTCGGCTACGCAAAATTTAGAAAGTAAATTTCTTACTTCTCTTTCATCCAACATTTATAGCCTCCAGTCTGTTTTTCATAAGCTGGCCGACCGTAGTGAAGTTATAATTAGCTAACATGTCTTTACGAGCTTTTTCGCCCTTTTTTATTGCCTCTTCGCGGTTTTCGTATACATGCCTCATTAAGTCTCTGCAATGTAATGTATGAGGTTGAGCCCAGTTTTGATTCCCATTATATAATCCGCACCAAGGCATATGAGCTACGGGGACTTCGTGGCAGTCTATTAAGTATGAATTAGATTCATTCATAAAATCTAAGTGAGAGGAGTAATTTGTAGCTATACAAGGCTTACCCATTAGCATAGCCTCGGCATAAGGCATACCAAAACCTTCGGCCCGGGTAGGCAGAACAAAACAATCCCCAAGAGCATTAAGTCTTATCATATCTTCTTTAGGTAAAATATTACCTATAAAATATACAGGGGGATAATTCTGCATATTCATATCTATCTTCATTCTTTGGATTTCGCTTTTTATGATATTCTGTTCGCTTTGGGAATCGTTGGAGCGGTACGACTTTATTATCAGAACTACTTTATCATTAGAAGTAAACGCTGCATAATAAGCTTTTAAAAGCCCCAAAAAATTCTTGCGTTCCGTCCATTGCCCTATAGCATAAAATTTATAAGCATCAGGGCCCAATCCATCTATCTTCAAAGGTTCTATTTTAGGATCGTATTCACTTATATCGAGAGGAGTAGGCATTACAGTTATAGGAATTTTTATGCCGTCTCTTTTATATGTCTCCGCGTTCCATTTGCACGAAGCCCAAATTTCCTGCATGAAAGGAGTGTTCTGTATCCAAAGTTCCGGAGTTTTACTTGTCTCCCAGTAAGGAAACGAAATATTATACTTAAGTTGTTCGTGGAACTTTTTGCAGTGTTCCATACCTACATGCATTATAACGAATTGATAAGGTATAGATCTATCTACTAAAGACTTAACTATCTCTCCGGTCTTACCGTAATCAGTTCTTGCTTTGTCCCAACTAACCACTTTAACAGTAACGTCAACTCCTGCTTTATGAAGCGCCGCGATACAATTTCTATTAGCTTCTGCGTATCCAGAAGGATCAAATACGGGACCTATGTACTTTACACCTATTCTTTTAGTCACTACATTACCTTTGCTTTGGTGATTAATTCTTGTTTTGATTTTAACGCGGCTTTAATAAAAACTTCTTTCCATTTCTCACAAACATTTTGCCAGCTGTTATCTATACAAAACTGTTTGGCGTTTTTCTTTACCTCTTCAATTTTAGGATCGTTACTCTTAACCATATTATATACCAGATCCATTTTCTCGACAAGGTCTTCTACGTTAGTTTGAGGTCTGAATCCTGAAGAATCAACTACTGTCATATTAGAAAGAATATCACCTGACTTTACTAGGAAGCCGCGCTCGGAATTTTCTCCTAAGATCTCAGCGAGAGAAGTATTATTGGGGCCTATATAGATACACTCGGACGACATGCATTCTGTGGTCGTCAAAGACCATCCTTCACCTAGGGTAGTACTCACAAATGCGTCCGCAGCATTGTAAACCATATTGATATACGAGTCTGTGTAAGCAGGGTTCTTATAAATACCCATCGGCATATTTACGCACTTCTCGCTAAAGTTTAAATCCGCAGCAATCTGAATAAGATTCAGTCCGTTATCTATTGGGTCCGCGTGAATATATAATATGTTATCCTGATGTTTTTCCCTAAAAGCCCTGTAGGCTAACAGAGTTCTCGCTATGTCTTTCCTTAAGCTGTTTCTATTTACATTAACAAATAAGAACTTATCTTCGGGGACTTTAAGTATGTCTCTTCGAAATACCTTTATGACATCCCTGTCAGGTATTTTATGGTAGATATTCCCATCTACTCCATGGTAGATATATGCAAGCTTTTCAAAGACTTGCGGCGGGAGAGTTTTCTTACACTCGTCCATTGCAAACTTAGTATATGTTACGGGAAAGTCCGCGGCCTCTACCATTCCCATATGTTGTTTCTGCAGATGACAGTCAATAGGAAAGTAATAGACTAAAGAGAAGTGTTTTCTTTTATTCCCTGCGAGATTAGCCTGAATCTGAACTAACTTTTCAGCTACATGACTTACAGAGAACGTATCATTAATGATAAAAATAACATCGTATTTTCCGGACTGAGCGAACTCAAGGAAGGCTTTAGAGCCATATGGATCTTTTGAGTCTTTTAAAATCGCAGGAACTATCTGATAAGGGAACTCTTCTCTGTTGTAAAAGTCGCCGAAAAAATTTATAGCGAACTGATCAAATTCAAAAAGTCCGGTTGAGTAAACATGCTTAAGAATATTACGAGCTACATTTCCAAACCCCGTTCTTGCTGTTACGGAGTCTGACCATACCAGTACATTGTACTTTTCCATATTACCCTTTCTAAAGTATGTCAGCTTTTATTAAATCTGTTGCTATTTGAAGTGTTTTAACTTCCTGTTTATAACCTACGCTTATCTTCCCCAATTTACCTAATATATTCTTAGTAAGGTCGAATATTGTATCTTCGTTGAATGTTCTCATGCATGCCATTGCGCTTTGGCAATTACCGTACCAACAAGGATAACACGCTAATCTTTTCCCGCCTTCTATAGCTATAATGTTTTTATAGAGGCTCACCCTTGAAGGAGCATATGTAGGACCAAATATTGCCACCCCAGGCTTCTCCAGAGCCCCTGCAACGTGTAGAAGGCTTGAGTCTGGCACAATGACCATATGACACTCATTAATGACTGCAGCGACCTGTCTGATGCTGTAGTCCTTCATTTCCGTAACTCGATCAAAGCTCCATCTGGTTTTATACTTATTTGAATAGGTAAAGACTATAATAAACGCATTTGGATATTCATTAGTTATCTTAGCTATGGATCTTTTTATGACATTTATGTCAGGGTCTCTTCTGTCTGTAGAAGAGTTGGCTTGCACGCCTATTATTATTCTGGATGGACTTTTGGTTATGCCGATTTTTTCTATGAATTTCTTAGCCCACTTCTGCTCTTCGTCAGTTACTACATAGATAGGAAGATAAGAAGAAGGAGAGACTCCCGCATGCTCGGCAAATATTTCCATTCTTGAAGGAGGAGTAGATTTAGGCTGTTCTAGAGCAACACAAGGACAAGTCATTCTGGAAAATATATCAAAGCCAGCTTCTCTTACAGCTTTTGAATTTTCTATCTTATCTATAAAAGGGTTATTTAAAAGGATGTCTTTAAGTGAGCCGTTTAAGTAAGAAGGGTCTACCGCGAATGTAAGGTGGCACCCGGGAAACATTTCCTTATATCCAAGACAAGTAGGAGTGATCATTAAGACGTCGCCTATACCGCCCCTATCTCTATGGACACATACAGATATTTTCTTCTTACCTTCGATAATGTCTTTTAGTCTGGCCGGTTGGAGATTTAATGAAACTGATTCATTGCTGTCCCTATTAGGCTTCAGTACGCCCGGTTTGCTTGGTCTCACTATCCCACCTATCAATCTATTGTTCATATGCTTGTTGCTATCGTGCAGCCTCTTGCTATTGTATAAATGCCGTTTTTAGTTCTTTCTACCGAAGTAGGATTGAACTGTAGAGGAGTACTCGTTAGTTGGTTTTTGAACACTTCTACAAAACCGTCTATTAGGGATGTCCCGCCAGCTATAACTACAGGCATATCTCTTAAATTATTAAGGTTCTTATTCTTTAGAGCGTTGACTGTATAAGCTACGGAGTACTCTATCATTCTTTTATAATAGCCAGCTATAGCTAGATGGAGATCGTCAGAATCGTTTGGTTTGAATATGTTAACGCCGCCTTTTTCTTTTTCCATCTGGACTACACTGTCTTTAAGATTAGTGGCAATCGCGGCATTTCTATCAACCCAGTCTCCTGAACGAACTACTGAAAAAGTAAAGATTTCTTCGCCTTCAGCTACGATAACTATATTAACCATACCGGCACCGTAATCAAAAACCATACCAGTAAGGTCGTTATCTAAGAGTTCAGAATAAGCAACTGCGGTAGCTTCATTTAAAGCCTCAGCATCATACCCTAAAGCTGTAAGCCAAGTCTTCATAAAGTCCTGGTGGTAGCCAACTGAGAAGTCTTCCGAGCTTTCGTCTACAGGTGCCGCCGGGATAGAATAAATAAGCTTCTCGCCTTTAGCGATAGGTTCCCCCACAACATCTTTTATAAGTGCTTTTAGAACAGGGAATGCATCCTTCTGACCCGGAGAAAGGACTCCACGTTTCATAGGTCTTTCCGCGGATTCATTCTTTTCTATAGCTTTTCCGATTGCATCTTCGCCAAGAACATAGAAGGTATTAGTTTCGGAGTCCTTATAAAACTTTTTCCCTGCAAGACCCTTCTCAATCATAGATCCAGCTAAAGGAGTAGAGGGTTTAATTTTAAAATATGCGTCGCGGATTAAAGAATACTCAACCCCGTTTTCCTTTTCCCTTCCAGAGATAATAGTAGCGGTCCCAATATCAAGACCGCATCCTGCTTTTAACCCCATACTATTTACCTTTCTTGAATCTTCTGAGTTTTTCTTTTTGCTCTTCGATTGCGTCATCTGTTGATTCCTTTTCTACTTCGACTCCAATAAAACTAACTTTACTTTTAGCCCCAAGGACCATAATTGTATCGTCGGTCTTCGGAACTTCTATTCCATCCTTAATCATATTTTGTATGTTACCAGAAACGCTTAAGGATTGCAAGTACTTTTTTATCTCTATTTTAACTTCGGCGGCTATCTTAGAAGCAAGATCCTGGATTTCTTTATCTGACATATCAGATTTAACCCCGAATTCTTTATTTAAATTCGGGAGATTAATCCTTACCTGTTGCATTTCTTCTCCTCTTCCAGGAATAAAACTCCTGACGAGCTTGCCTCCCTTAAGTTTGTAGTTAAACATTAAACCTTTTAATATTTTGCAAATTAAATCAAACACTTACAATATGCTTATAATGGTCGTTGATGTACCGTCGCACTCCATTAATATCTCGCAGATAGGCATATCTTTAGACATAACAAGCTGAACTCCGGAAGCAATCTGGAACGGACTCATAGATAAGTCTGTATCTTCATCCCTATTGAACCATACTCTAAGATCGTCTGTCCCAACTATGGTAACTTCTTTAGCCCATCTGCCGAGATCAGCCTCGCAATCAATCCTAAAACCATTCCCGGAACCTCCGGAAACAGTTATAGTATAGTTCTGATAGCGCTTAACCATATCCATTCCGTTATATACTGGATAACTAACTGTAGTTACTGACATTTTTAAATTCTCCTTTTGTGCCTATCTGCACATTTTTATTATAACATCATTTTATTCGACAGCAAGTTCGAACTCACGCCTGAATTCATCGTCTTGCATAACCCTAATAACGCCAGAAGAGTACTCCAATATCCACATACCGGACGAAACAAATTTAGATGTCAGCCCCATCAGTACACCACCTTCATAATATGGTATATAAACATTCCCCTCTTCAGTCACCTGTATAGCTTTAACGGTCGTCCTTTTATATTCAGGAGCTGAAAAAATTGTACTTACGTCTAATATATCTGACATATTCCCTCCTTATATATACTCTATTGTTAAAGACCTAAAATAAACATCAGCGGGAGCCGCTGCTACTGCTGTTCTTGTTAAAAATACTAAACGATTACCGGTGTAACTCCTTATTGATGTATGCCCTTCATAATCATGCCATGCTGAATCTTGTGGGTCATAACAACTAATACATCCATTTTGATGTTTCAATTTATAAGTTTGAATTCCAGGATTGGTTTTTGCTGTTCCGGTCCAAACAGCCACGCCAGTATCACCTCCACTATTTGATACTAGCATTGCTTGAAATTGATGAACCACAGTACTATTATCTCTAACTTGTAAAAAATAACCACTATGATTAGAATCTGAAATATCCCCAAAAAACAAATAAGCAGTTTCACTAACATCAATCTGAGCATGTTTTAATTGTATTGTCATTATAAAGTCGGCATATTTTAATGGTAACATAAAAGCGGAACAGTGATTTTTAACTGCAACTACTGTTGGTAGCCAACCCTCTCCTGCTACATAATTCCAAGTACCATCAATACTGTAAGCACTTGCTCCAATCATCCCTGCAACAGATAACGGAAATAGACTAGTTATATCATCATTAAAAACTAACCCCTTAGCTTTACAAGCAGCCTTTGTAGTGTCAGTATTAATAAAATCAAAAGATAAATTTTTAGGTTGTGGTATATACGACATTATATTTCACTATTCGCTAAATAAGTTATATCTAATTTTTGTAAATATACAGGAGCTAAATTAATTTCTGTATATTTATAAACTCCTACAAAAACATGACTATATGAATAACTTAATCCCGCGACTTGATGTCCTTCATATTCATGCCAGCTATCATCCAAATCATCATAAACAGATAAGACGCTATTAATAGACTTAAATTTATAAATTCTATTACCTGTTCCCGCTAACGCTGCTCCAACATATTGATTAGTATAAGAATCATCACCATCATTAGTATCTAAAATACATACTAATTCACTTGCGGCAGCATTAATATCAAGCATACGAGCAAAAGCACCTAAATGATTTGAAGGTGTTAAGCCGCCTAAAATAATAGCAACTTCGTCTCCGTCAGCAGCAGGTTCAAAATCTAAGTATAGATCAGCTTGCCAGTCTCCTCTTTCCAATTTAATTATAAATCCTGCAATTTGATCATCACCCTGTCCAGAAGATAACCAACCAGTATCAGCAGTGTATGCCCACGTGCCACCAAACGCCGTATATATACCTAACGAAGTTGGAAACAAACAATCTACATCATCATTAAACCAAATTTTTGCAGCATTGCACTTAGCTTTGGTATCATAATCTGTACCAGTAAAATCAAAAGACTGATTAATTGGATTTGAACTATAACTCATTGTTATTTATATACGTTATATCAATTTTTCTAATGTAAATAGGCGCTAATGCTTTAGCCGCAGTTTTGTAATTAAAGAACCCAACATAATTATAAGTATAACTCCTACCTACGTCTTGATGTCCTTCATAATCGTTCCAGCTATCATTTTGATCATCATATATAGAAATGACGCCATTAACAGATTTTACTTTTAAATACCTAACACCAGTTCCCGCTAACGCAGCTCCAGTGTATTTATTTGTTAAAGTATCATCTCCGTCATTTGTCCATAAATTCCATACCAATTGAGGGGCACCTGCATCATCATTTTCATCATATGCCTGACCCCCAAAACCGATATGATTTGAATCAGTGATACAGCAAATACGCATATAGCCTCTTTCGTTAGCTGCACCACTTTCCTCATAATCAAATTCTAAATCTACTTGAAAATTTTGTTTCGTTAGCCTAATAATAAAATCTGCATTCTGACTCTCCCCTATACTAGATGCAATCCAACCATTGCCAGCAGAATGAGTCCACGTACCACTCTGAACTGTAAACCCAGCTATACCAAAACTTGTAGGGTAGTAACCACCATCATCATGAAAATATATCCCGGCGGCATTACATTTAGCCTTAGTGTTATACTGAGTGCCTGTAAAGTCAAAAGACTTATTGATTGGATTTGGATAATAACTCATACTATACCGTAATTGATCCCGTCCGTTGTTAGTATAACTGCTCCATAAGACTCTTCGATAGTAAAAGTAGATTGTCCATCAATGGTTTTTCCGTTAGCGTCTAAAATAATTCCAAACTGATTTGCATGCCCACAAAAATCTTTTACTCTTAAAAAATCCCCGGCATGCCCAGAAGTAGTAGGAAGAGTCAAAGTCCTATCGGCAGTTAGATCGGTATAACAAATCAATTCCCACCAGGAAGGAGTCGCATAGTCCGCGTCATTTATACCCGAATAAGTAAAACGAGTCGTATCAACATAAGTCTTAATTGCTTTTTCGGTTGGAACGACCGAGTCTGAATCTCCTGACAAGGTTCCGTCAGTAGAAAATTCGTTTACTGAAGCGCCTGTTGCTAAAGTAAGTGCTCCGTCAGACCCTAAAGTTACGTTATCCAACCAACCATTTAATTCTGTATATTCGCCGCTTGTTAGATGGTAATACTGATCAGATGTCCCGCCTTGAATACCAGTTAAGTTATTGTGAGGAGTTGCTCCACCTACAGAATCATCAACGTACTTCTTAGTTACTATCTGATGGTCAGTAGTAAATGTTTTGCCATCATTATAAGATACTATGCCGGTAAAGGCTCTAGTGCCGTCTACCAAACTATATTGAGTATGATCATCATCAGTAAGACCAGTTAAATTCCCATGGTCAGACGCAGCAGCCATAGTAAATACATTTGTAAAGGCAGACTCGACTGCAATAGGGGCGTCTACGCTTTTCTTAATAATAATCCTACCTACCAAAAGCCCAATCTCACGTATATGTACGGGTAGATTAGAAGGAGATTCTACGATCTCGGCTTCTGCGGCTGTATTATATTGAGCTTGGGGATATACAAGAGCTACCCCCGGCGTCCCATTATTCATTTCTCCGTACACCCAGACATTACAATATTTATTATTGTCCATTGTTTGGAGAGTAGTCTGAGTGACATCATTCCATTGAGTAACCGAATACTGCGTAACGTCACTGACCTGCCAGCCGGTTCCCGCTTTATACCAGTAGTATTCTACCGTACCAGATACATTAGTATCTATTCCAGCAAAATCAACCTCGTCTAAAGTAGCCCAAATAGTCCCGGCAGTAACAGCTATATTTCTGGTGCCAGTCACAGAAAGAATAAGCCCGCCTACCGTTGCATCGCGTCTAATATAACCAAAGCTTCTTAATGCTTCGGCTATGTTTGTCATCCCGTCCGTAATCCACCAAGGAGAGTAGCCGATATAAATTTCTTCCGCGCCGTTTATAGTTTCATTGACTATTCGACCTAGAGGAAATTCGGAATCAAAATCCCAATTATAGCTTGTTCTGGAAACTACTTGCGGAGTACCCGAGTTATATTCTACGCCTATGTATCTTATAGAGTCTGCGGGGATTGTTATATCTGCAGGAGCAGGCCAATCAAAAAACATTAGCTGAGCATTATCATCGTCTGTAGCTTTTATAAACCCAGTGCCTGCCGTAACTGCGACTTTACTAGAACCGGCATCTGTAATAAGTCCGCCGGTCTTTCTTCCACAAGAACCAAACGAATTACAAAAATCATTAATAGTCGAATAAGTAGGGGTGCCTAAAATCTGGTTGGGTATCTTAACACCATCTTCGTCTATTATAAGTTTAGTGTCAAGTCCGGATGCCATGAACCTGATATCACTACCAGATTTTCGCGTAGAGATAACTATACCATCAGCCGCCGCACCAAAATCTCCGGTATCTCCAGCTTGTAAAACAATTCTATTGGCTAATGCGGAAGTAGGGTTATTAATAGAAGTAGTATAGAGACCGCCAATTTGCCCCTCGTCGTTTTCTAAGATCAGGCCAGTTAATGCACTAGACCCAGCGTTTGGATTAGATAGTATTGTAATGGCAGAATCATTCTCGTCAGACGAAACTTTAAAGTCTACCCCGGCTGCTAAATTAAGCTTTACATTAGAGCTATCAAATAGTAACTCCGCGTCATCCCCGGCTCCTAGAACTACGCCAGCATTATCACCCAAATGAATAGTACCATCTGTTTCTAAAGTAACATTATCTAGCCATGCGTTTACTTCAGTGTACTCTCCGGAAGTCATATGGTAGTACTGATTAGTAGTACCACCTTGTAAGCCAAGTAAACTATTATGGTTTGTAGTTAATCCAGCAATAGCAGTGTCAACATAAGTCTTGGTAGCCTTCTCTGTAGGAACAGCAGAGTTTGAATCGCCACTTAAAGTAACATCCGAGGAAAACTCGTTAATTGAGACTCCGGCAGCAAGCTGCATAGAGCCATCAGCCCCGAGCGTAACGCTATCCAGCCAATCAGTAAGCTCAGTTACATTGGTAATAACTTTATTATCAGTACTCAGTCCTATTGTTTTTATAGGCATAATTTACAACAGTTTATTTACGTCGAATAATATATCATTAACCGTTTTAGTCTCAAGTTCTATAAGGACTAAAACCTTCTTCCGCGCAAGTTCAAGATCAGCCATTTGTTTATCTAGAAGCTCTATTTGAGCTTTGTGTGAGGCTAACCTCTCATCTATCTTTTTTAACATATCTGTTCTGTCTGACATAGCTACCTCTTTTGAAAACTTAACTCTTCTATGACAACCCAATACCTTTTTATCATAACGAACTTATCGCCGGGAGTTATTGTAATAATAATTTTATCCCCTTCTTTTAAAGTCTCATAATAGTTTACAAATATCATATCGTTCGTAGTGGTATAATCCGAAAGTACATTCTCTCCAGCTTGAACATTAAATCTGCAAGAGTCGCCATCTTTTTCCACATATACTTTAATTTCGTATTCCCCGTCAGTCTTAACAGCAGGAGCGACAAGAAATGGGAGTTCCTTAGAAGTATCCGCGGGGATGTTTAAAGGTTCGCCAGTATACTTATACACTTTCTCAATTCTGGATCTTGGATCTACTTGAGTTTTTCCTATAAATAACTTGTCAGTTTCAATAAGTCTATTTGAAAGTGCGTAGGCCTCTTCTAAAACCTTTAGCCGTTTCTCGTGGTCAAGAAAATCTTCTCTGGACAACTGATCTAATATGGCCTCTAAGGGCTTCCTTATCCCTAGAAACTCTAATGGATCGCCATTAAATGTTTCATGGCGTTTTGTCTGTTCATTCATTACAACTAATTTTGCCATACTAATCCTTTATATAACAGTAGGAGTTAAAATCCTGACAGCCATCTCGTCTGTCGATTTAGATATACCAACTCTTAAAGAGACGTCCCCAGCTGTATAACTTGATATATCTAATGTAGCTGTACCGTCTTTCGCAAGATAATAAACCTGTCCGGCAGTTAAACCAGCTAACCCAGTGACTAACCCTTCTACGCACACGTTTATATTCTCTCCTGAGGCCACGGTAGCCAAAGCCATCCCAACTGTCGTGTCGCATGTGTCTATATCATCCGCGCTCGCTACGGCAACTCTATCATCCTGCCCCGAAACAGAATATACGAAGTCTCCTGCTGACACTGATTCGTATGCCACATAAGGTATAACTGTAGACTTCGCGGAAGCTGCTAGCGCACTTGTAGTCACATAAGTTACAACCGCCTTTTCTGTTGGAATAGCTAAATCGGAGTTCCCAGCCATTGTCCCATCTGAACTAAACTCATTAATGCGGACGCCGTTCTCTAATTGAACCCCACTATAAGTAGCGTTTAAAGAGTCGTGATAAGTTGCCCCGCCATCTTTTTGTTTAAAGACGATGTCCTGGCTTGACCCTTCGGTGTCTATAAGTATGCCATTCCCATCATACCCCATTGCCCCGCCGTCAGAGACTAATACAACTCTGTCTCTAAATGTGGCAGAAGTATGATCCGCCGGGTAGCCTAATACGCCTCCTAAAAGTCCATTAGAATTAGTGACAAGCAGACCCGCGACTGCTCCTACGCCAGACCCAGTATTAACTACATTAATGAAGTATGGCGCAGCAGAATTACCACTTAGTGCCATTTGTCCATCAGTGCCTAAAGTTACATTATCTAGCCAGCCATTTAGTTCTGTATATTCGCCAGACTTTAAGTGATAATATTCATTCGCTTGGCCGCCCTGGAGACCAACTAAATCATTATGCGTATCTGGTATCTGCGCGTCTACATAAGTTTTTACGGCTTTTTCAGTCGGGACTGCAGAATCACTATCACCAGCTAAAGTTCCATCGATACTAAATTCATCTATAGTTGCACCGGACGCCAAAGAGATACCGCTCGAAGTTATAGTAGCTAGAATAGTCAAATCCGTTAGCTCTTGCCATTGGCCAGAAGTGACATGATATCTATCGTTTAATGCGCCGCCAGTTAATCCGTCCAAGCTGTTATGGTCGACTATATGCTCAGCTTCAATTACTCCTGACCCGGCATTAATTCGAGTTACGATCATATTAACGCCGCCCTCAGTATCTACCTGAGTAGCTGTTACATTATGAGGATTAGTATAGTCTGTTATATGGACTTGGTGCCCCGAAGCTATTTCCTGTAAGGCTCCTTCTGCATTTGAGGAAGAATAGTACCACCCAGAATCTACTATACTTACTCTTGTGGCAGGAACGTCATCTGCGGTTTCAGCTAGGACCTGAGGGATTGTTACATGATGAGGATTAGCTAAATCAGCTAAGTGAGCTGCCAGTCCGGAAGTAGTGACTGTAGATACGTTATATAAGCCTAGATCTAAAGCTCCTATAGCAGTTTCGAGAGAAGTTCCATTTGTTACATAATGAGTAGTGGAATAAGCCGGGGAAAAATCTGTCGCATCAGCTTGTCCTGTGAATAGTTGTATATTCCCAAGGACATTAACCCCCGCGGTTAGTCCTTCTATATCAGTATAAGCATAACCCCATGGGTTAGAAGCTGATTTTGTACCAGTTCCTTTTGTAGAAACTAAAAGATCTTCAAGGCTATCTGCTCCGCCAGTATATAATGGAGTTAATGCGGTCGTCCATGCCGCCGTACCTTTTAGCTCTTTAACCTTGTATCTTATATTATTAATGTCGTCGTTTAAATTAGATGGAGTCCCGTCCCATGCATCTACTAAGCCCGTAATACCTACTTTAGATGCTGTTATAGGATCAGACATACCTGTCCCGGCAACTATATCATCATTAGAGATAAGATGGATTAAGGTTATGTCAGAATCCCAAGTTCCGCCATGTTGGGTTAAGAGAGCACTAATCATCTCTTTTATGTCGTAATTAACTAAGGATGCCGTGCCGTCATTTTTTAAAGTGCCAGTAGAACCATATATATCTAAAGCTAACTGGTTGATATTGAGTCTGTTTATTTCAGACTTGCCATCCAGAGAGGTAGAAGAAGAGGATTTGGTTACGTCAAATATATGCCAGCCGATAGCTGCTTTCTGCGCGTCTGTTAGTTCTCCGGAGTCTTCCCCTCCGCCGCTATTTATTAAGTTTTCAAGATATACTTTTACAGCATCTACATAATCGTAGATGGTTAGCATTGACTCTTTTATTGTAGAGGGTCTGCTGTCTGTAGTGTCCCAAAAATAACCATCGTCGGATATACTTGTGGCTTCGTTATCAGCATAGATGTTAGCCCCATCTAAGTAATTCCCAAACGCGTTAATATCCGCATCATCTGTACCATCCGGAAGAGTATTGAGCATAGGGATAATTTTAAGATTAAGCTCGTCGGAGATATTGGATAAGTCCGCCAGAATTTCATCTATGGTAGAGTTCCATGTGTCGGTATCTAATCCGGCGCCTCTGCTCGGAAGTCGTCTGCTGATAAGATTTACTATTATAGTATCAATATAATTTGCCATTATTCCCTCTAGTTACTAACCTTGATTCTGACAAGGCTGCAAGTCGGAGTCTCTTCCGTACTGTCAGTCGTAAGTTTTATCCTTAGTTTTATCTTATTAAAAATTTCCTGATCCATTCCAAACGATATTAAAAACTCCTCGCTTAAAAGATCATCATGAGTTATATCAGCCTTTATAACGAAGACTTTATTGCCGCCTTCGTAAGCTTCCGATACTCCACCAACTGTAGCAATCGTAGACCCAAGATCGGAGTCTATAGCAAAGTATTTATATCCGTCAGAAGCTATGTTGCTTATCATATCAAACACACTAACTTTCTCCATATAAAACTCGGCAAATAAGTCAACCCCGACATACACTTGAGTCACGTCGGTAGACCAGCCAGAACCGTAATCATAGCCTTCTATCAAATACTTATGATTATATGGATAAAGTTTATCTTCAGCTATAAGGGCTGCTAACGTATTATAATCATTAGATATTGTTAGCCAGTTGTCCTTATGCACTTTTATATCATGCCTTCCCCTTACTATAGATATTTTACCATAGATAGGAATCCCGTCAATTATAGAAGCTGATGCTGCTGTTTTTGGGTTGCCGAAATCTATTTCTATCTGGTCTTTCTCCACATATATAGTAGTAGAATAGTAAGGGTCTACATAACCCCATCCTTTAGGATTGCCTCTAACTAAACTAGTGCTCCCAAGAGTCCCGGTATTACGCCATACTTCAAGACTCTTTTTATCCATTACTACATCGCTTTCGACTCTAAGATTAAGAATCCTGTCTTCAGGGTTGTTAAACATATAGGTCTGAGCGCCGTCAGAATAGTTATTAGCTAAACTTCCTATTACTACATCCACTTCATTTAGAGTAGTAGTCCATCTTAACAGATTAAAATCTGATTTGGCGGGGATGTACCTGTAAGTGTTCACGCCGGAATTTACTATTTCCTGACTTACTGTCACTCCTGTTTTCTCATACTCTACAAGAGAGTCAAACTTTATAAAAGAGGGTTCGTTAGAAGAAGATCTGTTTAAGGGGCATATCTTCCCGCCTTCCCAGGGAGTCCACGCAGATAAAGTATCGCTTCCTGCAGATAGCCAGTATTCTATCTTCGTATTATCAGACATACTTTCACAGACTTCTATCGCGGCCTTATTGAATGTTACTTCATTATTGTCTTCATCGTAGAAGTAGATTTCTCCGGTCTGTACGTATCCTTCTAAGTCGTCATAAGAATAAGTGTATAAGGAGATGTCCCCGCCGAAATAATAAGCGTTTAAATCATTAGCTAAACTCTCGTCCTGCATATCCTTAGTAAAACCTATCTTAAGATAAGAGAAGGTTATAGACGGGAAGGTAAACACGCAAGAATCTTTCATAGCCTGAATATAGTCAGCTATTGGAAGATTGTTCCATGTGTACCCGTCGGTAGAATATTGAGGATGTATAACTACATTACCGCTTCTGTTATTAGCATTCCATTTTATAGCTAGTCTGGTCGCGGTTACTTCTTCGTCGAAAGAGACTCTCATTACAGCGGTTACAGTCGTAGGCTTTGTCGTCCTAACTACAGTCAACCATGTTTCGTCAGTATCCCTAAAAGCATACTCTACTTTTGATCCCTCTATATTAGACTGACTGTGATAGTAATCCCTTGAGATGACTTCGAATTTAACATTATCTCCAGTCAGCTCGTTGGTGTTTATTTTCGCGGAGTCGCCGGTAGGTTCGAGGGCTATAATTCCATAGGATGTGTCTATCATACATCCGTCCGTATAATCGCTCGTAAAATCTATAGAATCGCTATTAGTAAGGTTAACTATAGCAAATGCGAAATATCCTTCCGTGTCTTTTCTGACTAATAATAAACCTTCAAGTTCGTCTTCTAGCTCTAAAAGCTTACGAGAGATTCTATCTATCTCATTACCCCATTTAGTTTCTCTGTTAACTATCGCGCCGCCTATATCAGAAGCAGCTAGATACAAAGCGTCTATATCTCTTCTTATTCTTTCCTGCTTATCGTTAAAGTCCGCCGCGGAAGATTCTTCAAGTCTTACGTATGAATCATCCTCAGATATATCTGGGGTCATAAGGTCCGGATTAGTTTCAAGATAATCGACATACTCATCCATAACTTCGGAGGCTAAAATGCTCTCTCCGTTAATCATCTTCTGTTTAACTATGTCCTCGATGACTATGGCTGAATATACTTCTTTGAAATCTTTATAACTCATTAGAACCTTCTTTTAGGAGAAACTCTTATAGCTATATCGCTTAAAACAGGAGTAAAATAATTCTCCAGCTCTTTTAAATACTCAGATATAGACACTACATACCTATAAGCTATTTTAACATATCTATCTAAAGACGTGTTTGATTTGGTAAGCCGGTCTATAATATCCTTGTCCTTTAAAGTGACTAACTGTTTGTCATAATTAACTTCGTACTGAGAGGCATCAAGTTGCGCCGCGATATTATATTGGATCCTATAGTCAGTATACTGATATGTTACTTCTATTGCGTCAGGCAAGTCAGAATAGCTCCATGTATTTTGAGTGTAAGGATCCGGTCCGAATAAACCATTCCGGGTATAGATAACACCCTTCTTATAATCTATCGAATACAAGCCCCAGTCATCGGACGTAGGATCCGTATACTGGTAGCCGATTTGCCCTGCATTTAAGCTACTTACGCTTAACACACCTTTGTAGAAGTAAATTCTCTGCGAAGTTGATTCATAATACCAGTCTCCTAAAGCGCTGACAGCGCCAAGCGAAGATTCTCTATTATTAAAGAAGGACGTGTCAGAGAAATAAGGCGGAGCATCAGTCACAGAGTATAAAGGGTTAAGTAAAGAGAAATAAGCTATGTTAGTGTCGGTATATTCCGTCACTCCCAGTATGTCCTGGGTTGAAGTTACTAACGCGCCTTTGAATTCAGTGTCGCCGTCTATGTAGGGGACTTCTTTTCTAAAGGTTCTATATTCAGAATCTACCTGAGCCCCGGACACAGTCTCGTTAAAAGTGACTCCATGAGCTATTGAGAAGTCAGGAAGAACTAATCTATGTTCGCCGCTTAAGATTATAGGAATGCTATAAGCAAGTTCGTCTTTTGTTGTATACGCCGCGTCGTTTACTATAATAGTATTTGACAGATTGTTGTAAAAATACCATTCGGTATCCAAAAGCTTATACACAGGCGTAGCTTCAAACGTTACCATAGTCTTCTGAGAGCCTGCTATCGGAGCACTTGTATAGAGTGTGCCGTGTTCGTAGTCTACAGAATAGTAACCCTCGGTTTCGGAATCTAGATTATATTCCTGTCCCGGAGTTATCGATCCGTATAAAGCTTCTATGAACTCTACATAACCGTCTTTAAAAACCAGCTCAGATGCCAGATAGCCCCCAGGGTCAACTGAAGAAAGAATGCCACTAAGAGTAATTTCTTCGTCATAAACGATCCTCCCGTCGGAATATATCTTATGCTCCCTTTCTCCTGCCTTTAACACAATGTTACTAACTATGACATTTTCGTCATATCTATATAAGTTAACATTTTCCTGTACTCCGTCAGAAGCAAAATCTAATACACTCTTATGAGGAACGAATGAAGAAGGAGCTAATCTCTCTTCTTTTAATTTAAGTGTTGCGGTTGCGCCGCTTGCGGGTTTTTCTCCGTTTGTGCTGTCGCCAAAAGTCACAGCCCCGGTTCTATAGTTGAGACTATATACTTTACTTGTACTGCCGATACCTGAGACAGTAAGGTTATTTACCTTATCCCATTTTCTTCCGTCTACATATAAGGATTCTTGTTGCGTCCTATCTACCTGATACACCCCACTCATTGTAGCCCCGGAGTCTTCGTATTTTCTCCAGCCGGAGATCTTATCTAAAGCAGGAAGAATACCTCCATGAGAAACATCAGCCCAAGGGAGGACAAACGAGATGTTAGGAGCTGTAGATCTGATAACAGAAGTCTGGAAGAATACTTCATCTTTACCTCTACCTCCGAATACAGGATCTATAATAGTTACAGAATCCTGTACCGGCTTTTCCGAGAGATCGATAGTGTAAGGGTTACGAGTAGGTATCGCGAAAACTTCGCTGATGGGCTTCTCTACTTCGTTCTTGCCGCCCTTTGAGAACGCATCACTGTTTCTATAGAGCTCAGCTTTGTAAGTTAAAGAAGTAACATCCTGGCTAGTATTTATAGAGTTACTTTCACTATTATTAAAGTTTAAAAGTCTTGGGGTAGACTGGTCGCTAGACTCGAAGTCTTTCGGACTTATCTGGTACCATGTTTGTCCGTCGTCAGGAGACACAAAATGGTCTATCCCTGCTAAAGAAGATTCAGCTATAGGGGTCTGCGCCGAAGTTAAAACTACCTTATCTATAGGAGCGCCAAAGTCTATCCTCTTAGAAATAAGCTGCGAAGAAGATTCAAATTTATAGCCGTAAACATTAATAGTTCTTAGCCCTATTGCGTATCTATATTGTTTCCCTATAGGAGTACTTATTAAATGGGGGTACCTCTGCTTTATAACTATTCTTACGAACTTAACTTTGCGAGGAGTGAATGTCCAACACCCTGTACCTCTATATCTAGAAGCTGCAGGAGAGAGAAGGAATATATTCTCGGGATCGTCAGCTAAAAAGTCCGCGACAGATAAATCATCTTTTATAGAAGACCAAGTACTGCCGTCTAAAGAAGTATCTATAGAAACTATCTCTGGGTATTTTATCGTGCCAAAATTAATAGGATCTAAATATACTCTATTTATTATCTTAGGAGAATCGTATATAAGAGACATATCCAGAATTAAAGGGGCGTCATTAATAGCTATCGACTTAACTACCTTCTCATACTCATACCATGTAGAAGGGTCATTGTCTGTTATAGCTTGTAGGTCGTCTCTTCTTTGCGCACCGATTTCCTGATTATTCCCCGCTACCCCATTCGAAGCCGCATTAATTCTTACGGAATTAGGAGTCGCTAAAGGGGTATCCCCCTCTCGAATATCTAATGTAGCTATACCTTCCTGAAGGTTTATATCACAAAAATTACCTTTCAGAGCGGACGAAGTGGGATTCATCCCAGTCATGCTGGAGAAGCTTTCCTTAAAATATAAAACGTCAGAAGATCTATCTGAAGCAAAAAGTATATAATCAGCGAGCTTTGAATAAACAGCCTGAAGCCTATAATCAAGCTGTCCTAATTTTAGGACAACTGTATTAAACGAGTTTATAATAAGCCCTTCTAGAACTTCGGATTCAGCAAATAGAACTGTAAGGTCGTCGGTTATGGCTTTTAATATCTCGTTAAACTTAGCAGGATCAGGTAATGTATTCGCCCTGACTTTTTTAGGAGAGAAGAACGCAGTGCTATCTTCGTCTAAGTAGACCTTCACCAATCTGGCGAGTTCGGACATAAGAGCAGCCTTAGTCTCGATGGTCCCCTGGCTGTAGGCTGAACTCAATTCATTCCTAATAACAGTCAGCTTCTGTTCGAGAATAGTGCTGGAAACTTTTTTCAAATAGTCGTTATTAGTACTCATTATGCCTCACTGAACTTATCTTCATTATACTCGCTTACGAGCAAATAGTAATCATATACCGAAGGAGATATGTATTTGTCCGGCGATATCTTTCTAATTATAACCTGTAAGAATATGTCTGAATGATCTATATCAATTCCGAGAGTAGAGTCGTCGCATATTAGATGATCGGTTATCATCCTGACGGATTGGTCGCCTACCATATCTACTACCATATAAGGATCGTCGGATACAGCATAAGCCGCGTTATATTTAGCTGCGCCGTCTGAAATTTTAGGAGTATAAGATGCAGTATAAACTACTCCGTACTGAGGACTGTTTATTTTAATCTCTACTCTCATTGGAGAACCAGCTCCGGGAGAAGAAATGTCATTATCGTCGGGGAAGGTCCAGTCGGTAGAAAATGTGAGCTCTGAACCGTTCGCGTATACTTTTACTTCGTCCCCAGGGTCTGCAGGGGGCGCAGCTGTTAATAAAGGATAAAACCTTAAAGCGGTTCTGCTCTTATTATCTAATACGCAAACTTCATGCTCTACTGTTGTCCTACCGACTGGTAGTATAGGTATGAGATTAGATGAAATTACATCTCCGTCAGAGTTGTAATTTACTTTTAGGATGGAATATTCAATTGAGCCGGCGTTTATATTAAAGGTGTCAGCAGGAACATCATCATTGACCCTTAACGCTATTTGTCCTAATTTGCCAGATAAAGAAGCACCAGCGAATATTCCGACATGTTTATAGTTACTTAGGCCGAATTTAACATTGTCTAAAGAGAAAGGATACACGTTCTTCTTACTAACATATGTATAAGTAGTGCCGGTTGAGAAGTTAATCTCATCCGCGATTTGAGAGGTCCGCAGTACGTTCGCGACCATCCCATTTATGTCTGTAAGAGTATATCCGCCTTGTCCCATTAAAGACCTGTATCGATCATAATAGAACTCGGTCACTCCAGCCACTGTCGTTTGCACGAATTTCAGCCTAAATTTTCTTGTGTTAGTAGTAGTGAAATCTATTCTATGGTAAGAATTCTGTAAATAAGTCTCGTCGTTTACTAGGTTTACCCATGACCCGTCCGGACCAGCATAGTCAACAGAGGTTAAATAGAACGGGCACGAGCCTGCAGGTTCGACTATTATATGGTTTATATCCGACTGGGGGACTTCAAAAACGAGATACATTATAGCTCCGTCCGCTAATTGCGTATCCATTAGGTATGCACGATTAAAGAATGTGGCATTTTGGTTATCGATTAAGTTCCTTATATCAGACTTGTCAAAGTTGACGTCAAAGTCAGATACTGTAGCGTCGCCTTCACTCCATTCCTGATATACGTTCTTTGCAAATACCTGCTTTGTAGTAGAAGCTAATAAGAGCCTGTCGTTAGTTAAGTCTGTATAACAAAGGTTCTTGTCCGAGAAGAATGTACGTGCGCGCCAATCATAGTAAAGCATATTAGCATAAGTATCGCTGAAGGAAGATTCGAGATTCTCTCCGCCGTTAAAAGTGTTATACTGAGCGTTAGAGTAGTTATAGTCGCTTCCGTATATAGTCTTGTATATCTGAATTTTGTTCTCCAGAGAATTGATTGAGTTCCACATCCCCTTAAGAATCATAGTGTCTATAATTTGGTCGTGGGTAACATTCAACTGAAGTAACGTGTCCATTTCTAAGAAGAGAGTCTGTAAGTCATACCCAAGCTTAAGCATCATTTCGTTAAACGCCGCGACTTTTATTAAGTTGCTATTGGCCGCATAGTAAGGTTTGAAGTAAGGCTTTATATCAGACTTTAATCTGTCTGTTAATTGAGCGAGTCTTGTAGCGTAGTCGTTGTCCGTAATGATTTCGCCGGATTCAATTTTAGTACGAATTTCTTTATAAAACTGCTTCGCCTGCTGTTTGCCTAAAACCGAATCTATTTTATCTATTAATCTTAACTTGCTCATTTATAACACCATCGAAGTAACGATTTCTTCCTTAGGAGTCTCTACACTATCTATTAACGTAACGATTGAAACGTCGTATGTTTTATTATTGGTTAGTCCGCTCACGACATAAGTATTCACTCCGGAGGTCAAACTATTAACCGGAGAAGCATTATGCTTAGTCCAGTTATTAGTCCCGTACTCTTTATAATAGAAATTGTACTCGTCAGTAGGATCCTGTAGATACCAATAGATACCCATCAATCCGCTTGCTACGTAGATACCGCTAATAGAAGGAACGCTGTCGTAAGTATATTTGAGGTATGGATAAGTTCCCGCGGCGGGATGCCTATCGACAATAGCTACTACATCATCTTCGGAAAACTCTCCGCCATAAGTATCCAAAACATCATAAGGAGTCATAACAAAGAAAGACGCAGGCTGCATATGAGGTAACGGTATGTCTGTATACCATTGTATTTCAGGATAATAAGTTAAAGCTTCTGCAGTTTTCTCTTTTACTACTCCGCCGCCTTTTACTCTAGTATCAAATAGTAGTATGGCGTCATTATCTATAGCTTCGCTGACTGAAAGCTCGCCAAGAATAAGATACTGATATAAGTTCCCGGACGATAATACGGAATAAGAGGTTTGGAATCCAGAGTACGTCATAGCTTCTACAGTAGAAGATATATTCATGTTACCGTCGGGAGTCCCCGTAGAAGTAGGAGACAAGTCATTCCTTTGACTACAGTATTCTACGTTATCTCCATCGTCAATAATTAAGTGGTAGATAGATCTGCTTCTAGAAGAGTTATCGTTAGGAGTCGCTTCCGGAACACAGTAGAGGCATATCTTCTTTCCTATTATATCTCTGTTGTGTAGAGGGTTAAAGTTCACGAGGGGATAAAGGTAAGTGTCCAACTGATGGTAATACGTTACTTTAGCCGTATAATCCATCGACAGATTTTTGTTTAACTGGATAAAGCCGCCATAAGTATCGACATACTGAATATATCCATAGGAAAAATCGACTCCATAATCAGACTCTGTGCCGTCCTTATCCTGATCTGTAGTGAAGGCATATAAGCACGTATCGTTCGTGTCAAATATAAATACATCTATATCAAATCCTTCCGCGGAATCATAATAGACTCCACCAAATTGGGCTTTTACTATATACGGATAGACTAGTAATGCGTCTTCGTTTATAGCTGCTATGTATGGGTAATAGGGATAGAAAGATTGGTTGTAAAATTCCGGCACGTCATATACGTAATTGTACCCGCTAAAAGATCTCGCAAATCCGTCCGTTGTGACTCTTACATTCCATGATGCATCAGAATCTAAGTTCTCAGGGACTAGTATTCTAACTCCGTCTGCATCCTCAGCCTTATAGGAGTATGTCGTAGATTGTGGTAAAGTGAACTCGTAGCTTCCGGCGCTGTATTCCATTATATAAGCTTTAGCTGTAGTTTTTAATGTTCCGCCGCCAGTTAAGTCATCTATAGTCGCAGCATGGAATAAAGGGGAATTATCCAAAAGCTCAGTATAAGTGGTATAAGTCGTTCCGTCTTTAACGACATATCTTACATAATAAAGCTGCAAGTCTCCAGAAAAGTCATCATACTTATTCTCTAATAGATTGAATATGTTGCCAGTATATAATCCCGTGCCACCATCTTCCTCTAGCGTAAACCCATAAGTCACTTCAGCCATATTAATGTCATATATTACTATAGACATTACTTCTTGAGTGCCGCCAAAAGTAAAGTTCTTTAAAGCGTGATTAAAGAACAGAGGAGCAGCTATTGAGTTAGACGCCGTACTGACATATTCATCCGTGACTAAGATGTCGTCAAACTTAGAACTAAACGTAGAGCTCGTAAAAGTTAGATAAACGGACTCGTCTAAAGCGTATACATTCTCTTTCAAAACTGAATGCTTGTCTACCAATCCAATATTATTATTAGACTTTAATTTCTCCGATACATAATAAGCCAATATTACATTATCAGGTCTGGTCGAAGAGACCGCCCGAATCTTATGTATATCCCTTATAATATATAATCTAGTATCACAAGAAATAGTAGGCATTTATTATCCTAACTTTGCTTCGAGTTTAGCTAGTCTCTCCTCTAGTTCTATATTCTTATCACGGAGCTTCTTCATCTCAGGGAGCATAAGAACTGCAAGTAACGGATAGTCAACAGCGTCTGGTTCTTTGTTTTTGTCAAAAACGGCAAGCTGAGGCATGACCATAGCTACCTCTTCCGCTATTAGACCAATCGAAGTTTTTTTATTTTTTTTCCATATAAATGAAACCGGCCTAAGGTCATATACTTTACTGGTATCCAACAGCATATCTTTAATATCTTCTTTATACTTCTTAGACGACGCGCTCCTAAATACCATTTTATCGCCAGAATCATCATACTTTAAGTAATAATCACCGCCGACACCTGGATCTTGTTCAAGAAAAACATTTCCTGTAAAGTGCGAGTTGCTGCCATTACTAACTGTAAAACCGTCGTCTACATATAAATGATTAACAACTTCTACGTTGTCGCTAAGTAACAAGTTGCCAACTGACGATCTTATGTAGCCGCCAGAAGTCATAACTAAATTTCCTGTTATATCAGCGCCTCCAGCGTTGATGGTCAATCCTCCAGAATTTACGACTATCGCAGCGTTAGAATAAATACCACCAACCCCACTCGTACCATCTACATATACACCATAGCCTGAACTAGAAGACCCTGTTGTGATTACATATAGGTCTCCTCCTCCAGCTATAGTTGCCCTGCCATCAATGTAAGCGCCACCTCCACCAATTAAAAGGCCATATCCGCTTCCGGTACTACTCCCTACGCGAATACCATACTGAGTCCATAAGCTATAATCCTGCAGGGCTTCGCCACTACTAATGCCAGACCCGCCAGATATTTTACCGTTAATCTGAGCTCCGCCAGCTCCCCCTACTCCGTTGCCATTAACATACAGTGCTGTTCTCGTGTTCCCAGCTGTACCATATCCACCGTCTATCCATAAACCATAAACAGCTCTCATAGACCTAGAATTGTAAGGATCACCTACACTTACTCCGGCAGCATAAATACAGCCAGCGCTGGCAATTATATTCCCTGCAGTAGCTGTAATGTTACCACTAGTCACGCCTAAATTACCAACTGAGACAGTTAGATTATTTCTACAGTCTATCGTCGTAGCTGCCGAACCATTATATCCAGAAATATTACCTAAATATAATATACCGGCTACAGCGCCTTCACTTATAAGACCTGACTGATAGATTTCAAAATGATCAGTTGTGGATTTTAAAAGCCATTTTTGATCAGTATGGAGAGTTCCACCGTACATATAAATACGGCCACCAATCGTTGTGTCGTATCCGCCTATATGCAAACTGCCAGCGCCGCCTGTCGAAAGACCCGCGGTTCCACCACTAGTACCAGTCAGTCTAACATCTCCACTACCACCTATAAAATCATAAGCTCCACCAGTTACAGTAGTAAAGGTCAGAGCTGTATTTCCTTGGTCGTAATAAATACTTGGACCTGTATATGCTCCAGCAACACTTAAAGAACCAAAGACTATTCTTCTAGAGTCATCCGTAATATTGTTATACCTAGTGCCTGAATTTTTACTTGCGAGAAGTAGATCTCCAAGCATAGCATTGCCGTATGGATCCCTCTGGTATTCTGAAGTTGTAGGATCAGTACTTCCTAAAGGTCTTCCATCCCAACCCCATCTATGTAAGTATTGGACATGATCGTCCTGTTGCCATCTGGAAGGGGGAATGGTTATTCTTGTTTGAGTTGCAGGTAAACCTGTATCAGCTGAAGTTGGAATAAGTCCTTCTAAATCAGCATGATCTATTCTATATGTTGGGTCTCCCGTAGGAGTATTAGCACCATCATCATTATAGTCTCTTTTATGCTTGTGGTTTAGAAGGAGATATCTATTGTAATCTAATTGGGATGTTAGATCTGCTCCGCCGGTACTATTCATAACTATCAGGATGTAATCGCTTGAAGGAGTTGCGCTGGTTGTTAAAAGTCCCGCGGCGCTATCGTCTGCATATATCTCGGTAGACCCAGCCACAAAACTCTTAGTAGTAAATGTCACGCCTTGGATTATAGACTGAGTACTAACTTTATATATCATCATTAGGCCTTGGGGGACAGCCGCGCCAGTTCCAAGAGCTACAATATTAGGAGGGAGAGACATAGACTGAGCCCAATATGCTGCAGATTCAGAACCAGAAGGAACCTGATCAGATGTTTTTCCGGACGCGTCAAGAGTCGATCTTGTGCCCGAACTACCTACTGCTCCTATACTAGCAGGAAGAGTGATTAAATAATCGTGGCCGCCGGAACCAGTATTTATAGTAAGTCTTTTAACAGGGTCTAAAGTCGCAATATCAAACGGTGCAGGATACATGGTTAAATAACTATTAGGTCTCCATGCTCCACCACCCGCATAATACATTCCTATGTCTGAAGGTATGTCCGCACTGTATGTAGCTTCAATACCAGCCGTTAAGTCGTCATAGCAATAAAGCACGCCAGCAGAGCTGACATAATAATCTCCAGTCCCATTTACTCCAAACTTCCCATCGTTAGGGGGGGTGCCATTGCCGTCGTAATGACAGGTACCGCCTTGTAGAGGCGCGGAGTCAAAACTTATACCGCTAACGGTAGTACTTAAATCATCATGAGGACAGAAAGGCAGAACATGAACAGTGCCAGCACCTAAAGTTATGGCTACTTCCACATCTGATGCCGGATAAGATCTCGGAGTTAGATGTTTGAGCATACCTATAGTTCTGGCTATGTTTATAACTGCTGGGTTGTCTTGACCTGTTGTTCCGTAATACTCTCCCCAAACATCGCCTATTACTTTCTCTAAAATAGTAACCGCAGCCTTAGCCTGAGAAGATAAGTAAGTAAGCTTAACAGCAGTAGGTTGCTCGCTGCTATAAAAATCTATATCAACCGGATAAGTTGTGCCTTTTTTATCGTCAGCCATTTTTTAACCTCATACGAAATAGCCGCCGCTTAGACCGCTATTTACATTAACAAATACAGCGCCATCTAACGCGGAAGCATGTCTGTAAATTCCAGACGGAATTCTAAATCCTAAAGGAATCCTTACTTCTCCAGACGGTACATTAGCAGGATAAATGCCAAAATAATCGAAGGCTTCCCACAAAGTTTGCTTGTCGCTCATACCATCTGTAAGTATTGTAACACCCTTCATATAATCGGGCAATAAGATGTTTATATCTACCTCATTGCTATATACTAATCCTCTTAATTGACTATACGCGAAAGCTCTGACTGTAGTGACGCCTTCGGATATTAGCTCGTAGCCCCTCAAGCTCCCTGAAACTCCGCTTAAAGTATATGGATATATGACGTTTGTTCCGCTTATAGTCGTCGGCATAATCGGAGCGTTAGTCCCTATTAGTCCTGTAATTGGATCGTAAGCTAGAGCGTCAGAAGTACATACCATCATCCTACGAGCATTTCTAACTTCATCTCTATAAGCTACTGGAACGGGAAGACCAAAGAACTCGCGCCGGGCTATTTCTCTATCTATAACTTCCTGAGATATACCGCTAACTGTAGGATAGAATCCTTCGTCTACTAAGTATTGTTTTATAGCGTCATTTACACTATCTACAGATAAGAGATCGTCATCGCTATATAAAGCGTAAAGATAAACACTATCAGTATCTCCATATACTTCCGTACTAAATACTAAATTCGAATATAAGCCAGATGTAGTTACAGAAGAAGTAAAGTTGGTTAGAGAGTTAATGGTTGTAGGCGCAGTCAAATAAGTATATGCTTTGCCTTCAGCATTAGTATATGAAGTTATGGAATCTGAAGAGCCGCCTAGTAAGCCTATCACCGGCTCGGATATTATTTCAAACGTTACTTGTATATCAGATAAGACAGACCCGCTCTTATCATAAACAGTAGCCATTAAAACCGAATAGTTGTTACCTACGTTCAGGAAGTATTCGCCGCTGGTATTTTTAGATTCAAGCACTACGGAATACGGGTCGTCTATAAACGGGCTCATAACTATAAAGCCCTTATCCGTACCATTTACTAAAGGATACATATTTAAGTAGTTTATTAGTCTTGTGTCTTCCGTATCATCAGCTTCATATTCGAGAGAAGGTCCGTATTTATATCTTATGTAGAACTCTGATGTTTCGTCCGGCCTGATTCCGTGAGTGCCATTACCAGTTCTGAATTGGCCTATTTTCCAATCTACTTCTACGGAGTGGTCTCCAGAAGCGCAGGTTAATAAGTTATCTACCGGCGTCCAGGATGTATAAGAGCCGCCGTCTATAGAATAAATGTCTACGTTTGAGATGCCGGAAATGAGAGGGTAGTAACTACTGAAGAAAGCACCATTCTCTGCACTTTCAGATATCGTGCCTTTGTATTCCAGCATCATTATGTCATCGAGGCCGGTTACGGTTATGTTGTCCCATGGAGCCTGAATATAGTTCTTATTATATATAGCTGTTGGAGGACTAGTAGACCTGTCTAAAGTAAATTCATCGTAAGAGTCGTCAACGTTCGCCCAGACTATATTGTTACCCGAGTCTATTGTAGATTGCTCTTCTCCAGAAACTACAACTCCAGTGAATCGATAAACGTGCTTTATATCTCTTAAAACATTAACAGCTTCTTCGTCGTACCTACTATAGTATTTAGATTTTAAAGGAACTCCGCGTTTTGGTTCATACAGCAGCTGTATTTCGTTAGTCCCTTCCGAGTTTAAGCCTGAAGGAACAGGCTGTGAAATACACCCATCCGAATGAAAATAGAAGTCATCAGTCCTAAAGAAGTAAGTTCCATGGTCTATATTCGGCGACCATAAATCGACACCAGAAGTATAAACCTTATCTATACTTTCTACGTATAAATCATCATCATCGCCTATGCCCGCCTGCAGATAACCAGAGTTAATGTATTTTATATTAACCCCGGAAAGCTTATTCATTATGCAAGTTTCGGGATAGTCGGCAGCTCTAGCCCACGCAGAATCATCCCATAGCCAACCTGAAACATCTTTAGAGGTTGAATATGCGCCGATCCTGAAATCTCTTTCATTCAGCTTATAGACTACAACTTTCGTGTCACAATATATAGTAGTCATCACTGCCCCCAATAAATAGCAGCTTCTTCGAGCTGACTATTAAGAAAATCTATGCCTAATTTGGTAGGCAGGCTATATACATAATTACCATAAGCGTCGGTAGTATAATGAAAGAGCTTGTCTTTGAAGTTGTCTTCGTATGGACTATAAATCATTACAGGCGCAGCCTTTAATGTAAATGGAAAATCGTTATACTTATATCTGATTGAGGATGCTGCGGCGGGAGTAGAATACGAATAAATCTTGCCGTTCTGATAGTCGATATAAAAATCGCCAACAACAGCCATATCAGACTCTTGATTCTTTTCGCCCGCAAAGACATTAGCACTTATTCTGTATGTAGAAGGATTTGGTACGTTCCCGTCATATGCGTAAGTATACTGTTTATATGCTATCTGGTCCGAGAAGTAAATGCTGCCTTTTACTACGTTTGTATTTTTAAGGCTGTATGCAGGGAGAGAAGGAATCGATTCGCTCGCAATTAACTTACAACTTATCTGGTCGTAAACCTTCATGCTTCGAACATAACTACCACATTCTAAAGTTGCCGTGAAGCACGTAGAATTAGCATTTATATAATCGACTAAGTCCCCTACAAAATACCCATCCCCGCGGTTAAACAAATCTATGTTTAATTCTTCTGTTAATACATCATAAGTATAATCTGAATAAAGGATAAGCTTGCTCGCTTTAACTTCTACTGCCGGATTGGTCGCAACGTAAACGCCGCCGCTATAATTCGGAGTGATAGTCAAAGCGTCAAATAATTCATATCCTAAATCCCTATTAATAGCATATATAATCCCCATATAATCAGAGCCTGATTTATGAGACATACTGTCATAAATTCTTAACTTATAGGAGGCGTTACTTTCATCAGGCAGTCTCTCTACGCCATAGAATAAACCTATATCGTCTAACCCGTTGAATGAGTTATAGAAATTTAAAGTACCTGTTGCGGTAGAGACTGTCACGTATACTTAACCTCTACGGTTCCATAATCTTCGGTAAAGAAAACCATTAGCCTAGAGTAATCTATCAAAGCTAGATCTCTGTGTAATACTAGTTTATGATACTTTCCGTCCGCGGTCAATATCCAAAGGTTTCTATCTGAGTCAAATGCCATACCTATCATATTAGAACTGAATAAAGAGTAGAGATAGATCTCTTGTTTTGGCGCCAAAGTATTTACAGATATTATCTTTTGATCCCTCGAAACAGTCTGATCTTCATATAAACATTCAAGAGTAAATAAGTAGTCTCCTGTTTGGTCTACAGTAAAGTCATAGTAGAAGGAATCGACAAAACGTCCTATTTCAAAGTCTGCGTAAACGCTATCTCCTACAGTCACTACTCCGCTTTTTGTAATTTGTCTTTGGGTGCCGTCGGGATAATCAACCAGTATTCTATATTTGTTTACTGGAGAAATCGGTCTGCGGTTCCATACCTGGAATGTAATCTCTTCGTTTAGATAAGCAAAATACCTTTCGAAAAGGAGGATGCAGTTTGCGTCATAATCCTTTATTTTTAGAAGGGAGAAGTCAGGTGTCTGCTGAGGGTACTCTGCCACGTATAGTTTCGTAGAGTCTATATAGTATACATGTTTTCGTAGATGATCTACTTCTACATCTAAAGCGGTAATAGAGTAGCCGTTAGAATCGATAAGCTTAGCGGCATAGAATACGTCTCGTTCTGTATACCCTAATTTCAGTAAGTCTAGGTCGTTCACTGCATATGTGGAATGTTCTATATAGCTACCGTCGTTCATCCCAGAGACATTGATAAAGTAAGGTTTAGCGACTCTCGAATTTACATCGTAGTAAGTATCATAATAGCACTTTCTGTATTCTATATTAAACGGCATACTTAATAAGAGTATAGAAGAATCATCATTATACATTCTCTTAAACTCAATTCCATCTATATGAGAAAACTCGCCAGGCATAATATTTGGACCGGGGCATACAAAATTCATCTTCATCGTAGAGTCTTCAGCGACTCTATTTAAGCCCGAGTAAGCTATTTCGCCTATCGAATATTCTTCTTCTATGGAAGACTCACCGGATACGACTAAAGTTATCTGGCCGCTAGCTACACCTAAATCCGTATCTAAAGATAAGGATTGATTATATCCGCTTAGTATCCCCGCATATAAAATATGGGATTCGCCGCTAACAGTTTCTGCAACCGTAACTCTATTGGGCGCTGAATCATACCAGAACTCATCTATCGTATTTGGTATAACCGGAGATATCTGAGTCAGACTTCCGGAGATAGTAACATAAACTAGAGGAGGAATGTAATCAGGGACATGCTGATCTGTCGCGCCCATTTCAAATTCAAAGTCCGCGGGGAGCTCAAAAGTATATAAGGGACCCATCTCGTCAAGATTAAACGAAGTCAAATTAAGATTATTAGTCTTAGATTTAGCATAATGAGAAAGCTCTTCTATAGGCTCACATAAAGCACACAGAAGTTGCTTTATTACGCTCTGATCGTCCATTCTAGCATCGGACCATTGCGGAAAGTTTAAAGAAACCAGATCTACAAATGAAGGCTTATCCATTTATAATAGTAACCCCTATAGGAGTCGCGGTCGGCTCTATAGAAATCTTATCATATGTATCCGCAGTATAGTTATCAGTTATGAGTTTGCTTGTTCTCTTATTGTCTTCAAGTTCAGATTGCTCATACATAACTATAGCCGTGAACGGCTTTGTCGCCGAACCTATTTCTTTTATTTTAGAAGACGCTGATTGGGCAGCTGTAAGCATCGCATTAACCACGAAGTCTTGACCTATAGAAAGATTATTGACATAGTCTATGCATGCTCTCTGTATGTCTCTTACGATTTGGTTCTGTTCGTACGCCGCAAGTTTTTCCACAAACTTAACAGTAGTACTAGCTGTAATACCTATTTCTCTGGGCTTCCTAGCATAGCCAGTAAGAGGGAAGGCAGTTACGTTATTAATAGCTATATTGACAGCTTCGACTAGAGAATCAGGTGTCCTGGGAGTAGTAGCCTGGACTATAATATCGTAGGTTCCTATCCCGCGCTTATTCTTTATAATGCGTATATCTGAAACTCCAGGTACGCTAAGAGCAGCTATTCTTACCGCGGTAGCATTAGCTCTCTCTCTAGACGTCATAGAGTTTATAATTCTGAATCTGTAATTGGCGTCAGTTTCTACGCTTTCGCCGTTTACGATAGCTTCCTGGTTCGTAACAAGTAAAGTCTTATTAGCGCTATCGGTATAATTCGTAAAGTCGTGGAATCTTAGAGAGTAAGTTCCTACATTCCCATCTTCTCCATCTTCCGTACTTTGGATACTGACATATTCTCTGTTAGCCGCAGAACCTAAAGTTATTGCGGAGGAGGTTCTATAAACAGTCCCCCCGTCAGTTGTAGATAGGTCACGAGTTGCCAGTTTTGTCCCTTGCGGAATGGTTATGCTCGCGCCGTTATTAATAGCTCCGAAGGTTCCGGTCAATACATAGAAGTAAGCTACTTGGTTTGCTGCGTCAGTGAAACTAGGAGATCCCTGATTCCTATAAACGCCGACTATATCTCCAAATACATCAAGATATTCTCCATACGCAGTAGAGACCATACGCTGAGCTATCTTATTATCAAAGCCCGAATAAAGAGCTCCAAGCTCATTCATCAAAGCGTCGATTATAGCCCTGGCTTTTCCGCCCGGAGACAACCTTGTTATATTCGTAGTACTAGAGAGCCTATCTATAGCCCTCTGGATCATTTCGTCTGTTCGTTTTATAGTGGTCATGCCGTACCCCTAGCAACATTAACATATGTTAGCTTTAGCTTTCTCTCGTCTTCGTAACTAAACGTCGATGCTATTTCTACCAGTCTAGTCATCTCGTTAGCTTCTGTAGGTATAACTCTTATCTTCATATATATCATTAACTCGTCTATTGCTACAGGAAAAATATCAATACTTAGGTCGGACGGATAAACTACTCTAGAAGAAACAGTTAGAGACATTACTATTCTTTGTTTGATCTTATCCGCCAAAGCTTTTGTGTTAGCTTCCCCGATAAAATCGCTGAGTGCCGCAGCATTAGCAGGATATAGACTCCAGTCATCTATATCACATCTTAATACGTCAAAAATATCCTGTATTAATGACTGAAGAGGAGAGTCTTCCGTAGAGCCAATATCCCCGCCTTCTATTTTATAGTCGCCGCTCCAGCACCAATCAAAATCAGTGACGTCGTATAGCATTATCCTACAAAAGCCTTCATTAACTCTAACATATCTTTAAGGTATCCGACGCTCGCCATTGGCGGCACCATAACTCTCATAGGTATAGGAGTAACAATAGTAGAAGGAATCATTTGAAGTAAGTCATTCTGCTCCACGAAAAATGCAGATCTTCTTACAGAACTACTAGGAGCCATTAAGTGAGTTTTACCTCTAATAGTAACGCCTTGTTCAGAAGCAGCTAGATAATTGTATTTGTCCCCGGTTACATAAGCAGTTTTATTTGTCACCCTCATAGAAGCAGGAGAATTAGAGGTAACTTTCATGGTGCGGCTTTCTTCTTTTAGCCGCCCTTCCTCATAAGTCTCTTCTACTTCAGTCTTAACTGGGGTTGTCGTCACTTCGCTTTTTGGTTTAACTGCCATGTCTTTCCTTTATAATGCCATAAAAAACGGGTCTTCAAACATTCTAAATAAATCTTGTGTATCTGTTCTGTCAGCTCCCGTTATATTCTCTGCTATATCGTCCGGTATAAAACTCATAATAACGGCATTATTCTTAGCTCTATTGTTCCTATACAAAACGATACACTTCATGCCTACTTTTATTTTACCATACTTTAAAGCAATAACATTAGCTGGTTCTAAACATGGAATAGGACTACCTAAATTAAGTAAGTTATCAGACGTAGATTGGATTAGTTTAACTATTGCCAAATTGTGAGTTGCGTCAATAAGTTCCTGTATGACCCCTATATCTATTACCCATGCAGAACGGTCGTATTCTACCCTCTCTCTATAATCGTGCTCGTCTAGAGATCTTTGGGTAACCTTCGGGGATAACCCCATATTTCTTTTATAGTCCATTTACTTAGTCCTAATGCTAGGCTCTAATAAAGAGCCTAATTGTTCTGTAGCTTCTTCGAGTATCCCTGCGTCTATAAGGCCCGCTTTGCCTCCTCGCAACTTACTTCTAATATCTTCCATAATTGGCGACCCTGTATCACTATAGACTTTCCACTCTTCTCCGTTAACAGTGAGGCTACCGCCAGTATGAACATCCGCAAGCCAAGAAGTAAAATCCTGGAAGAATTGGAAGTCCATCATGTCTGGCAAGTCGCCTTGAGATACTGCTTTCCATGCGTTCCTTAACTTATACCACATCTTCTCTTCTGACGTGTCTGGGATGCCACCAAGTATAGGCTTGCCTCCTATAATTAGAGGGGTAATAATTATGGGCTGTGCGAATCTAGTTAATCCTACATATTGATATAATTTGTAACCGCCATAAAGAGCAGCTAAAGCAAGAGCTGATACTGTAGCGGGTGTTGACCATGCCGCGGCTAAGGAAGTTCCTGCGGCCTCTGCGGCCATAACAACTTCTCCTGCTGCTGTAACTAAAGCTTTAGCTACTGTGCCTCCAGCAACTATTTCAGCGGCAGTTCCTATAGTTTTCGGAGCGTTCTTACCCAAACCTTTAATAGACTCATAAGGGTCTGTATCCCAACCAAATAACTTTTTAGTTAATTCGGACATAAGATTACACATAGTCTCTAAGGATGTATCATGTACCCATTCGTTCACTCCGACTACAGCTTTGGGATATATTTCGGAAATGAATCCTTCTTCAGGAGACATAATATGTACGACTCTTTTCACAGCTACAGGCCCCATCATATCCGTTCTAAAATCAGCTATATAGCATATGTCATGAGGCTTCACATCTGGGCAACCTAAAACGATAAAAGAACCAGTATACATATTAGCTATAGATTTAGCAAGTAGTGAAGTAGCATACATTCCAGCCATTGCTTGAGTAGCTACATTTTCGAACATTACATATAATGTCCTTTTGTCCTCGGCTTTCATATCTACATCATAACTGACTTCAAGCATATCGCCATCATCAAAGAACCAATCCGTTCTTTCAGCTCTGTCATTATTTATATCAAACCCTTCATCAAAGAAAGGGTCGCCTTTTTTATATTGTATCTTGACAGAATTGAATACTTCCGCCGCGGACACTTTTATCTTATTAGCTACTATGTGGTGAGAAGAAGTGAATAGGAAGTAATTCCTAAATCTCTTTATAGGACGGCCATATCTTCTTATAGTCTTTAAATAGTCTTCTTCGGATAGCAACTGGCTATCAACTGGCCTGTCTGCTCTAGCTCTATAATTAAAGTCGGGGAGCCCGAAAAACACAGTAGATCTATTCTCATACGGGACTACAGCAGAGACCCAGCCAGGGTGTCTTAGTTCCAACTCTTTTATCACTTCCCAGATAGTCTGCTTATAGATACCAAATCTGGCATTATCAAACCATCCAGAGATCAAACTATCATCGTACGACTTCCACATTAGCCAATCATACTTCACAGGGGCAAATATATTGTCGTCGACTAAGCTATAAGAAGCCAGATGAGAATTTTCTATATCCCATCCTTCCTGCGCTGTCTGGGCGTCGTCTATTAGAGCGTCGAACCAATTAGTCATCTTACCTAAAAGGCTTTCGCCTAAAGTCTTCTTATTCTGCTCTAGTTTCTTACTTAACTTTTCGAACATCTTTAGTAAGCCGGATTCGTTCTGGGTATATGGGTTAACGCGGCCTAGATGAACAAGTTCGGGCTCACATAAAAGTCTGGATATAATATTACCTGTAAAAGCCTCGTCGTCGTCGAAAGTCCACGCTGCACCATCATTCATCTTTATATCTTGGAGAAGTTCATAGCCATATCCTTGAGCGACTACCGTAACTAGTGAACCTCCCTCAGTCCTCTGGATCTCCATTACCGTACCATTAAATTTAAGAGGTAGTTCCATTGGATCGGCGCCATATCCAAATCTTAGCTGACAGGGAACTCCCTGCCGTAACATGATAGACTTTATGTCGCTTTCTATCTTGGTATTTTTATCAAGTGTCTCCGTGGATCTTTCCGCCATCTCACCCTTACTATTTAAGGTGTTCCACTGATCGGACATCTTATAATTGTTAAGGACTCCAAAAGGATCTAAGATTTCTATAATTAATGTATCCGCAGGACTGTCTTCATCTTGAATTAACCTAATGCTTCTAATAGCTTTTATCTCAAAAAACTCTCCATAAGCAGGAATAATCTTCCCTATATTAGCTTCAAGTCTTTTAAGTTCATCTGTATATATATAAAATTTATAAGCAGGAAAAGCCCTGCGCATACTTAATGTATCTTGGTTATTATCATAAAAGCAGTTAGCTATACCTTGTAAGAAGTCAGGTGTTTTGCCTTTCGCGGATTTTTCATTTCTGCGTTTCTCGAACTCGGAAATCTCGCCCATCTTTTCGACTTTGTAAGTTCTCCCGTCGGATAAAGTTCCAGTAACATACTGTTTGGCAGCGGACTCTCCTCCAGTAGGTTGGGACTCTACAGGTATAGGAGCCGTACCCATCCCTAAATTGATCTGCTGGGAAGTAGGTAATTGCGCCGCAGTATTATCAGTAGCAACGCTTTCTGTCACATCTCCTACATCTAATTTTGCTTCTTGAGGAGTCATTAACCATATATCCCTAATAGCACTTTGTAATGTGCTTCTATAGCATCAATATAAAAGAGATGCTCGTTCGAATTATTAATCCAAGTCTTTAAAACTGCCTTAGAGTTAGCGTATGCCTGATATGCTACATTTGCGTTTACGAAGCTGTAACTAGTTACGTTAGGGTTCATCCTATTTGGGTATATGTTAAATAGATCATTGGCCGACATTCTACTGACAGAAACTAATCTATTTAAATAAGCCGGGCCGCTGTGGTATCCTTGTAACGCAGCTCTTATATTATTACCTCCAGCTTTCGATGTCAAAAACGAAGACAGATACCTAGCACATGCCGGGACTGCTTTATAGGGATTTAGCGCATTATCATGCTTGGTGTCTTTTGTAACTTGTAGCCATGTGCTTTTGGTGAATTGGGCTATGCCTTTAGCCCCGCCCGAATTAGCCCCCGCGTTAGCATTAAACGAACTCTCTTGATATAACAGAGCTTTCACATACAGCCACGCGTTAGGGATAGACGTACCAATATAATCATCTGCGGCCTTTTTAATTTCCTTATCTAAATCGAATGTTCCCCCATTGTACTGTATGGTATTAACCGACAGCGAAGACTTAGAGCCACCTTTAAGATTGGCTTTCTGAGAATACGCAGAAGTGTCCCCCACATTAATAGAAGCATCCCCAGTCGAAAATAATTTATTAGATATGTCTGACCCAGTCGCCGGGACAGTATCGATGCCGTTGGCTGCGTGCTTGGATAGTTCTATATTAGACGATGTAGCGGGAGTAATATAAGAACCTTTAAACTTCTCATGGTCGAAAGTCGGACTTTCTGAGATGCTAACAAGCTGCTGTATCTGTTTTACCTGAGAGTCTGTGCCTTTGCCCTGATCTAAAGTATCTAAAAGTGTCTGTAATTTCTTTTTCTCTTTCGCTATGACTTCACCTTGAACTAGCTTAGTCATTACGTCGTAATGCGCCGTAGAAGTTTCCATTCCTTTTTGTATTGCATCATAAGCGACACTAGGGTCCAGAACCCCTGAGATATTATAGCCAGAAGTCTTCTCGTAAAATGGATAATTGACATCCATATAATTATCTATCCCAGTCGGAAGCAGTAGGTCGGGGTAACAAGTCGTCCCGACTAATTCCCCTATAGTATCCATGTTAATCGTTTTGCCATTAACTTTAAAATCTTGTTTACTACTTAAGATTGTCATTCTATATTCAGGGGTTAATGCTATTGCGTCAGAGACAGCTTTACAGATAACCCCAAATGCTACTAGCTTACCTTTGTAAGTTCTAGCCGTTTCATAATCTTTATTATAATCATCTTCTGCTTTTTCTCTATCCCCTGACGATTCAAGTTTTTTACTAGAAGGGAAGACTATACCTTGAGAAGCAAGTTCCATGTGCTGCGCAAAAGTTCTTTGTACGTTCGATATAGTATTATACCCAGCCGATTCTGGAGACAAAGTAGATACTTCCTCTGCTATAGTAAGATTAGTTGACGCTAAAGCGGAAAGCCCCAGCATTCCACCTTCATTGATAAAGGTATCTCTATATACGACAGCAAGATTTAGATACGTCTGATCTGTTGGTTGCGCGGGTTTATTTTCAGTAATAAGAGTGATCCCAGCTATTATTGTAGCTGCCGCCGACGGACCCTTCTGGACAACATCAAACACTTCTTTGTCTGATTTTATATCCTTCATGATAACGAGTTTTCTGATAGCATTGCATACGACTTCCGTAAAAGAACGCCTTATGGGTTCTCCCGCACCGACTAAATTTTTGACCGTCATTCCTTTAAAAGGGTTCAAGCCTTTCCCAAAGAACGGCATTGTCAACTGTATGCCAGAAAACAACTTAGCTATAATTGCTTGGTTTATAGCGGCGCTCGTTACAAATATATTACCAAAGATTCTATAGTCGGGATCTACAGAAGTTAAAGAAAGCGTCATTCTTATTATATCGGGTCTGCCCGGGACAGTTTCCGTCTGGACATTTTCTACCATATAAAGATTAGCGCCCACTAAACTCGCTATCTCGTTAGTCACGGTAATAAAAGACACGGTTGGTATCTGAGGATATTTGGCAGAATTCTTTTCGGTGGTAGATCTCATTAAAACTATATCGTTGACAAAATCTTCCCCTCGCCGGAAGGATGTATCTACTTCAAATACCACTTCTATATTGACGTCGCTTTTGCCAAAATATTGCTGGGTATAATACCTCTCCCCTACTAAAGGAAGAACAGATAGAATATGACTATAAGATACCGTGAACCCTAAAGGTACTACAGCTGGCGGCCCTATCAAAGCCTCTCCCAGCTTCTCTCTGTAGTCGTCGACTCTTATTGAATTGGCTTGCATGCCAAGTACAGCATTATTAAAACCCATTATATTCTTATTATTAATAACGCTATAGCCAGCCTGCTTTGCCTCTTCTATTGTCTTGAAAGCTCGTATGAAATTAAATGTAAGATCGATATTCTTAGCGCTCTCTACAGAACCTATTTTCCCAGACCTACTAACAGCTTCTTCTATATACTCAAGGAATCTGCTAGACATCCCCGGCGAGTTCACAGGAGAAACTACAGTTTTACCGCCCTCCTTTACCTCATTAGCAAATAAGAAGTTCTGAGAGAAAGGAGAATAGTTAAATAACGATGCCGTTAGATTCAACCATAATATGTCAGGAGTAGACTCGTTATAACTTATAGCGACGTTAATAATAGTCAAAGCCATATTCTGACCTATTAGCGTACTAAACCCGCCACCAATAGCTTGCCTTATAGTTTGGTTGTTTACGTATACGAATGGAGAAGTTTTCAGTTCAGCTATCAATCTAATTAATTTGGTAATAGACTTATTGTCAGTGCTTAATCCCTTAGTGACCACAGTGTCTGTCTTAAAAGGAATAGAAAGTAAGATAGTAGCGTCGCCCTGACCTGACTTTATCTTTATCGCAGAGGAGGTTCTTAAGCCCTGCCAAGAATAATTCGCGGCTCTATCTATAATAGACATTTGGGTCGGAGGGTCCCCACTCCCAGGGCCAAAAGGTATATCATTGAGGAATAAATCCCCAATATCACTAGAAGCGAAAGGAGGTTTTGCTGTAAAAAGCGTACTCATTAATCTCCGAGCATTTTATCTATTTTATCCGCCGTTAGATCTCCTCTTCCGTTGTCTAAATCAAACATACGCATAGAGGAAAATCCTGAGCTACCAGCGGAATGTCTACTATGTCTCATTATACCATATTTATCTACCGGGCCGGAAGACATAGCATCAATTCTCATTCTTTGATAAGTTCTATCTCCGGTTCTTAGAGGGGCTACCATCGCAGGAGTTTGAGGGAGCGCTCTTTGAGGTATAGGAGAGGGGGTTTCGCCACCGACCATATCCAGACCAGACTGCTGTTCGAGAGGTCTTGACATGTTCATAGTATCTTCGGGATTAACTGCCGGGGCTATCGTTCTTGGTTTGTTTATTAGAACAGCTAAGGCTACAGTCCCCGCAGCGCCTATAAGAACAGGAAGCGTATACTTTCTGGCAGTATCAGATTTTATGGCATCAGATAAAGCTCCCATGACTCTTCTGGATTCGTTGGCCATTTTATTAACTGCGCCGCGGAATTTATTTTCCGCAGTCTGAACCTTATTCAAGCCAGCCGTACCTTCAGTGAATTGAGTCTCCATCTGATCCAGCATCATATTCTGCCAACCCGCGCCAGCTTCCTTTCTGGCTATAGAAACACTTCGGGCGAATTCTTCTATCATGTCTCTATTGCCGGTAGCATATTGGAAGTTAGCTTGTCTGCCGCCATATTGAAAATCAATACTCCCGGACAATTTAGACACCGCATCAGAAGGCATTAAAGCCCTCATCTCATTAATTAACCTAGCTTCTCCGGCAGCAGTATCAGTCTGTCCAAAGGCCTGAGAGACACTTGAGAACATAGCATCCATAACAGAGGCGGTCTTCTGGCTAAGCTTTTTAGAGGAGATAACTAACTGTTCCATAGAGCTTGCTATATTGCCAGTCATCATCATCTTTTCCATTACGTATTCGTCTGCGGTTCCTGTATATTTGCCGGCTTTTATTAACTCGTTAGCTTGACTTGCCCATTCCGCATGAAGGTTTTTGGAGTTAGCCGTCGCGAATTTTACCCTAGTTAAAGCGTTTGAAAATGCTCCAGTTTCACCACCGGAACTAGTTTGAGCATTTAAGAAGTAAGAGCCTATTCTATTAAGTTCTCTGTCCACTTCTGCCGCACTGGCTTTTGGCATGTTAGCAGCTATCGCGTTTCTTAATTCATCTTGTTTG